ACAAAATATTGGTTTGATTTCGGGCTAATTTTTAGGTGTAAAAAATGACTAATTTTTGGGGTAATTCTTCTTCTCAATATATAGCTAAGAAAATAAATCGCCCTGATTTTTGCGCAACCCCAGGCGAGCGCGTCCTACTCTAGATGACATTTGCCTATGTTATGTTTCGGTAAGGTTTTGATAAGGCTTCTTACATATCACAAACCCTAACCAAAATGAGACCATTTTGCGGCCATACTTGGAGCGAAGCGACTCAAACTTTGAAGAAACTTTACAAACTTCTTGAAACTTTGAGGACTTTATAGAACTTCCCGAACAACCCCACATACTGTGATGTTCGGTACCACTCCTATGGGCAAACAGTGTGTATGGGCAAACAGTGTGTATGGGCAAACAGTGTGAGCATCGCGGCCATACTTGGAGCGAAGCGACTTACATCATTGAGGGACCTAACAAGGGGGCGCTGGTCGCAGTAGCTGCGCCTGGTTGCATGAAAGCCAATACAATAGCTAACACAACAGCAAAGATAATCAAGAAGACATCAAATGCTGGCTTACTCTTACGACCCCAACCAACTGTAAAGAAAACTCCGAGGAACACACCCAAGGCTCGCAACAACATCTCAAGATAAATGTTCATTTTACTTTCTACAAAGATTTAAATTTATTCAGATTCTATTTGGGAACTTGAAGTATTCTTAAACTTTCTTTGGATTTTTTTAAAATAGTTTTTTTAGAATTATTCCTGTCTTTAAAAATTATTAAGCCTATGTAGCAAATATGTAATTCATGGCAATCATAAAAAATTCATAAACTTTCAAAACTTTTATATTCGGACATATGGAATGAGAAAATCTAAAAATAACTAGATTCTATTTGGGAACTTGAAGTATTCTTAAACTTTCTTTGGATTTTTTTAAAATAGTTTTTTTTAGAATTATTCCTGTCTTTAAAAATTATTAAGCCTATGTAGCAAATATGTAATTCATGGCAATCATAAAAAATTCGCAAACTTTCAAAACTTTTATATTCGGACATATGGAATGAGAAAATCTAAAAATAACTAGATTCTATTTGGGAACTTGAAGTATTCTAAAACTATTTTGGGAATTTTTAAAATTAGTTTTTTTTGTGTCAAAATTTATGAAATGATAGAAAAACCCCCATATTATAGAAATTATCCGTACTTTTTACTTTGAGAAATTTATAAACTTTGGGAAACTTTCAAAACTTTATAAACTTTGTGAAAACTTATATTACCGATGACATATCACAAAAGACTACCAGTCATCATGAAGTACAAAGCACCGAGACCAAGTACAAGTAACAATACCATGAGAATCATAACAATTTGGGAACTTTGGGAGGGTTGGGGCGCTTTCTCAACCTCGGCGGGGGACATTTAATATTATCAAACAATTTTTCTCATTACATGGTGAACCAAAACTAGACCATTCCCAACCTGAGCCAATGTGCGGATCACACGCTCTCGGTCTCTCCACATACCCTCTCACGAGACAATAATTCTCTCAATCTCTCTGTAATGTCATCGGAACCCTCAAAATTGTGCTCGGGGAGGGTGGGATCCATACAATCCCCGTGGGTTTGGCAGAGGGCACAGTGGGGGTGAGACTCCCCAATGGGGTGGGTATGCTCAGGGACAATCTTCTTGGGCTTGGGCTCCTTACGGGTGCGAGGGGGTTTGGCCTCCTTGGTAGGCCGAGAGTGCATACGACAGTAGGGGGTACCCACGAGAGCACCATTACGGCATGGGGTACCCTTCCCAGTCACCCCCTGGCAGGGGGACTTTTTGGAACTGGATTGGCTTTCGCGGAGGGCGGCGACTTCTTGGCGAAGTAGGGAGACTTCGGCGAGGAGGGCGTCCATTTGGGCTTGGTATGATTTTGAGCTTGGAAGGACGGACTTAGGGGGGGGATGGCCAAACAGGGTTTTCTGGATCCGTGGTATTGGCGGGAAGGTCACGGAGGGCTTGGCGGTAATCCAACCAACCCTGTTTCGCTTCGGGGGTCGGGTGGGGCCAATCAGGAATTGTGTATTTGTCTGACGATTTTAATAATTTATTTCTTTCAATCCTCAAATTTTCTTTTAATTTTTCCTTTTTGTGAACATTTGTATAATATTCTTCAATTTCTTCTAAAGTCGGTGTAGTGATTTCACTTGAGTCCCAGACAACATTTTCCAATTTTTGTTCTGGAATTGGGTTACCCTCTTCGTATAGATGCCATGTGTTATTTGGTCTAAGTTTAGAAATACATTCAAAAATATATTTGGGTGTCATTATAATATTATATTCGATTTAATAAATATGCATAACATTGCATTTTTCTTGAAGAAGATTCAATATAACCAGAGGAGTGAACTCTGAATTGTATATAATTATTTTGTTTCATGTGCATAACAAAAACTTTATTATACGTCTCTTCTACATTATCAGCACTGCGTAAATCAATAATTTCACTATACGTACCAACATCTGGGTTATTAGTTGCAAAATCGGTACCACCCGCCTCGTATATAATAAGTAAATTACTATTATTTCTTGCTGCATTATCAACTTGACAGCATGCAAAGTAATACCCGTCTTCCGGTGCAGTAAATCTACCTATATTACCCGACATATTAGTTCCACCCGCCGAAGGCGTGGATACACACGATCTTAAATTTGTAATTACTGTAGTAGCTGCGGATGCATCTAAAGTAGTTGTCCATTTTCCACATATAAAATCGTCATCTTTGGGTTTTCTAATCCTATTCACATAAGAAGAGTTCCCTAAAATAATTGGTCCATTATTATTGCGCACTGTTGTAGCACTCGCACCGCCATCTGATGTCCTACCAGAACCGTTACAAAACATAGATAGTCCCTGTGAAGTTTGACCGGGTCCAATCATTTGAATTTCTGAATATCCAGTGTTAGTGACACTTGATGCATCTACACGCATAAATGTACCCGAGGAAGTAGAAGACGTTTCGATGTGTAATTTAGAAGTTGGATTTGTCGTCCCGATGCCGACGTTGCCGTTACTAAGTACGGACATCATGGCCTGTTTTCCAGTACCGTTTATGACTGTATCACGAGTAGCATTAGAAATAAAGTTTATTCTAGAATGCGTGGTTCCAGTGCCACCACTCCCCGTGTAGTAATCAAATTCTAAACCAATTTGATGGTCATTTAGACTGTCTTCCCAGTGTGTATATATATATCTATCAGTACCATATGAATTACCCACACTTAATTTGATGTTACCCCCGTTTATGTCAAGTTTTTCATCGGGACTCACCGTCCCGATGCCGACGTTGCCGGACGCATCAATAACAAGTCTATCACTTGCATTATCGTGGTCATAAATTCTAAATAGTTTCGTTGTGTTTCCCGTTTGGGGCAGAATTCTCCAGGTACAATTGGAAACAGTCGGCGACGAAATATAGATGTTATCACCGTTTACATGTAACGTCCCTGATGGACTCGTCGTCCCGATGCCGACGTTGCCACCATTCGGTTGGAGAAGTAAATCATATATCGCAGTACTGTTTTTGTTTACCGATTGGATATATATATCACCTGTGTATTTGGTTCCCAACGCCATTCCCCAGTAATCTTCACCCGTAGCCGATGTGCGATTTGATAACCACAAACGCGTGGAGTCCGGGAAAGTGGCTGATATCCCCATATTGGATTGTGGAATATCATTGAATGTTCCGGAATTTGCGGATAATTTACCAACGTGTGTCACAGCTTTCGGATTATTCGTCCCGATGCCGACGTTGCCGCCGAATATTTTTGGTGCCGAATTAAGTGTTGGTGCGGTGAGAGCTGAATTACTCCCCGCGTCGGTTCGTGTCAAAGAACCCAAGGAACTGGTGAACCCACCTATGAATATTTTAAGATTTAGACGACACAGTACATTTTGTAGGTATCCCGCTTGGGGTTGGTACTTCATCGTGAAAGTGCCTGCGGCCAACCCACTCGTTCCCACAATGTATGTCTCGAAAGCGGTCGCATTCTCACCTTCGAACACCGTCATGTTAAAGGTGCCCGTGTGGTAATTTGTAATGATACCTTTCACACGTGCCATCCGTTCCGAACTAGAATTGGCCGCAACTTGTATGACCTCGGCTTCGACTAACATTTCACCTCTAGCACTCCCACCAGTCACGGGTATGGTGAATGTCTGATTGTTATTTGATGTCCAGCTATCTTGGTATCTGTATTCGTATGCGTGCCTTAAAGTGGTACCGTCGATTTCGAGAGATTTAGTTGGACTCGTCGTCCCGATGCCGACGTTGCCTTCTAGGAGAGTATCAAACGATGCGTTTCCTAAACGAAGTCTCCCAGAGTCATTTCGAATTGTGTATGTATCTGTTCCGCCATCCGAAGTTCTAGCACTACCGTTAATAAAATGAACTGCTCCAGCGCTAGTAGTACCAGGTCTGGGACCCCCGAGGATGTGATTGTAATCGTTCGTAGCCGTGCCAGCTTGTGCCATCTTTCTTATAAAAGTGTGTGGGTGACCAACCACGTCCAACAGGGTGCCCGGACTCGTCGTCCCGATGCCGACGTTGCCAGTTTGGGTGTCCACGAACAAGTTGGAGGTTCCGACTTCCAGGTCCCCCTCCATGACTGTCTTCTGTATATCCTCCTCCAGAGCTAACAGTTCATCGTACTTAGCTTCTAGGGTTGCCTGGGCTGGTATTGTATAACCCGTGGGGAACTCTATGGATGCGTAGGTGTCTTTGAACTTAAACCTGGGTGGAGTTCCCGCACCCATAAGCTCTCTAATGGCTGCCTCCATCACTTTGTGAGTTCGATGTTTACTTGTCACTACCATCTAGTATATATGGAGATAAATAATAGAAGGGGTGGTTATTTAATCCAGATAGTTGAATGTGTATAATAGACTGCCTCATCGTTAACAGCTTGATTAGTTTCTGTGTAATGACGAACTTTAAAGTGTGGTGTGGAGTGGGGCATAGGACCCGTGGCATTCTTAATATCTAAGGTGCCAACTGGTTATTGTATAAAGTAATTAGGCAATGTTCGATACTGGTATTTCATACGCTAAAATGAGAGACTCTTTTGTAGGATTTGTGGGCATCGTACCAGCTTCGAGATGGCGTTCGATTTCAGATTTGTAAATGCGTTCACCCTCGATGCGTGCTCTGTTGTGTACGGCGTTGCATATCCAAAATTCTGGATCTACCGTCAGAGACTGCATTGACCTATAACATACATTGCACATATTAAGTGTAACGATGGCACTCTGATCCAGATTTACAATTATATTACTTGTACAGTGAAGATAACTCATTTATATTATTAACCAAGAAAATGTACAAAAAATTGAGACCCACCACCGTCATTTATACCATTATATTCATTGTTAGAATTGCCGTTCCATATACCAGCATTCAGTGTATCGTTTACCGCTGCGTCTATGATAACTGTGCCCGTTGAAGAGTCCTGTGTTACATCCATAAATTGTCTCGAAACTTCAACACCATTCCAGAAAATTTTGGTTTCTGATATAGCACTTCTTGTTCGAGTAGATCTACTTGTCATCATGTGTATACATAAATACTTTCCTGCGACTGGACATGTAAATAGACCGGTCGAAGTACTGTAGTCACTACCTGTATCATAAAAAACATAATTATATTTAAGTACATTGGTGCTACTGGAAGGGAGTGTGTATTGTGTTGCGTTTTGTCCAACTCTACACCCCGGATTATTATTTGAAATTTCACCATTCACATGTAATTTGGTTTGAGGATTCGTCGTCCCGATGCCGACGTCGCCATCAGCTCTTATAATCATTTTGGTGTTCTCCGTAGTTCTATCCGTACTACTGTTCAAAGTGTCGAACAAGATTTGAGCACCTTTCAACCTGATTCTGTCTGGGCCAGAATCATTTTCGCCGTCATTCCCCGAAAACAAGAGAAGTTCTTGTTTTTCAGTACCGGTAGACCATACTCGTCTCTCTATGACGCAGTGGTCATACCCATTATCGCCGTAAGTACCCCCAAAGTAAATGGTCTTTGCGGTCTCGTCGTTGGTATTCTTACCTATATACAACACGTTACCCACTCGGGTATCACCATTGACGTCGAGTTTATACGAGGGTGATGATTCGCCGATGCCGACGTTGCCGTTCTCCTTAATTCGCATTCGTTCAGTTCCAAGAGTTCCAAACACAATGTTGCGTTTCATATCACCACCACTATATGTGGAATATCCACTGAGGTCAATGTACGACGCACTATTCGTACCCGTTCCACCACCCGCACGAAGCCTCAAGAAACCATCGTCCCCGCCCGCGGAGCCGACGTTCCCATTTCCCCCAATACTTCGTATCTCGTACGATGGGTGTGTTGAACCAGTCGTCAAAGCTGGTCTCGCCGTGCCGTTACCAAACCCAGAGTTGACGCATACACCACGACTTCGGGAGACGCCGTTTACATCGAGAGTATAAACAGGAGAAGTTAGCCCGATGCCGACGTTTCCATCTCTATCTATCCGCATTCTCTCAACTGGGGCAGTATCGGAACCAGGTTGTGTTTTAAATAATAAACCGCCGCCATAATTACCCGCTGATAGGTCCTTAAAACCGTGTATACTACCCATGGTACCATGACTGTTCGGCGATGAGTCGAGCCATCGCTGTGTAAAAACTAAACTCGCACCGATGTCACCATCATCATCTAAGCCAGCGAGGCTGGAATGGAGTACGAGCTGTGCGGATGGGTTTATTTGGCTACTCGCATTAGCGAGATCGGACATAATATGTAAATTACCATTTGGATTCGTCGTCCCGATGCCGACGTTGCCTTCATGGCTTAGAACCATATTGACTTGCCTTGTTGGGTTGCGATAGAATCCAAAGTTCATTAAATCTTTGCTACCGTGTGAGTGGTCTATGAATGCGTCCCAGGTTGAATCTCCGAATCTTATTCCTGCTGTAGAAGATGCTAAACTTGTTTGTGTTGCTCGTATGTGTTGTTCACCAGAAGCATTTCCAAGGTTCACATGTAGACGACTACTCGGACTCGTCACCCCAATGCCGACGTTGCCGTCACCCTGTATTATCATTCTCTGAGACAACGACCCTGTACCAGGGGAGCCCGTCTTCGTGTTAAACGTGATGTCGGAGCCGTAATCGGCGTCATCGATGACCGAGATGCGTGCTCCGGGTGGATCTTGAGCATCGTAATTGCGAAAGTCTATGTTTACTGGGTAGCCCGTTCCACCGTTATCACTTTCCAGTAATAAAGCAGTGGCTGTACCACTCCGAATATGGAGCTTGTAATCTGCATCCGTCGTCCCGATGCCGACGTTGCCAAACGCGTCTACCAAAACACCCACTATACCTGAGTTGAAGTTCGTAGGTGCACTGCCCCCATGTGCAACATCCGAAACCCCCGTATCAAAATTGTAGTAGCCTTGGCAGTTCAGGTACGCATCCATGTTACCAACGGTAGATGTTGTGGGGTCTTTGAGCCACAACTGGTATTCGTAGATGCCACTAGTTCCAACATACGCGTATCCTATCTCGATAGAACGTGCGATGGAGTTGTTATTTGTACCCTGTGACGAATACACTAATTGACCACCGGAATGATCTGAATCATTGCCATTCAGTGTAATTTGGAATTGGTACATTGTATACCCACTATTGGCGTTATTTAGTGATACATCGAGACGAATACCGGTGGTATCATTCGTTCGCACATTTCCCAAATACACGTAAGCGAGTGCGCTTCTGTCCCAATCCCTTCGTTTTCTATATGTTGCTGTACCCAAAATGGTTTCACCCCCAATGTTTAGGTCACCCGCGATACCGACACCCCCCGCCACATCCAAGGTGTACCCAGGATTGTCCGTCCCAATACCAATGTTTCCAGTTTGGGTGTCCACGAACAAGTTGGAGGTTCCGACTTCCAGGTCCCCCTCCATGACTGTCTTCTGTATATCCTCCTCCAGAGCTAACAGTTCATCGTACTTAGCTTCTAGGGTTGCCTGGGTTGGTATTGTATAACCCGAGGGGAACTCTATGGATGCGTGGGTGTCTTTGAACTTAAACCTGGGTGGAGTTCCCGCACCCATAAGCTCTCTAATGGCTGTCTCCATCACTTTGTGAGTTCGATGTTTACTTGTCACTACCATCTAGTATATATGGAGATAAATAATAGAAGGGGTTATAAAATATCATCCACAATGGTACGTACACCCGACGAAGGCGGCTATATGAACGGCATTTGCTTCATCTGTTATTTGTCCGTCACTCGTCAAGTATCTTATTTTATACGCTTTCTCCATGTCTGTGGGATGATTTTCCCACTGGAGCTGACCATGTTCATCGAGGACGTTGACGAGTTCTTCGTAAACTTCGTGTACAAATTTATCATTTTCTGGGTTGGTTTTTTGTATTTCTCGTTTATAAATCTTGTAGTATTTATCTTCACGTATCTCTCTTTCATTTTCTGGGAGAGTTTCGTATTCTTCTTGTTTAATTTCCGATGTTGCGTAGTCTATCCAGTAGTCAACATTAGCAAGTTCTTTCTTGATAATTTGGACGGGTTGGGTCACGGGATTGAAATCACAATCCATTGTGATTTTCGCCACCGTGTAGTTGTGAAGAATATCGTCTTCTTGACGCATACCATATCCAGCCACGTTGGATGTTGTAATGTAGTCCCCAGATTCGAGAGGGCCGTTGATGTCCGTGACCCACACCGCACCTTCGCCCACCGAGTTAATGTATACACGTGTATCACCCAATTCCTTGTGCATATTTGATTTAAAATTTCCGTGGACTTCAACTCTATTTTCTGGATCTTCTGTCGTAGATATTACACCGAAACACTTCTTATCATTTGATTTCGTAGAGAATGAAACGATTGGAAGAGATTCATTCGTCGTGATGGCTTCGTTACCACGCGCAATACCCCCACTCATTCGGATAAAATCATTTTGGTCTGCACTCACAATGAGACCTTCTTTGTCCTCCAATTGTTGAGTGGGTACACCCTTGACGAAAGTTCTATGCTGACCGGTGAAGTTCATTTCACTGTTATTCTGATCTAGCATGACACCACAGAGTTTGAGTGTACCATTCCTCACGACCGCAAAATATAGATCATTGTCGGACGCTGATAGAGCTTGATTTTGTGCACCTATCCACCACCCATAGTTTCCAGACGTATTTCCATTATACGTCGATTGTATGAACAAATTTTTTCTACCCGTACCTACGGAATTTGCCATGGCACCTCCATCTTTGCCATTACGACCTATATATAATTCGCCGCCAAAAAATGCCGTATGCTCCGTGCCATCTAAAGCAAACAATTTGGCCCAACTATTAGTTCTTATACTAAATTCTTCTGAAACTGGTATGTGTATACCAAGACCTTGTGATCCAAATACGGTTCTTGTTGAACTGTAAAGACCCATACCCATTAGACCACTCCCACCAAACGCCAACGAATACAGTTGATCGTCAGAATATGTCGTGTTTGTGCCAATCCTTATAGCCGGTGTGTATCCAGATGTAGCCGATATATCGAGTTTTGTACCGGGATTCGTCACCCCGATGCCGACGTTACCGTCACCAGTTATGCGCATGTGTTCATTGCGAGGTACATTACTCGGATATGCCTGAGCGTACGTAAAATCCCTGTTTTGATTCGTATCAACAGCCGATCCGGAACCGAAAATTATGTCTCCAGCAGGAGCAGCACCAGACGTATCGTTAGAATCCGCGACAATCAAAATATCCGCATCAGCCGACATCGCCACGCTTAAGCCGCCGTGTATAAAGCTGTCAACGTCGTTATTCCCGAGCAGGATGTTTCCGTGAACGTCTAATTTCTGGTCTGGACTCGTCGTCCCGATGCCGACGTAACCCCCATCTGGCTGCAACGCTAGAACATTCCTGTCTTCACTACCGTGTGTACCTGGGTTGGAGTCGGTTAAGGCGCGCCCATCGATCGTTGTCTGTAATGCGACGGTTTCACTGCCATGTGTGGTAGATCTCGAGTTAATGTGAAGGAGACCGTCGTTACCGAATGTGGATGTGTTACCACCACTCACACGGAAAGAACCGGTTACATATAATTTAGCTGCGTGAAGATCATCAACTTTGTAAGGCATATCTACTAATATACAATATTTAAATCATTCTGCGGAATTCAAATGTGTATGTATACGCACTCGACATAGAAGTATCTTTGCGAATTTGGAGTTTTAAATTATTTGTATCTGCACTAACAGTTCTCATTACTCTCAAATAAATATGATTATCGTTTGGTGCGTGACCTGCTGCGGTGAGTGGTATTTCGGTTGCCTCAGTTGAATTTGTATTTCCCGCGAACCACGACATGATGCCCGAATATGTTTCTTCGTAATTTGAACCACCCGATCCATGATCAGATACATTATAAATCTGAACAATATACGTACCGGTTGCAAGGTTGGTAGCTTTTATACCCGTGTCCATCCACGCCGCTGTTATTGTAAGGGACTTTTCTATGGTTGTTAGTTGATCTACAGTAGTTCCGGAACTCATACTTAAACCATTGTGTCTCATTGTCCCATTGACTTCCAACTTGTACCCCGGATTATTCGTCCCGATGCCGACGTTGCCATTGTTTTTGATGGCTATACGCGTGTGTGATTCCAGTTCTCCTTCTGTGAGGCCATATGGGTCGGCACCACCAGTAGAAGAGTTAGCAACAGCTATTCCGAGGTATCCGTCCATACCATAATTACCACCACCACCCTTGTAATATACTGAACCCGCTACCATTCTCTGATGTCCGTCACCCGTTGAATTTCCACTAAATCCTATAGCGGACACCTGATTTCCACCCGTTCCCGAATCACCGGTTATGAAGATTTGTGGATTAAAGTGATCAGTGTTACCCCCGCTCGCAAAATAACTATTTGCAATATGTAATCCTGTAGTCATTGGACTATTTGTCCCGATGCCGACGTTGCCGCCGGCATCAATAGTCATCCGTGTATCGCATGAAGCAGCTTCAGTGTTACCCGACTTTGTCTTAAAGTGTAATTTACCTTTAGACCAACTGTCAATTCGTTCATGTGTGATCGCAGCCCCGGGTGTTCTACTCGAACTTGGGTAACTAGTGTCATAATGATTAAAACACAAACCCAATTCAGTGTTATTTGATACACTACCCCTGGTATTATGAATGATAAGTGAATACTCATCAAACGTTGCTGACCCCGACGCATCGAGTGAGGTATTATCTGACGATAAATGGAGTAGATTTAAGGGACTCGACGTCCCGATGCCGACGTTGCCACTCTGATCTATCGTAACTAGCGAACCCGAACCCACAGTCGTGTCGTTTGCTATTTTGAATTTCCCGGTGTCCCCACCGTGTTGTCCCAGACACCAATCTGTAGTGGCTGTTTTAAATCGTATTTCAGACCGATTGGCATCGCCCGTATCTTCAACAAGAATTTGAGGATTAGTGCCAGCGGCGAGGTGTAATATTTTTGTCGGACTCGTCGTCCCGATACCAATGTTTCCAGTTTGGGTGTCTACGAACAAGTTGGAGGTTCCGACTTCTAGATTGGATGACACAACCATGTCAGCCTTTATTTGTGTTGTAGGAGCTACCACATCTTCCTCGGCAATCAACTCATCAAATTTGGCCTCTAGGGTTGCCTGTGAGGGTAAATGCTGTTGATGGGTTGTAGGTACTTCAATAGAATCATAAGTATCTTTGAACTTGAACCTTGGAGGTAAATTATTACCCATTAAGGCCCTCATAGCACGCTCCATGACCTTGTGTCTTCTGAGTTTGCTGGTGATTACCATCTAGTATATATGGAGATAAATAATAGATGGGGTGGAAGGGTGGGGTTTAGGTTAGTAATTTTCTAAATTTGGTATCGGGAGAAGATTATTAAATGTATTTGTATTTATGTAAGAGTTAATTTGGTCGGGTTGGCCATGTTATATTCTCAACATCGGTCGTATTCGAGGGAAGATCTCTAAGCGCCTGGCGATATTCGAGCCACGCCTGCCTTATATCATCTGTTTTGTGAGGATAATCGGCAGAACTGTATTTGTCAGATTGATCGAGTAATGCGTTCCGTCTTTCGCGAAGTTTTTGCATAGGAATACCGTCTAGTAATTCTTGATACCTTCTTTCAAATTCTTCTTTTGGTGGTTTTTCATGACCCTCCGTGAACGTCAATGATTCCCATGTAAAATTGTGATTGACTTCTGGGGGTCGTGTATCAATTAATTCAAATACAGCTCTTAAAAAAAGGTCGGATTTTGTGTTCTGATCAATCGTGTTCATTACTTTATTTAGAGATAATGTTTGGGTATATAAAACCCAATCAACCCACTACCATTTATATTAAGATAATGGCTAGAACCGAAAAACACCGTCACTCTAAGAGAGAATGAATGCCACCCGGCTGAAACTTTATATAAAGCAGTATGACTAAAATCTCGCCAGGAGCCGGCACCGTTGGTGTCGGGGGACTGATATTCGTGAAATTTATTATAACTCGAGGTTGAGCCACTGAAATTATCATATAATGAACTGTCGGCCACTTCTTTATTATCCACCGATATCCAGCCATAAAAAGCCTGATTTCCACCGGCATGACTAGAATTATTAGCGTCTTTTCTAGCCCAGTGTCCATAGCTCGTGACGAATACATATCCTTCATGGTCAAAGTAATAGTTGACCGACCAGAAATTAGTCGTAGTATTGTATAGGTTTGTAGCATACGACCATGTATTAGGATTATAATGAAAATTATACCTTGACGTTACACCCCATTGCACAGCGCCATTTGGATGCCAAACCATAATATCATCCTTATCAACACTGCCATTCGAGTCTTGATGTTTAACTTTTAGTAAATCGGTGACTGCACTATGAACGAACTGGAACCCATACTGACCACTTTCCGTCAACTTAATACCAGATTCAGTTGCTGGATTAGTCCCACCCGAACCAGACTGAATACGTATAAACGCACTCTCACTGGATGATCTTGCACATACATGTAATAATTCAGTTGGTGAATTTGACGTCCCGATCCCGACCTTGCCATCTTGATTCTTAATCGTCAAGACCGTTGAATCAACACCACCGGTTCGTTTTATGATTCTGAATGGAACAGTACCGGAACCCTGGTCATCCGTGTCTATTGTCCACCCGTAACTATTATTGCTGGATGCGAGATAAATGTGGTCATTATCCTTTGGACCGATGTGTAATTGATGCGTGGGGTTCGTCGTCCCGATGCCGACGAAACCACCCTTCTTTATACACATCGTAGACGCACCGGTACTGAAATTGTCTCCCCAGCTTCCAAATGCTAAACGACCGGGGTTAGAACTATTATCGCCTTGATAATACTTGATTATACCGGCTTTATCGGGTGTCCCAGTTTCTCCTAAAAATATATTTGTTTGACTTGTCGAGCCATATATGTGTAAATCGGTGTCCGGACTCGTCGTCCCGATGCCGACGTTGCCACTGGAGTCGATTCGCATACGTTCACCCATATTCGTGATAAACTCTAAATGCCCGCTTCCGCCTCGTATGCGCTCTGAATGGTCTCCGTTTCCACCCGTATTAGCATTTTTGAAATCTATCCAACCCGTATTTGAACCACTGGCTACTATTTCAATGTGAGGATAAATACTGCTATAGACACCCATATGAACACCTAATACCTTACTGGTATTACTCGGACCACTGTCACCAGCCACGTGTAAAGCCGCTTGTGGAGCATTCGTCCCGATGCCGACGTTGCCGTCACCCCTGATACACATTACTTCTCTACTAGACGCGTAATTGTTCCCCCATGTATAGAATTCCAGTTTCGTTTGGTTTGAATAATCACCATACCCTAAAGCGGTATGAGTATCAACACGACATTTAATACCAAGGAAATCTCTACCAGTTCCATCCCAGCGACCAAAATATATAGCGTCACGCTTATCAGCATCATGTACGCTACCTGTAGCATAGTTCCGTCCAATCTGTGGATTTGACAAGCTAGAGCCAACATCTAAGACTATACCCGGGCTCGTCGTCCCGATGCCGACGTTGCCGGAATTATCTATCACGAGTCTATCAGTTCTCGATGCCGACGTTGTGCCACGATATCCAATGGCAAACTTACCGTGTCCTATTCCTGTACCAGAGTTGATATCACTCACCACAAATTCGTATGCGGGTCGACTTGTAGCGTGTAAATTTGTTGCATGATTCGCTATTCGTATACCTTCGAAATCGCCAATGGCACTTCCATAATGTTCAACATGTAATTTTGTAGCCGGACTCGCCGTCCCGATGCCGACATGACCGTTTGCGGGTACGTAGTTAAGACCGGCACCCTTACCTACCCAGCTTGATATGCCAGAGTAAAAAGCGAGATAGTTTCCCACACCAGACCCAGTTCCGTCGTATTCAATTATCACATTTTTATTAGTTTTATCTTCACTCAATGCTATACCAGCCCGGTTTGATGTATCTGATACGATATGCATATATGTCGGATTTGCGTCGTTTCTGTAGATATGTAAAGCTTCACCAGGACTCGTCGTCCCGATGCCGACGTTGCCAGTCTCTGTGTCCACGAACAGGTTGGACGTACCAACTTCTAGATTGGATGACACAACCATGTCAGCCTTTATTTGTGTTGTAGGAGCTACCACATCTTCCTCGGCAATCAACTCGTCAAATTTGGCCTCTAGGGTTGCCTGTGAGGGTAAATGCTGTTGATGGGTTGTAGGTACTTCAATAGAATCATAAGTATCTTTGAACTTGAACCTTGGAGGTAAATTATTACCCATTAAGGCCCTCATAGCACGCTCCATGACCTTGTGTCTCCTCAATTTACTTGTAATGACCATCTAGTATATATGGATATAAATAATAGATGGGGTGGTTTAACTTCGCCTGAGGGTCACCAAAGCAGTTTCTCTGTCGTTGTATCCATAATATTTTATGGAGACACCAAAGTGTTTCATCATGTATGGATTAAGTTCAGTGTTGATCGCATTTTTCCATTCTGTGAGAGTAGATTCAAAATATTCGTAATTGTCAACAACTCTCAAACGACTTCTAAGAAAGTTTAGGGATCTTATCCATTCCATGGCTCTGTTAATCATTTTTGGGTTTGGTCTGGCTTCTTTGTTCGCAGCTTCAATTATATCAATCACATAGTATCCATGAGCATCGGCAATTATATTTGCTTGCATACCTGGATATCCTTTTACATAAGCTTCAAAATCTGCACCACTTGGTAATGTGAAATAACGGGTGCGACCATTGTTATTACCGTTGTTATTTATCTTGGAAGTAGGAGATGGATGTGTGTGGTATGTAATGTAATAATTCTTAATTAAATCCACGATAGTAGCTGAAATTCTACCCCTCTCTTTTGAAGTAAGGCGTCCAGGTGTGTTAAACTTTACTTCATTTGATCCAGTTCTACTCGTTTCAAAACTAATTTTACCCGCGTATTCATATCTTTGTGTGGATGACAAATTATTGATTCTTTTGAGTTCATCAACAATTCTTTTTGGTAAACGAATGTTGACTCTGTCATTTGTAATTCTTCCAACTTCGGCAATCATACTAAGATCCTTTCGTTTTTTTGCTCTTTCGTAAATAGTTTTATCCGCCTTTCTCTTTCCTAACATGGAGTTGGTAATTGTGTTGATGTTCATGGCGTTATAAGGAATAAGGTGGTTTGAAACCGACCTGTTCCCTGAGTTGATGTTCATAGGTGTCATCTTACTTTAGATCAACATTTTTACTTGGACGAAGATCAACAACTTCAAGTGGTTTTTTCACAAGAGACACAACTGTGAAGGCTGCCGAGAAGAAGATAGATAGGAAGATGCCCGTGTTTGTTTCATTCATTTTTACAGTCATATTTCTTAATTGTATGAACATGGATACATTTGTCATGACAATTAGGAAATTGATGAATCGCGCCTCGCGATGAATAATTTTTGCGAGTTCTTCGTTATTCATTTTTTTTGTACTTAATTTTTACATGTCTAAGCGCTACTTAGGAGGCTGTGAAAGTGTTCACAAAAGTTATTGAGTTTGGGAAGGATCTCATCCTTCCATTTGGGATAGTCCCTCTGAATGAGATATGACTTGGATTCACCCTCATAGGTCTCAACGAGGCGACAGTATTCAATATCTTCAAGCATCTGGAGGTATGTTTGACACTGCACCTCTTCGTAATCCCTCACCCGATTGAAGAGACCCCTCGTTCGGTTCTTGATTTCCACGAGCATTCTAGAACCATCTTCGTTAAGTTGAATACGGTCAAGGCGCCCAACAATTTGATAGAGCGTACCCTCAATCACGCAGATATCATACTTGTAAAAGGTTTCATCTTCGTGAAGGTTCGCAGCCATCTTGTCATTTTGTGCCGTCTTCTTTTCGTTCCGAGTACCATGGTTCGTCGCAAGGGTCTTTCGGATGTGCTCCTTAGCCTGAACCATCTGTTGTGGCAAGAGACCAGAGTGTTCAATTTGATGAAACAACTTTCGCGTCTCTTGTTGAACATCTGTGGAGGTCTCACTTTTGAAGCTTTCGGCTTCACTGAGAATCTTCTTGGTACTCTCAAGGGAATTGAGAACAAGGAGAGCTTCATCCTCTCTAGTCTTACCCTCAAATGTTTGGGGGCTGTACTTCTTCCAAAGCTCCTCAACAAGTTCTTGAGGTTTCTTGTATTGGTTGATACCAATAGCTGATGCCACAGAAGACGCCCCAATGATCACCTTCTTGATGGGAAGGGGTTTGAGAGTACGCTCAGTCTGTCCCAAGAGGTAGGGGTACACCCTGCCACACGCGATTGAATCGGCGAGGGAGTTGTGAGCGTTATCAAACTCTTCACCAAAGATATCCGCATAGAGTTTCGTAAGTTTGATAGGTCCCATGAATCTATCCCTGTACATCTCAAGGGTACAACGAATAACGAGATCGTCAATTTGTTCAAGTGGTATTCCATGACGAAGCATCTCTGATTGAAGGACGCTTGTATCAAACTGCGCGTTGTGAGCAACTAGGGTCTTGGTTCTCGGACCAATGAATTCCATGAAGTCGTGATACACTTCCGGAAAAGGGCGCCCCTCACTGAGAGCCTTCTCGTTACTGATACCGTGGATTGCGATAGATTCCTCTCCAATTTGGAAACCATCGGGACGGATGATCGCGTCAAATGTCTTAATGAGACGCCCCCGTTGGGAAAAGCGAGCAGCACTAAGGCTGACCGCGCGACAACCGTCAAAGTTTGAGAGTGTTTCGTGTGTTACTTTAGTATTTCTTCGACCCCTCGGTAGGCCTGATGTTTCAAAGTCAAAGGCGATGTAGTTCATACAACACGCCATTTTAGATTATTTATATAGAAACCCTTGTCTTTATCTTACTTAGGTTGAGACATGGCAATCCATGATCCAACGCCGATACCAGCGCCCGCGAGGGACGTAAGAGAAATTACAGAGAGGGTAACAAGTGTGTGCCGCATATACTTTACATATTATTAATAATATGGTAATGAATCTCACCTACTGACCATATGATGCTACTAATGACCGACGCACTTTGAAGGGATTCAAGGAGGGTGTTCATATCTATTTAGTTTTGTTATTACAAGGGGTCACTTAGGTAAAGCTCGTTGCATCATGACACATTTAGAGGACGTGTCCCATTGTGTTGTTGCATTATCAACCAAGCATTTAACAAGTTGAATTTTTGACTCTTCGCTTAGTTTTTCCATAATTGGGTGGTCACCATAAACATAATTAATTGCTCGCGTCATATGATCCTCCGCCGATATGTATGCTTGATCATGTAATTCTTTCCATTCAGCTGTAATCACGTGATCCATTTTAATATTTACTATTCGTTCAATTATTTTAAGTATGTATAACTTTTTAAATTACACACCCAATCTCTTCTGCGAATTGGGTCATTCTCTCTTTATCGCATGTACAATCTACATAGTCACTTTCACTACGAACGAGGTCACAGTGTTCGCACACCACAGTCTCATCATCTTCTTGTGGTGCCAGGTACTCTTCCCGAAGCTCTTCGGCAACAAAGACCCTCATGACCTCGTCCATCTCTTCTACAATTTTTTTCGCCCTCTTTTGGAAATCTTCGTAGATCTTGAACTTGGTCTTTGGAAGTTTCTCGGAAAGGGCAATGAGAGCCTTTGCGTCAAATACATCTTCAATCTTTTTGAGGGATTTCACACGAGCCTTGATGGCTTCATCATATTCTTCAAAAAAATCGGGTTCTTCTTCGTCGGACTCGGTATCGTAATTACGAGCCATTTGGTCTATTGGGGGAGATAGTTTTTAAGTTTATCTTTTTCTAAGGGTACCAATTCTTTGTGCAGTCTTACCCATTGTAAAAGTCTTACTAAAATTATTGGCTTCTCTAATGATTTGATTCGCAGTCTTTTGTTTATTATCATAACTCTTGACAAGACCATTTATTACAAAGTTTGGAAGATTTTTCTTTTTAAGATTTTGGATTAATCTGTTACGCGTGACATTTATCTTCTTAGCTGGTGGTTGATTAACATTGGCATTGTTATTTCTCACCCTCTTTTGCCCGCGTTGATTGTTACTAGTAACATTATTGTTATTGTTATTTCTGGAAACACTTCCACGACTTGATCCGGCAACACTTGAAGCGTTATTGACATTCATTCTACGAACACGGTTGTTCGCTGGTTTATTATTAACATTCATTCTACGAACACGGTTGTTCGATGGTTTATTATTAACATTCATTCTACGAACACGGTTGTTCGCTGGTTTATTATTAACATTAGAAGCTTTACCAAAAATCCGACCAATAATACCCCTTTTATTACTACGTGCACTGCGATTGCTTCCAGATGAAGCTTCCTCATTTGTATTTCCACTTCCTTCACTCATATTTGGAGCGTTTGTGACTAGTGTGGGTGCGGGTTTGGCAATTTGAATATGATTAATCACATCGCCATAAACCTTTGATACCTGTTTGGTAGATGTAGCCATCCAAAGATTGGGTGATACACCACTTCTGGAACACAAAAATAAGAAATTGTTTGCAAGCATAGCATCACCAGTTGCTAAACAATAGTGATACTTGCTATTCTTGTTATTTTTGATATATGAAGTCACAGTTAGAGCTTGTAAAAAATCACCCAAAAACTTAGCTACCTTTTGACCGGTTGATCCAGTTTGCGCCTTAGCTTTTGACATGTTAGATGGAAGACGAAATTCTCCTCTCTTATTCTTTATAAGATACGCATAACCACGTTTTGTTTTTCTATTTGTATTTGCATTATTCATGATCAATGCATCTTTGGTGTAATACGCTTCAATTATACTACTACCATTATCGTGATCTATGGTAAACTTTGGAAGTTCATAATTCCATGTCAATCTGGAACGAATATCTCTGTTATTTAAAGCAAGCATGAAATATTTACTGTCTTCCTTGGCACTTTCTATAAGCATATCTTTACCGGGGTCCATGAGATTTGCCACGGATACGAGAGGATATATAATCTTACCTTCTCTACCGTTTGGAAGTTTATACTTGGTTTTCTGTATATCAAGAGTTACTGTAGCCTTCTCATCTTCTTGGTCAACACTCAAGAACATATTATGACCCTGTCTTAAGATACCTGGAGTAACTTGGTCTTGGCGAATAGTTATTTCCTTTTTCAATATATTGGGATAAAAAGAAGGTAAATTACTTTTAACAGCTACTTCGGCTTTACCACCCTCGGCTAAAAAGGCCTCTATAGTCTTTATAAATTCTGTCTTTTTAGGTTTAATACTCGTAGCAAATAGTATGTAAACAGGTGATTTTTGTATTTTCTTTTCCATTTTGGTTTTTTTCTTGTCTTTCTTGGTTGGTGCAGGTACTTTTACAGATACTTCTATATTTTCATTACAGAATGTTTCGAATGTCATATCCTTTTTTATAGTTTCATCGTGTAACATATCCAAGTACATGAGATATGCGAGATTAATCGTGTCATCACCTTTGAGGTTGAATGTCATCTGTGGTGTAGAACCTCTGTACAATTTCTTAGAAAACAGGTCTACATGATCTTTTATCTTCTGTTTGGCTTCTTCTTCAGTTTTTCCACCAAATAGAGATTTCGTGTACTCATCGTTAGACGTTTCATCGTAAATAGAAATCAAAAAGTGTTGTAAATCCTCATCACGTGTTACTTGACCAATAAGAGGTTCAAGTCTGTTTATTAAAGGACCTTTGGTCATTGGAATGGTATTTCTACTCCTAACAGTGGTGGTTTTGGGCTTCTTCGCGATCGCAACTTGTTTATTTCGAGGTCTCTTCGCAGCTGCGACCCGTTGATTCTGAAGTCTCTTCGCAGCCGCTTCAACATTAGCCGCCTGTTCATTTTCAATTCTTTGAATAGGCTTTGGATTTCTTCGAGGTCTCTCACTCATATCTACTATATCCACTCAAAATAATTTGGTTAAAGAGACAGTGAGCCCATATATAAATGGAGACAAAAGCTGCCATCGTCACAGGTGCGTCGGGTCAAGATGGGTCGTATCTGTGCGAACTCCTATTGGAAAAGGGGTATGATCTCAAGTGTCTCGTGAGACGCGTGGGCAACACAAATCCCTCTGTCCAACTCTACGAGGGTGATGTCCTTGATCAATCAATCATTCACAAAATGATCCGTGACTGTGAAGATTACGACAGAGTTGAGATTTATAACCTGGCAGCTCAAAGCCGTGTCCATACATCTTTCACATGCCCAAACTATACATTTGAGACAAATACAACTGGTATTCTCAATATTCTTGAGGGTGTGAGACAGAGTAGGTATCCCTCAAAGTACCGCATCTATCAAGCCTCTTCCTCAGAGATGTTTGGTAAGGTTAAGGAGTCACCACAAAACGAGGAGACACCCTTCTACCCACGCTCGGTCTACGGAGTCTCAAAGGTTGCGGCACATTGGCTCGTCAAAAATTACCGCGAGTCTTACGGACTGTTTGCGTGCTCCGGAATCCTCTTCAACCATGAGTCGCCTCGGCGTGGCTCAGACTTTGTGACCATGAAGATTACCGAGGGTATCAAACAAATCATGAAGGGTGAAAAGGAGTTCATTGAATTGGGTAACATAAACGCAGAGAGAGATTGGGGTCACGCGAAGGACTATGTTGAAGCCATGTGGCTCATGCTTCAACAAGAGGAAGCCGACGAATATGTAGTAGCAACGGGTGAGACCCATTCAGTGAGGCGGTTCATTGAGTTGTGTCTCAAAGAAGTCGGTAAAGAGATTAGATGGGAGGGTGAAGCTGAAAATGAAGTCGGTATAGTTGATGACAAAGTATTCATTAAGGTGTCCCCAAAGTTTTATCGTCCATGCGAAGTAGATACAGTTATCGGCGACGCATCAAAGATTAGGAATATTGGTTGGCAACAAAAGAATACCATTCACGATTTGATTAGAGACATGATGAGTTCTTGAGTCTTCTCGTAGTCAACTTCCCACCAAGTTCCATAGAACACCTTCTTTAGAAACTCGGGAACATGAGTATAGTCAATGGGAACTTCTTGGGAAGGGAGGGTAATCCACGACTCATTCTTAATGTGTGGGAAGACCCCTTGGTCATGGGCAATGACAGGCTTTTTGAAGTACTGTGCTTCCAACATGGGGAGACCCACACCTTCACCTCTCGTGAAGGACACCATATAGTCACAGATATTGTACAAACCCGCCAACTCGTCTAGGCTAATCTTATCTGTGACATATTTTATGTTCGGCGAATCTAAAAGATTCTTCCTGTTATCTGTTTTCATAATAAGTAAATGATTCGTACCTTCAAGAACCTTCGCAAAAGTATTCACCAAGTTTATGGTATTTTTACGAATGTCGTTTGTACCCACATAGAGGAATACAACCTTTTCTGGATTCCTTCTTTTAGTCACAACAAGTGGTTTCTTTGAAACCAATGGAGATGTATACCAATTAACCGCTTCACAATTGACACCGTGCTTCACAAGAATGTCCTTTAGGTAGTCAAATGGCACTATAACCTTTTCAAAAAGTTTCATCTCTTCAATAATATCTGGATGAACATCCGAAGTCTCAAACATAGTGTAGAGCTGAACCCTCTTTTCTGGGACATGATGAATCCATTCTGACCACATGGGATATGTCTCAATGAGTTCAGAAATCGTACACAAGTCTGGGGTATCATCGTCTGGTTGGTCAAGATGCTGCTTCAAGAAGAAGCGACCATAAATCTTACCAAACTTCATTTATGAATATATCACATCTCATTTTTAAGCATGATCAATGCTATCCAAATCACCACGCACATGGCGAGGCTTTGAGTGAAACATTTCATAGACCCACTCCCCATCAACAATTTCTTCCTCTATGAGCTTATCCTTGAGTTCTTCTAATTGTCTCTTGTGTACAGAAAGAATAGCCAAAGCCTCTTTGTAACACAGATCCACGAGTTGATCAATTTCCATGTCAACGAGGCGCGTTGCTTCCTCAGACATTTTACGGTAGTCAAAATTGTAATTACTGAAACCATAAGTTGTCATCATTTCCCGAGCAATCATGTAGACTTGTGCGTAATCACCCGAAGCACCCGTGGTAATGCGATCTTTGCCATAAATGATTTCTTCCGCGGCGCGTCCACCGAGAGCCACAATAATTTGAGATGTGAGGTACTCCTTTGTGTACATCGCACTCTCGGCATTTTCATCGGAGGGTTGGAAAAATGTGACACCACCAGCGTCGCCGCGTGGGATGATAGAAACCTTACGGACAGTGTCATAATTTGGAAGGATTGCACCTATGATGGCGTGACCAGCTTCATGATAAGCGACGAGTTCCTTCTTTTGTTTGGAAAACTTTGTATCACCCTTAGCACCCACAACAATGCGTTGATACACATTTTCCACAATATCATTTGTGATCACACCATTACCATCACGGACCGCACGAATCGCACACTCATTAAGGAGATTTGCGAGTTCAGCGCCAGAGAACCCCGTCGTTTGCTTAGCGATACTCCTCAACTTGACATCTTCAGCCAACTTCTTATCACGCGCGTGAACACCCAAGATCTTCTCGCGTCCCCGAACACTTGGGAGAGCTACTTGGATCTTACGATCAAAGCGACCTGGACGAAGGAGCGCGTCATCAAGGATATCAACGCGATTCGTCGCGGCGATGACAACAATACCTGTTTCATTATCAAAACCATCCATCTCTGTCAAAAGTTGGTTAATAGTTTGTTCCCGTTCATCATTCGCTGGCATACCACCAGCACTGCGTTGCTTGCCCACCGCATCAATCTCATCAATGAAGACAATACATGGTTGATTTTCGCGGGCGATTTCAAAGAGATCGCGAACCCTTTTGGCGCCCACACCAACAAACATCTCCACAAAGTTTGCGGCGGAACATTGGATGAAGGGGACATTAGATTCACCCGCAATGGCTCGGGCGAGAAGAGTCTTACCCGTACCTGGCTTACCCGCGAGGAGGGCACCCCGTGGAATCTTGGCGCCACTTCCAAAGTATCTCTCAGGTTGCTTGAGAAAATCCACAATCTCTTCCAATTCATCTTTGGCGGCGTCAATCCCCTCAACATCGGTAAACCGGGTTTCAATTTCTTGTTCGGCATTGAACTCTTGATTCTTAAGAAAGGGGTTATTCATTGGTCCAGCACCACCCGAACCACCCATGAGAGTCCTGAAAATGAAAAAGATGAAAGATAATAGAAACACCATAGAGATCACATCGGAAATGGACGCGGATGATGTCATGTCAATCCGAACATTCGCGTCACTTTCAGCGATAGTTTGCCAGAGATCTTGATTTTGAATGATTTGAACATCACCATAATTGCCTTCGTTATCTTCAAAGACTGCCAAATTTTGGTTTGGTTTAATCATGACTTCGGGAAGTTCACCATTCTTGAGACCTTTAACAAATTCGCTGTAAGTGCGAGGATGATACGCACGCTCCCGTTTGATTTGTACTGGGGGTGCGGGGATAGCTGCTCTCTGACCGATGCTAAACATCGTTTTATTATATACAAGTTAAAGTTTTAATTAACTTTTTACTCAAATGGAAGTTCAAGTGAAGGCTGTAAATAACGGAAAGTATAATGTGTTTTACATGGCCGACGACGAATACATAGGTCCATGTATAGCTCGGGGATACGAGTGGGATGGATGGATGCGAAAAGATGTAGAGAAGCATTACAAAGAAGGTACAGAAATTTTAGATATAGGTGCAAATATTGGATACAATTCCCTGATGTTTTCAGATTATGGACCTGTTTGTGCATTCGAACCTATATTTCATAAACTTGTGACTTTGAATGTAGAGAATAACAAATTGAAACACCCAATAACTGTTGTACCAAACGCACTTTCCGATAAAAAGGAAACTGTTGACATGTATCTTCCCAATATGGTTGAAAAAACTGGATTGAGAAACTACGGAGGAACGAGTATGTATAAGACATCTGGTTCTGACGAAAAAACAAAAACAGAAGTCGAATGTTTCAAATTGGATGACTTTTATAGTGGTGTCCCATCGATAATCAAGATAGACGTCGAAGGACATGAACTTCAGGTATTGAAAGGGGCTGAAAATACTATTAAAAAATACACACCTATGATACTCGTTGAATTATTTGATTTTGAAAATAACAAGGCTGCAAAGTATCTCAAATCACTCGGCTATGATGATCCCGAAGAGAGACCTGAACATGTCTACTTGTACCGGGCAAACGACATCTTTTCAACCATATAATACAATTGATACGCATCAACAATACTTGATTGTCTATACTGATCAGGCATACATTCGGGGATACCCTCGTCCGAATAGTATGCAGTTTCACTGTGACGCTCTTCAAAGTGAGATGGACGATTGTCCCAAAGCCACATAAGATGGCGAGCACATGTATGTACCTTATTATATCTACGCGTGTACTCAAGAGTCAAAGCGATTCCAATTTTACACACGTACATGTAGTTCTCAAAACTTGACGCAACCCACATAGTCATCGGGTGTTTGGGGTGTGCGGGTCTATATCCGCGTCGTACACCATCTTTAGCGTACGGTGCCTTTTTTTCAATATAGTCAGCTTGTCCAGCAAAATGCCACGCCATATAGAGCATTTGTACAATCTCCAACTGTATTTTGACCACATGTTGGTCACACGACATTCGTGCTATTTCGCATGGGTCCAGAGAAAGAAAGAATATGTTCATCCTCGTAATCGGATGCCTCAAGATATCTCGGTTCGTATACCAGTGCTTCAACGTTTCCGTAATAAAATTGCCCGTTTGCAAGTTCCCACACTTTGTGTCTCACCGCTTCTTGTGCGTATTCCGAAGCTTTTGTCAAGTTCCAAAAAAAGGCTCTTTCGAGAATATGATCACCAACAACAACGTTTGCGATGAACATTTTAGAGTGAATTTTTGTGTGTATTATATCAACTTAGGTTATTAAAATTTTAAATATCAAGACATATTAAGGGAGATGAGTCAGCGGTCATTGTGGGACACGTTACCTATCGAACTTCAAGAGATAATAGTTGAAAATTCGTATGAATTGTGTCGTGAAGAGTACCTCAATTCAAATCGCAAAAGACACAACAAAAACAAAAAGAAACGAGAGCGCGGATTACTCACGGCGGATATGATCCGATATATCATGTCAAGCACGGATGCGATTGAAATGATACAATGGGCGTTTCCAGTGGAACTCATAGAGTTAGAATTACTCATTGATCCACCGATGGTCGAAGTGAGAGACTACGATTATAATGAATATTATGACATATTCTTACAACGTGCTATAAATTATCTAGAAGATCCCACAAATAAAGATGAATGGATATACCCCTCAGATGACCAATGGATCACTATGTTTATGAAACTAAACAACTTTCACAGAACCCACAAACATCTTGATATACTTTCAGAAGTTGATGGAACTCCAGACTTATTCATATGGTTGGAATATCAAAAAGATCCTGACACTGAACTGACGAGAGAAAAGAGACATTCTCTCCGGTCTCTCGGTGTGAGACTTCCACCAATTAAACGCACCTAATCCGATATATACGCCTCCTCATCTTCTTCTGGTTGTTCATCTGGGTCTTCCTCAACTTCAACATCCATACCACCATCTTCATCTGGGACATCATCTTCTTCTTCTTCTTCTTCGTCTTCGTTGATTTCTTCTTCATCCTCAACGATTTCTTCTACTTCCTTCTTTTTTACTTTTTTAGGTTTTTTGACAGGTTCTTTATTGAATATATCTTCAATAACCTTTGCTACTCGCTTCTGTTGTTCAACTTTTCTTGCAAACTTCTTTTTGATTTTGTCGAGAAATTCCTCACTGAATCCAATGGATTTGTAAGCTTGTAAAATATTTTTAAGTGGTGGAAGTTTACATTGACTGTAGTACTTCTCATGGAGATTGTAAATAGATGTGTCAAACTTTATACGAATGATACCACTTTTAAGAATGCGAACTTTCATGTAAATCCAATCACCAAGTACGATCTCCGGCTCCTTTTTGAGCTCAGATCTGTGACATGGGATATACTCGGGAATATCAGGTTCTTTGTATTCAAGACCATGTGCTTCGTAGTTCTTTTTCAAAAGATTGAGGTAATCTTTTTTTGCATACACCGGTTGTTTCAATCGTTGATAATGTTCGGTCGGTGAAGGTCTCATGACACTGTGAAGAAAACTCCCTGGTGGCGGAGGTCTCACGGGGTCGCGAATCTTTAGAGGAGCCTCTCTAGGACGCAACGGTGGTCGCTTGTACATACTCATCTCTGTTATCTTCTTTGAGGTTTTCCTCTAACTTAGGCTGAAAAAAATCCAATTCACATCTGATGACATGTTCAGATTGCTTATCATTATGTGTATAGTACGGACCCCAAATCTCAATCACTTTTCTTTCTCTGTCATACCAAAGATAATCAAGACCTAGAAGACGTGTCAGCCAGTAGAATCGTTTTCCAGTCTTGCCAATAAAACCAAATATATGATCTTCATCATACTTACTCACATCCATTTGGGAGTAGTGTGAGTTCGGTGGACTATATGGTGCCATTTGTAAAGTATTGATCCAAAACCTTATATACATTTTCCCAACTGTATCTTTCCTTAATATCTTCTCGCGCATTTGGTCTGTCGTCGCGATTTATATAGTAGTGTTCAAGGGCGTCTGCGAAGTCGATGGGGTCACATAAATATATAATACCTCCATGATTTTCCTCTTCACCAACATACTTAGTTATTTTGGGTTCAATGACACGAGCGTGTTTACTGATTGTTTCTTTGAGTGCCGGAACACCTGAAACGATTTGTGGTCGATTAAAATATAAATGCTCCATGGTTGTAAGACCAAAACCTTCACCCCGTCCAGTATTTAAACCAACATCTGCGGCGTTGTATATAGTGTTCAAGTCGGATTCAGATAAATGAAGTGGTTTAGGATTGAGAAAAATGTGTTCATTCAAAACCTTACTCGGGTCCAAACCTAAACGCACACATTCATTTGCTGCAACCTTTCTAATATCAATTCCATCTTTGCATACGGGTAAACAACCACAATATAATTTAATTTTTGGATTCATATTCTGTCGTTTAAGTAATTGTAAAAAGGCTGAAATAGTAAAAGACCATTCTTTGCGCATTGAATTCCTGTTCATGTTTAATACAACGAAATCGTCAGGTTTAAAACCGATGCGTTTCTTGGTCTCTTCTTGTGGAACATCCAGAAAACGATCAAAGTCAACCCCGTGCTTCATCACGGAAACAACATCTTTAGAGAACCCAAGATCGTCGACGAGGTGTTTTCGCCAACATTCCAAAAATACAAAAATTTGATCAAAATTGTATTTTTTAAAATGTTCATACACGGCAATATCTTGCCATGGATAGACAATGTCGAGGTAGACGTACTTTACGGGTGGCATGAACTGCTGAGGAATCAATTCCATGAGTGACTTTGTGACCATCATATCATTATAGAGAAAGAGAACATCCGGCTTTTCCTTAATGATCGCGGGGACGATACCCTTATCACCAAAACCTCGAGGAGAAACTGGATCCAACTCCATCGCATCATAAAATTTGATTCGTGGATCAATGAATCGGTCTAGTATTTCTTGTCCCTTATAATTTTGAAAGGCGTAGTAGACAACTTCAATGCCTGGGATGTTTGCGAGATAGTTTGTAATTTTATTTGCTACCCTCGCGTACCCCGTTCCCTGATTGCTGTGTGTGCACATGAAAAAGATTTTCATCTCGAGCCTTTTCTAATATCTTTAATTTATTCCTTATATGTTTTTGTGAGTATACTTCTTTGCGGGTTTTCTTGTCGTTTTTGGTGACTCGCTTCTTGGGCTCCTTGTAATCCATGGAATATATACTTTGTATATAATTGATTGTGTGCTCTATATTCCATTACCCATTCAACCCAATTTTGTCGTCTTAGGTAATCAACTTCTTTTAATTCAAGACCTGCATACTTTTGTAAAAGTTCTTGAAATTTTAAATAATCATCAATCTTTGAGTTTGGTGTACATTGTATATGTATTTCCCTCGTATCGGTATTTTTTACAAAGCTAATATTTTGACGACACATTGGACAAGTGTGACTACCACACTCTTGGTACCAATGGGTAATACATTGATAACAAAAGGAATGACCACAAACGAGTTTATATTTTGCCTTCGATGTGTAACACACCGGACATTCCATACAAATAAAACGATTATATTATTTAAGCCTCATCATCTTCATCAACGAGAGATTCACTTTCAGACTCGTCAGACTCCGAACACACAAAGTCCTCATCTTCACTGTCGTCGATGAGTTCATATCCACCCGGAACTTTTACAAATAATTCTGTATCTTCCAATTTATCTGTATCGTACCAACCAGTTATAGATTCTTTGGGGATTATAGAAATTTCATCATCAAAATCAAATATACCATTTTTAACACATCTCAAGAAACGAACTTCAACATCATATCCATCTTCATCGCGTATCAGATCCGCGATATGAACGGTGTCGTCTTCACATTGAATATCAACGAGCATGTCTTTATAATGGAGTATTTAAATCTTTAATAATATTAATGATTGGTCCAGCAGGTCCAAACGATGCAGCTATGTTTGATATAGATGATACTCTCATATGGACAAATGGTCAGCCAAATGTACCCATAATTCATCTATTACACAAAATGCGAGTTTTGGGTTACAAAATTGTCATTATCACGGCGAGACCAGGATTTGAAATTGCTGTTAAATGGACACAAAAACAACTCGCAGATCTTGGAATTGTGTACGATTACTTGGGATTTACGAGTGCACAAACAAAAACTCTTATGAAAAGGAGGCTAGGCTATAATTTCGTTCTATCAGTTGGAGACATGCCCACAGATTGGACCGACTCAAGATACTACATCAACACTTCCAGTTCCTATCGCAATTGAGACAACTCACAAAAGTTGTCATTGGTTCATCCGCAGACCGAGTTTGAAGTTGATAATAGGTTGTTTTCTTTGATTTACAGCGCGCACATGTGAAAAACCCCTCTTGATTTTTGACTTCCTGTGCGAGATATGCTTTTCTTATTTCTTTGTACATTCTCTCCTGCATCTTTGTGGCATAAGGTCCATCGGGCCATAAATCTTCGGGTCTCATATCAATGACTTCCCGCGTTTTAACCTTTTTAGTTATGATCCAATCTTTCAACACAGATGAATTCTTAAGATTGTGTTGAATTTGAAGGAACTTGTGTTTGTATATGTTGGTATACTTGTGGTTATCCCACGCGGCTTCTTCACCAATAAACGCAGCTCGGTCGGTTGCGTAGTTCAAAATACTCTTCTCGAGATTGATACATATCGTATCAGATTCAGGAATCTCGAGGAGGGAGGAAAGGCGGGTGAGAACAAACTGACGTGTAGAGTTCTCCATTCTTAATGTATAATTTTTCATTGTTTTTAACTGACTTAGGGCAATGGAAGACCTTCATAAGGATTATTGCGGGAACAGTCAGCCATGTTCTCGGGTGAGCATGTATCAAAAAATTGACCCGTGCGGCGCTCTGGATTGGTGTCCACCATACCATAACGATAATCGGCGCCGACTGGGCGATACTTCTCGGCTAACTGTATACTCATAAAAACTGTGATTAGAGCGACTCCAAGAGCTATAGCAATCCAAGTACCCTTCTGAGTGTTGTTCATTTACATTCTGCAAATATTTTTTTGTCGTATGAATTCAAGATGACAGTAGCTGTACTCATAAGAGAACAATTTGGAGACATAAGACAGATAGACTTGGACATTGATCCCCGAAAAAACGAAATATTTCTTTTACTTTCAGGAAGACCAACTTTCATTGGTCAATGGCCAGACCTTGATGTAGTCATTATGAAGCCAGAATATAGCAAAATACACAATAATAACAAGCTTCCACCCCCATTTAATGAAGAAGAAGTGAACGGGTCAATTCTCCTCGTTAGGATGGATGAAAACTCAGACCCTAGAGATTTCACCCTCGAAGAATACCTCAGTTTTGTTGCTGGGAACGAACGCGTTCCCTGATAGAACTTCATTAGCATACTTCATAGCAAGTTGAAAGTGAATATACGCCCATTCTGCAACATTTACCATTTTGGGTTTTTGTGGAAGTGGGTTATCATTCGCAGTCGCGATAACATCAACCTTTTCACCTCCCGTCGCTTTAGCCATATCCTGACCAACCTTCTTGAGCCACATCACATGCTCTTCGTTTTTACAATCAAAGTTCTTAACAAACTCAGCCATATTTATATTACTTGGGATTCTTTTCTATAAGTAGACGCGCACTTGGATCAGTCACTGTCGTCCATTTTGGTCGCCATATCTCCGAAATGAGATGATCATTTTGTGAAGTGTAGTACATCCAGAACAGTTCGCGGTAATACGCTTCTTCCTTTGTAAGAGGTGTATTGTGGGTACACATACTTTGCGTGATCGTAAACATTTTGTCACTCATAGTCTTCTCTGTGTGCGCTTTGATTGCCCCGACCCATCCCGTTCCAACCGCATCGCTCATCCCGTCTTTTTGTCGCCAAAGTATTTCATCGGGGAGATATCCCGCAAATGCTTCTCGGAGAACCTGTTTCTCAAGTTTTGTCATCTTCAATGTCTGGTTCATTTCCATACAACATTGAATAAAATTTTTGTCTAGGAATGGAACGATAAGGTCAAGACCATGCGCACCCGCACAGCGATCCGCTCTCAATCCATCAAATTGATGGATGAGATGGAGGCGTCTCATATTTTCACACGCAAACTCCTCAACACTCGGCGCGTTGTGGAAGTAAAGGTATCCACCCAAAATCTCGTCACTCCCCTCACCAGAGAATATATACCGACAATCTGTATTTTCTTTGATGTACTTACATAGTAGCCACATGGGTGTAGAAGCTCTGACAGTTGTGGTATCATACGACTCTAGGGAGTGTACAACTTTACGAATAGTTTGAAGTCCTTCTTCAACCGTAAAGGTCACCTCGGTGTGATCGGTAACGAGGAAGTCTGACACCTTACGAGCGGCTTCCAGATCTGGACTTCCCTCGAGACCAATGGAAAATGTCCGAATTCTACCCAGTTTACGAGCAGCGATGGCTGCGATGAGACTACTGTCTAAACCACCGGAGAGAAGGAATCCTATTTCACGATCTGTATTGTCCAAACGCGTGTGTACAGCATCTTCAAGGGTGTGCCGAATCTTTTCCAGATTCTTTGTCGCAGAAAACTTGTGAATATTCCAATACCCAGTGTGATAACAAATAAACTTGTCCACATAAGAATCATAGAAATGACCCGGTGGGAAAATGTCAATGTGCGTTCCCAAAAATAAGAGCGCCTTCGCTTCACTCGCAAAGGCAATTGAATCCTTGGTATACCTGGTATAGAATAGAGGTCTCACACCAACTGGATCCCGTGCAGCTAAGATCCGATTACCATCGGTATATACCAATGCAAAATCACCATTTATAGATTTAACAGTATTCTCAATTCCGAGAGTGTGAATGAGATTCATGACAACTTCACAGTCACTCCGACTTTTCTCTTCACCGCTACGGAAAGAGCGGTGATTGTATATTTCACCGTTACATATAAACATACGCTTTTGACGAACAAACGGTTGCATACCCGCGTCGGTTAGATCGTTGATTGCGAGACGATAGTAATCCATCTGGCACTTACCCATGGTCTCTGTGCGGTAATCATCAGGACCACGGTGGGTGAGAAGTTCACTGGGTACACCCCGCTTCTCACCAAAGAGGGCTACAATGCCACACATTTTCTATTTCAATTACATCTCACTTTACTTTTAAGTATAACCTTTTTTCTCAGTACAAAGTATAATGATTGCATTCATTCTTATACTAATACTCTTAATTACTGTCATAGGTGGAGCAACCTACTACTTTACCCAACCAAGAGATGAGCCAACAATAGGACCTTCGGCTGGACCTTCGGCTGGACCTTCAGCTGGACCTTCAGCTGGACCCTCCACAACGGAGGGTTACATGATACAAGACATTGCGGATTACTAATCTACTTAATCTTCAAATTAAACTCCAAAAGATCTCTATAGGCAGCTTCATCTGCTTCACCATCCCATTCCTGTCCCGAAAAACTCACAAGTTGAGTTTCATGGCTATCTGGAAGGTATGCAAAATTGGTGACGCAAATGAACGAAACATTTGTTCTTTTTGCCATATCGTCAATATTCTCATAATCAAAAGATTCCAAACTTAAATAGTTTTTGAGTTCGTTTGGGGTTCTTTTTTTAAGACCCGACTTACTCCTGACGCGCGCAAACCGATTGGACATATCCATATTTGGCCAGTGTCCATGTTTAGAACGAAAATGTGTCACATAATCCATGAATGCATCTGCCGTCTTCCTGTCACTGAAACAGACAAAACGAGACTTCTTGTTTGGATCAACAATACTCAAATAAGTTTTTGTGGGTTTCATTTGAATTAAGTGATACGAAGACATCTTAAAATATTTAAGGAAAAAAACTTTAACTAATATATAAGATGAACTTTCCCAAGACTGCTGGTCAATGTAAATACACGTTGGCACTTAGGTCACCAAAGCCTATAGTTGTGGGTACGGGTCCTGCAGGTACGGGTAAAACAATGCTCGCGTGTCACATTGGCATTGAGCATATATATGAAGCATTTAGGGGTAAAGTAATTCTCACTCGTCCAATAGTCGCAGCAGACGAGGATATGGGGTATCTCCCAGGTGATATGGATAAAAAGATGGAACCTTGGACAAAGCCAATGTTTGACATCTTTGAAAAGTATCTTTCCCACAATCAAATGGATAGATGTATCACCATTGAACCCCTCGGCTATATGAGAGGACGCACATTTAACAACACGGTGATTATTGCCGATGAAATGCAAAATAGTACCCCAAATCAAATGAAGATGCTTCTCACACGCATCGGGGAAAATACAAAACTGATTGTAACGGGTGACTTGGAACAATCAGATTTGGGTGAAGAAAACGGTCTCGCATTTCTGACACAAAAATTATATGGAATGGATCTCAATTACATCGAGCATGTTGAGATGGATGAGCGCGATGTTGTGAGACATCCAGCTGTTAACGAAGTGCTTAAAGTCTTACACGCATAGATGAATATTAACATGAAGACTGTTGTTGTAGCTCTTCCTGGTCGGGAGTATTCAGGATCGTTTCTTAAAAACTGGTCACAGGCTCTCATTGAACTCACTCGGAAAGGGTACAAAGTCGTTATGATGAATGAATATTCCAGTTTTGTATCCTTTTCTCGGATGAAGACATTGGGATTAGATGTTCGTCGGGGTGCGACACAAGTTCCATTCAATGGAGAACTTGATTACGATGTATGGCTCACGATTGACTCTGATATCTTCTTTTTACCGGAACAACTTATAGAACTTATTGAGGATACGGAAAAGTATCCCGTAGTTTCGGGTCTTTACCGTATGCAAGACCTTCAACATTACGCAGCCGTCAAGGAATGGAATTTGGAATATTTCAAAGAACATGGAAAATTTGAATTCATGAAGGTAAATGAGTTAGATACGAGTGAAAAGTACATGAAAGTAGCCTATAATGGCTTGGGGTTCTTTGCGTGTCGCAAGGGTGTAATTGAGAATCTAAAATATCCATACTTTAGCTATCCACTTGTTGAGATAGAAGCTGAAGATGGGAAGTTGTTGAGGGACATGTGTTCCGAAGATGTTGCATTTTGCAAAAACCTCAAGGATGCTGGTTACAATGTAACTGTGAATACGAACCTCCGTGTCGGACACGAGAAAACTCTTGTAATTTAGAGTTTTGTACTTCATTATTGAGTGACTTTGACTTGAGGTCTAAATCTTTGAGTCTATTTTCGATCGCAACCTTTTCCTGAATGTATCTATTAATTAGAGTCTTCATTGACTCGTACCATTCATAAATTTCATAAATTTCTTCATCTATGTTACTATATGTATCCACCAAACTATAGTCAAATGGCAGGTTTCGAATGTCGGTAGCAATTTCATCCAACCGAGATTCGAGGCTATCACATTTATCCTTGATTTCCGCGTGACTTTCCATGCTTATCTTTCAATATCATTTTATTTTTAATAGGCTCCAACTCGTTCAAACTCCTTCTCTGTATCTCCCATAATTTCAGCAGCTCTTGGACATTCTGTCATAACTTCAACCATAAACCCAGTTTCAACTGGGTCGAGTTTAATTGCGAATGGTTCATACGCGTTGTGACTACAGTGAATCATACTTTTGTTTGCCACGTAAGGATATACATAAGCAAAGAGGAACATTTGATCAACAATATAGACATCTCTGTGTTCTGGTAGATTTGTCAAAAAGTTATTCATAAGTTCCAAACCTGGTACAAATTGAAGAGGACATTGGTTTACATTTCTAGCACCCGTTGAAACACCAATGTATTCCAAGCAGTTGTTTCTACACCCAAATAGTCCCGCGATAATTGGACATGTGTGATGTTCATGATCTCTAGCAATGTGAAAGTCCTTGTCTGAAGCTAACCATTCATTTACACAAATAACTTCTCGTTGTGTAATTCTTGAATCGGCATCTCGAACCACAGTTACAGCATCTTTGATAAAAAGATCTTCAAAACGCCACAAAGTGTTTGAAGCTTTTTTCTTTGTACCTGGATGGTGAACAACTTCAACATTGTATTGCGTTTTTAGCCAATCAATAATGTTTGAAGGAACTGTATCATTGTAGTGAACTCTGACAATCCACCCTTCATAATACTTTTTGGCGTCTAGGACATTTTCAATAACACCATAAGTATAGACTTTGTTGTCGCCCCATACAGAATATGAAATGTACTTCATTATACTATTTAAAAGAATGATCACTTTAAATTATAAAATGGTTAAGATTTCATATGCCATTTGTGTGTGTAACGAAGAACGTGAAGTAAAGTCTCTCATCAATTTCCTTCTCAAGGTAAAGGATCAAGAAGATGAAGTTAATATTCTATTCGATTCAAAGAATGGTACAAAGGAAGCCAAGGATGTTTTGGAATCTTTCGGTGACAAAATCGTTGTAAACGAGAGGGAGTTTGATGGTAAGTTCTCCGATCATCGCAACTATCACGCGACTAAGTGTTCGGGTGACTACATCTTTGTGGTTGATGCTGATGAAATGCCACAAGAGGCTTTGATTATGAACATTAAATCATTTGATGGTGATATTATGTATGTTCCACGAATCAACATCTGCCCGGGTTATACCGCGGAGTGGTTGGATGGACACAAGTTCCAACTCAATGAGATGGGGTGGATTAACTACCCAGATTACCAAGGTCGCTACTATAAGAATAATGGTGAGATCAAGTGGGAAAACGATCTCCACGAGAGACTCATTGGATCTGAAAAGGTTGCGAGGGTTGACGCGAAACCACTCGTCTCTCTTCTTCACATCAAAACCGTTGAACGACAAGACAAGCAAGGGGAGTACTATGATTCTTTGTAACATAAAGAATATATTTAATACTAAATTAGCATGAAGAGAACTATTTTGAATCTGTTCAGAAATAAACTCAATAAAGTTCCTAGTGTTGGAATAACATCTTATGATTATCCAACTTCGAGAATCATCAATAACTGTAATGTTGACTTTGTTGTAGTTGGTGATACAGTTGGATCAACAGTTCACGGAATCCAAAATCTTAACGCGGTTCCAATGGATATGATGTTAACCCATTGCGCTTCTGTAAAAAGAGGTTCACAAAATCAATTTTTAATTGGGGATATGCCATACATGAGTTATCAACCATCGGATGAAGTTGCTATTAGGAATGCGGGTGATTTTGTAAAGGTTGGTATGGACGCTGTGAAAGTTGAAGGGTACTTTCCGACACGAATTAAATCGATAGCGGATTCGGGTACAGTTGTAATGGCGCATCTGGGTCTTACACCGCAAACACGAGCTAAGTTAGGTGGTTACAGAATTCAAGCAAAAACTACAGATGAAGTTGATAAATTAGTTGGACAGGCAAAAGATATTGAACAAAATGGCGCGTCGCTTTTACTTTTAGAAGCTGTACCAAAAGAAGTTTCAAAAATAGTAAGAGATGAACTCAAGATACCTGTATATGGAATTGGTGCTGGTCCACATGTAGATGGACAACTTGTAATTTCTCACGATATCTTGGGTTTGTTTTGGGACTTCAAACCAAAATTTATTAAGCAATACATAAATGGTGAACAGATGTTTCATAACGCTATTAATGAATACGCAAACGAGGTTCACACTGAAAAGTTTCCAGATGATGAACATAGTTATAAAATGAAAGAAGAAGAATTGGAAAAACTTCTTGGCAAGTCTGGAAGTACGTGGAAATATGATTAAAGTTTTAATTCCCTAGATTAGTAGATGAATATCTGTGACTACATAATAGAAACACTTTACCTCAATGGTATTGATACATATTTTGTAATCACTGGTGGTGCGATCGTACCTTTTATTAACGCGATAGCCAAAAATCCTAAAGTCAAGTACTATTGCTTTCAACACGAACAGTCGGCAGCTATGGCAGCAGAAGGATATTACAGGAGTTGTGGTAAAATTGCCGGTGTCTGTGTTACAAGTGGTCCGGGTGTTCAAAATATTTTCAATGGTGTTTGTGGATGTTGGTATGATTCTGTACCAGCTTTTTTCATTAGTGGACAGGTAAATACCGCAGAAGACCTTTCAAACTTTGTGTCTAAACCAAGACAAACTGGATTCCAGGAAATGCCCGTGGCCGACATGTTCAGAGATGTAACAAAAGAATCTCTTCATGTTCCAGATGTTTCAAAAATCAAAGATATTTTGTCAGAACTTTTGATATCAGTGAAAACACCTCGTTTTGGACCCGTTCTTATGGATCTTCCAGTCAATTTACAAATGTCTTCAGTTGAAGGACTCCACCCATTCACTGTAACATCTTTCAAATATAACCAAAAACATACATATGATATAAGTAGGTACATTAAAGATTCTAAAAGACCTCTCGTGATATTTGGTCACGGTGTAAAGTTGGCGGGTGCTACAAAAGAAGCTTTAGATTTTGTGGAGAAGAATGGCATCCCCTTTCTTGTATCGTGGGGAGCGTTTGATATATGTCGCACGGATCACCCACTGCGTCTAGGTTCACCAGGTGTTTATGGAGATAGATACGCAAATTACGCAATTCAAAATGCCGACCTTCTCATATCTATTGGGAGTCGTCTTGATAGTAGACAAATTGGTGGAAATGCGGCTTTGTTTTCAAAGCACTCAAAGAAAATTATGGTTGATATAGACGATCATGAGATTACAAAAATGGGTGAAAAGGGTATAAATATTGATTTTAGAATCAATGAGAATGCGAAAGATTTTCTTCAAAATGTTATCACTGGTCAAGTTCCAAATGTCGAACAGTGGTTGATAAATCTAAAACTCTGGAAAAGTAAGTACGGTGTAGAAAAGGATCGAGAAGGTGACTCAGCTGTCTATGATTACCTGAGAGACTTATTTGATAAAATTGAAAATGACTGTATAGTTATACCAGATCAAGGTGGAAATCTTGTTTGGACAATGCAATCCGCAAAGTTGAAGGAAGGTCAAAAACTTTTCACAAACTTTGGTAATTCTTCAATGGGTTTTGCTCTACCCGCCGCGATTGGAGCTGCCATCGGTTCTGGTAAAAAAGTATACTGTATTGATGGCGATGGAGGATTTCAAATGAATGTCCAAGAATTGCTCACAGTAAAAAAGTATGACTTGCCAATTGAAATCATAATTTTGAATAATAGTGGGTACGGTATTATTAAACAATTTCAAGACAGTTATTTCGATTCAAAATACACCGCCACATCAAAGTCGGATGTTTTTGGTGACGAAGTTGATTTTGTTAAAATCGCAGAAGCCTATGGTGTGAAAACTTTACAAGATATTCCCATACCAGAGACACAAAAAATTTATCCTAAATTGGAGTTTGGTAATTCACTAGAAAATATGACACCTTATATTGATTTTGAAAGTGACATGTTTGTACCAGTTCCACCTAAAAAGAAACTTGGATGGGCTTAGTTTTCGGTATACATATATACATTATCATTATTTGATTCTAAATTTTTAATAAAAGTATAACCCAATGATTTCAAAAATTCTTCCAAATCATCTTTAGTATAACTAAATCGTTCGCTGTGACCATTATCACATACTTCCAAGACTATAACCGGTTTATACTTTTTGATCGTTTCTATACCACCCTTAAGTGCGTACAATTCATATCCTTCTATATCCAAATGAATCAAATCCAGATTATCAAATTGGATATCGTCAATTTTTAGTATGGGAACATTTGCTTTTGAATGAACAACTAACATTCTTTCATCGAGTTCCTTCTCAGTTTTAACATGAATACTACCTGTATCCATAATTTCTAACGGATTTTGTATAGCAGTCATACCATGTTTATCACCTAAACAAGCTTGGAACTTTATAATGTTATTGGATTGAAGTGTATTTAAAATCAAACAATTCATATTTGTTGTATCTGGTTCGAATGTGTATACATTTTCATAATGTTTTGAGTATTCCAATGTGTATACACCACAGTTCCCACCCGCTTGTAAAACAGTTCCTTTATTCTTTACAATGTCATTTATCTCCGATATAACAGGTTTAAATGTTTTGATTTGATGATCAAATGAAAATTTATCAATATTTGGCCAATAGTAACCTTGTTTATTTGTTTCATCAGATCTTATTGAAAAATTCACCTTTTTAGAATTATTCAACCACTTTTCTCTCAATTCATTTTTAACTTTTTGGAGTTTTTCGGAGATCATTATTTATACGTTTGATAGTTTCTTTAAATATGTGTTAACAAATTCGGAAATTCTTTCTTCAAATGATTTTGATGGCTTCCACCCAAGTGATCTTATGAACTCCGGTGGTGCGTCTTGGTCACCCATCCTCCCAGCAATATCTTCTTCTTTTGTCTCATATTCAAACTTTTTAATATTCATGGCGTTTGCTATATGAGTTAAAAACTCTAAATTTGTCATAAAGTCATGTGTTGTATTATATATTTTACCAGGTTTTTGGTCTAGTATAAAAAATACCATTTCGGCCACATCGTATATTGAAGTCCATCTTCTACCTATTATTTTTCCGTTGTGGGTGTGTAACATAAATTTTTCATTGTTCAACAATTTGTTAATCACTATTATTGGAAATCTCTCTTTTTGACAAAAATGTCCAAATGTATTATTCAATCTCACAATTGAACATGGAACTCCATAACTTTCTTGATATGCCATACATATCTGCTCACCTGAATACTTTGTTGCGGCATACATATTCTTGGCTAAACATGCGTCACTTTCAATACATTTACCAGGCTTTCCGTAAACTTCAACTGAACTGAAATAAATGAAATGTTCTACACTAGACTTTCTTGCCAATTCTAATATTTTTACCGTTTCTAAAATGTTATCGTTTACCGCTTCAAGTGGTTTGTCTATACACACTAAAGAACTAGCATTTCCCGCGATGTGTAAAATTATATTTGGTGTTTGACTTTCCCATACGTGAACTCGATTTCTAAAATCAATTTCATGAAGTCTATCATCCTTTTTTGGTGGTCGTGGTACATGGTATATTTCCCAATCTGTATTTTCAATGATGTGTTCAATCATAGAAGCCCCCACAAAACCTCTCGCACCTGTGATTAAAACTGACTTCATTTGATTTAAAGATTAGCGTACTCTTTAACCAAATGCCCAAGAAAGTTTGGTATGCGCCCAACAAATTTGAATCATATGGGGAGGAAGAAATTAAAGCCGTTGAGGCTTGCCTTCGCGATGGCTGGCTCGCTGGCTTTGGTGATCGCACTGTGGAGTTTGAGAAGAGAGTTAGTGAAACATTCGGAAAGAGACATGGATTATTTGTAAACTCTGGGAGTAGCGCGATTCTTTTGGGTCTTTGTGCATTGGACCTCCCAAAGGGCTCTGAAGTTGTAACACCCGCATGTGGATTCTCTACGACGGTGGCACCACTGATGCAACTTGGTCTCAAACCTGTATTCTGTGATGTGGGTCTTAAGTCCTATGTACCCACAGTTGAAGATCTGAACAAGGTTGTGACCCCAGAGACAAAGTGTATCCTTTTACCAAATCTTATTGGAAATGTCCCCGATTGGGAAGCCATTCGCAAGGCCTTTCCGGGGGTGACCCTTTTTGAAGACTCAGCGGATACCATCACAAAGAATGAATGTACCGACATCTCAACCACAAGTTTTTATGCGAGTCATGTCATCACGGCGGGTGGTATCGGTGGTATGGTGATGTTTAACGATGAGGAACATCTCAAGAGGGCTCTCATGTTTAGAGATTGGGGACGCATTGGTGACAATATTGAGGAACCAAGTGAGAGGTTCAATCATTGTGTGGATGGCATCCCCTACGATTGGAAGTTTCTCTATGGTGTCGCCGGATATCACCTTAAGGCGTGTGAGATGAATGCTGCTTTTGGACTCGTTCAGATGGACAAATTGGAGGGGTTCCTCAAGACTCGGCGTCAAATGGTGGAGAGGTACATGGAAAATCTCAAAGATTGTCCTTACTACACACTTCCAGATGATTCAATGAAACCAAATTGGCTCGCAATTCCGCTCCAGTGTCCACATCGCCTCGAATTGGTGAAATTTCTCGAAGAGAATGATGTTCAAACACGGGTCACATTTGCTGGTAACATCACACGACATCCCGCATTCCGTGAATACTTAGGTAACTTTGAAAATGCCGACACAATCATGAAAGATGGTTTCCTATTGGGGGCTCACCACGGTCTCACCCTCGAAGATGTTGATAGAGTGTGTGATTTACTCAAAAAGTTTGTGAATCAAAAACGCGGTAAATACTTTCATTAAAAACTTAAAGCTAATATAGCCTCTATTATAAATGCCAGCAGCACTTGTAACAGGTGGTTGTGGTTTTATAGGATCTAACTTCTTGAATATAATAAAGGAGTGTCATCCAGATATAGAATTTGTTAATATAGACAAACTTGATTATTGTTCAAATATACACAATGTTAATTCGGGTGTAGCTAAGTTTATTCAACATAACTTATGTAATGTTGGAATTCTTGAGAATATTGTAAAGGAGTATAAGTTTGATTATGTTTTTCACTTTGCCGCACAAAGTCATGTAGACAATTCATTTACAAGCCCTCTTGGGTTTACTTTAGACAATACATATGGTACACATACACTCATTGAAGTCTGTAGGCGTCACATACCAAATGTTGAATTTATACATTTTAGTACAGATGAAGTATACGGTGAATCAAAAACAGATGAACCTTTCACCGAAGACACTGGAGTACTTAGACCAACAAATCCATATTCAGCATCAAAAGCGGCGGCCGAAATGATAGTCCGTTCATATATAGAATCATTTGATATGAATATCAAAATAATTCGCTGTAATAATGTTTATGGTCCAAATCAATACCCGGAGAAACTCATTCCAAAGTTTATAAGACTTTTGAAAGAGGGTAAAAAGTGTACAATTCATGGGATTAATAGTGCAAATGTTCGCAGGGCATTTATGCATGTACATGATGTCGTTGATGCCGTTGAAGTGGTGTGGAAAAGTGGCAAATCTGGGGAAGTGTATAATATCGCATCAGATGATGAACTGAGTGTGATGGATGTTACAAAGCTTATTATTAAAACACTCAAAAATACAGAAAAATACGACGAATGGATTGAGTATGTTGAAGACCGACCATTCAATGACCAGAGATACTACATATGTGCTAAAAAACTCAAAGAGTTGGGTTGGTCTCAAAAAAGAACAAGAGAAGATCTCATAAAATACATACAAGATTAAAGAATACACCAACCCTAAACATATAATGACAACCTTCTATCTCCCAGAATCAATGGGATGGGGTAATGTTGCTCTATGTTTATCTGACCTCGTCTTTAGATCACCCAAACCCCGTGCCTACAAGAGTCTTCTTGATGATGAGAGAGGGGTAGAGTTCAGTGGATTTGAAATTACAGATGATCCCAATGAAGAGAAGTTTGAACATAGGATTATCATAAATCCAACATATTTTCACCATATTCATTCAAATCTACAACAAATTATAAAACCAAATGAGGAACTCCAAGAACTCATCCGAAAATATGATCATGGCCTTGAGTATGGAATCCATATTAGACGAGGGGCGTGTTCAAAAGACTCTGAAAATGTGGGATGCCATGGTAAGGATGAGAATGGTGATATTAAACAGGCGTTTTTTGCCAAAGATACAGCCCTTGAAAAATTTATTGAAGTAGTTGAAAAAACTGATGCCAAGTTTTTCTTGGCCAGTGATAGTCGGGAGATTAAAGATCTATTCAAGAAAAGGTTTCCAGATAAAATTGTAACTCTTGAGCATGACATCGTCCTCACATATAAGTGTGACACACTCAAGAACTACGAAGTTACGAAGGAGCAGAGGTATGCATGTTACTTGGATTGGTTCTTGTTATCAAAATGTAAACAGCTATACATAACTGCGGGTAATCAGGATCTCACAGATTTATCAACTTTTGGTTATAGCGCAGGAGCTTATGGGAGATCAAACATTCACTTCGTCTTCAATTAATTCATATTCAAGAATATTTAGACGATGATCTGGGTCGTCGTTGAGAATGTACTTGACATTCCTGATTTCTACCCTCTTTCCGTACACTTCTTCAAACTTATCTTCAACCCGTTTCCTCTTTTCTTCAAACTCTTTGAAATCCTCAATGAGTTTATTGAAACCAACTTTGGGGAGATTATTGTAATTCTGAACATATGCAATCCAGTTTGACGACTTACGGGTTTCGTGATCTAATGTACTCACACGGACCAAATCCGATGTCTGGTGGCAAAGAGGCATATTAAGTATTGGTTTTTTGTTTGCTGTCATGAACCCATGAATCACGATATCAACAGCTTCTTCAAAATTTAAATTATCCAGAAAGTTTTTTGCCGTATTCAAAGTCCACCACATACACTCACACCCACCGTTGTTTGGAAGTTGATAAACTTCTTTCATTTTTGGTTTAAGATTAAAAAATGGTGATGTACCCAAGTTCATAAAACCAACATCTTGAATATGATCTGGAATACTCTCAAAGTATTTGACCCAATCTCCGTGAAATGTCACATCATCATCTATATGTAAGACTGACTCAATATTTTCATCCACCATTTGCTTTAGCATGAAACATGTCTTCGTGATGTTACTTGTAAGCTTGGGTCCATATGGAAGATTATATTTGGCATTGAGCCATTCAACAAATGGATGATCGTGGTTATAATCCTCAATCCACCTCACATCCTTAATTGGAACCCTCTCTTTGAGGTGTTCTTCAAGGAAAACCTTTCGTTCCGGAGACAGATTTGGACAGTGCTTGACAAACACAACTTCAGGCAATTTCATTTATGTATAAGTGGAATAATTTCTATAAGTATAATAAATGTCCGACCTTACTGCAACTCAGAAGGCGAGTGCTATGTACAACAGGGCGAAGAACATCGCCTCTGGTAAAATTGATCTTGAAGTGTCAGGTGAGACTGTGATGGGTATCATCTTCCTCGGATTCATCTACATGATTATCTCATCAATTGGGATGAACATCTATTCCAAGTGCGACGCTATGAAGGGGCAGCCAGTACAAGAAAACCTCAACAAGTATCTCGCCGCGACTCTCACCATTGCTCTCACCATTCCATTTACCCTCTTGGTGACCAAGTTTGTGAAGAATGAAGGTGCTGTATTTGCACTCATCTACTCTATCATGGGTCTCGTTGGTAGCGCAGCCGCTCTCAACTGGGCTGTCAAGTGTGAAAATGCCAAAAGCAGTGACAAGAATTTCGCCGCTTTGACTACCGCAGTCTATTCATTGACTCTTATGTTTTCTTTCTATCTATTGCGACCCAAGAGAACAATTTATTAAGTTGATTAGTTTTAGAGAATGAAACCAATCGTGTACAATATCTACATTCTCATGATGCTCTTGGCCCACGTGATGCGTAGGGCAGGAACATTTACGATGGAGGATAAGGTGAGAATGTTAGAATTTATTGGTAATATGGCCCAGAACCCAGACCAAAAAGTGTCATTAACGCAAAGATTATCATAAAGGTGCGCCCCGTCTCACGAGTTGCCCAATCTTCAAATTGTTTTTCGTTAAGTTTTTCGTCAGCATTTTTCATACTCATCAATACGAACGCACATGACATGATAGCGAGGGCATCAAATGGAACTTGTTGCATTTGTTGTGTAATGTTGAGACCCGTAAGAGCCCAGTTTGCGCCACCAAATACAACTCCGTACATAGAAGCACGACCATTTACAACTTCTGCAAAGTCAAGCGCACTTCTTTGCTTTGCATAAGTCACATGTTTTCGTGATCTACGAAATCCTACACGAGTAAGCGTTGGTTGTCTAAGTGTTGAAATCATAGATTCTTATCTTCATTTTTCTCATTTTCTTTAAGCAGGATTTTGTTGAGAAGGTACAATTGAAGGACTAGACCGAGTGTTGTATACGCCACCGTGAAATTCATACCATACTGTCTAGACTGGTAGATGAGCCAAAGGCAACTCGTGAGGAGACTCAGGAGGATTGCATTCTTAGATTTCTCATCCATTTCATCAGAGCGGATGTAGTCCTGATACATCTGAATGAAACCTATACCAAAGGCAAATGCTGCGACCACGTTGTTTGCATCCATTTTTAATCTATACTAACATTATAAAAATGGAAGCGATCTTGGAAAAATTCGGTGGTAAAATTGATGCGAAGAGTGTCATCACTATGGTTGAGGACATCAAGCGGGAATACTTGGGTGATGGACTTCAAAAAGAAGATATCCCTCCAATCGTTGCGAAGTTGATGATTAATGCGTCCAAGTTCAACAAACTTGAGGGACCACAAAAGAAGAAGTTGGTCATCGCAATCCTCAATCACTTGATTGGTGAAATTGACGGTGATTCAGAGAAGGATAGTGAGTTTGAACTCGTCCTTAAGGCTATGGTACCAGCCATGGTTGATGGGTTTGCAGGTATGCTCAAGGCTAAACAAGCGGTCGCCAATCTCTTTACCTGCTGTATGAAAGGAAAGTAAGATAAGGATTTGGGATGTTAATATTGTAGAATGAAATTTCCTCCATTGGAGGTTATGATTCAATACGGGTTATATACAGTAAAAGAACTCGAAAGGTTTTCAAAAGGGCTTGTGCCGAAAAAAAAGAACGTCATCATTCTTAACGAGTGCAGTAGGTGTGCATTCGTATATCCGGGCGCTACCTGCAATAATTGTTGTTGATATGGGATATTACATTGTTGAAAGTTATATGACAAAGAAACCCATAGAAGCGAGGAGTGATTCAACTATATGTGCGGAGAGGCGTCTCATCAAACAGCTTTGGAGGGAGTGTTTGAAAAGGGGAAATAAACCTCATCAGTTTTCAAGTTGGATAAATAGGAAATATGGTGAACTCGTTATTGAGCGTGAGACATGTTACGGACACGGGAATTCACTACCATGTGTCCTATGTAGGAAGGCTATTGAAAAGAATGGAATCAGATGGTCCGCATATGATGGGACGAAGTGGGTCCATAGCAAAAAATCAGATTATTTACCACCGTCTATAGCGACAAATAAACAACACAAACAGTTAGGTTTTCGGCGTAATAATTAGTCCGAGAGCCGACTCCAAGTTGTTGTGATTTCTCTTGAGAGGTTTGCTCCTCTTTAGTTTTAGAGCGTTGTTAGACGATGATGTATTCTTTATTTCATCCATCTTCTTTGTGTTTGAAATAATGGGTATTACATTATCAATAACTGGGGATGATTCCACTGGCTGTGGTTGTCCCTCATCTCGTGTGAGATTTTTTCTAAATTCTTCAATTGTTAGATCACCACCAAACTCCACAAGCCTAAATCTATTTGGTGCGGGTTTCACATGACCTATTTGGTTGTACATCTTTCGTCGCATGAGTACAATGTTTCCACACACTATACTCCCCTTGACATCACCAAATTTATCTATCGCATACGATTTTACACAACTCCACGAACAAAAGTTGCCAGCTGTGTAAAATTTACTTCGTCTATCGTCGTAACGATGAGGAACAGTTAGAGGTGTACCCTCAAATGAGTGACAACACCACCAACACCAAGACATATAGTAATTTTTTATCTCCTCTTTAAGCTTGACATTATAAGGAGAAGACAACAGCAACACAAAGATACAAAACTTACACCAGTGTATGTGAGGTATCTCACATTCTTATTTTGCCAAACGAATCTTTTAGGGAAGCATGTAATTGGAAGTTGATTCAATGGATATTTATCAAATGGTGGACATCTCTTTACTTTCCAGAAATCTGGATCACCACCTTCATCCCACCAATCTGGGAATGTACGCACTCTATCTGGGTCATAGTTGCATTTCACCCCAATCTGGGGATTTGTGTGTGTACGTATATCTATATCCTTTCCACATATAGGGTAACTTGCTGCACAGTCACTTTTCACATTCGCGGGAATGTAGCCACTATCACACGATCTTGGTCTACAATGTCCCTTGGTTTTGAGGATGTTATAGGACTCAACATCCTCACCTTCTTCAAGTTCTTCTCTCTCCTCTTTGGTACTGAAAGCCTCTTTATTTTCCTCTAAAATTTCGTAGTATCTACAACCAGCTGCTTCTGGGTGTACCTCACATACGTTATTCTTCATATTATAACAAGTACAATGAACGTCTCCAGGTTTAGCTTTACAGTACTTTTCCCACGTTTCATGATACTTTGTTGCTAATTTTTCCTCGGTACATCTGCGATCACTTTTTATACGATTTTCCGCATTATCACCTATGAGAATGCCATTACTTGTCGTTGTATTAGGACCGTCCTCATTGAGACACCACCTGGACCTCAAAACATTTGTCTGGTCTCTACCTTCACATGTCTCACCACCACCAATTTGTTCAGTATAGTTATCTAGAGACTGACAAAATTCGTCTGCGAGAGCCTCGTAACCAAATTGTTGTGTACAACCCGTACTCTTAATATACTGAAGACCAAACGCAGTTATAGGCATCGTTTCACGATTGGTTTTATAATCGTCACCATATTCTTCTTTGAGTTGTTTATCCATCTCTTCACATTGATCAATTTCAACGGTGGGATAACTTGTTTCCCTTGTACAGTTGATAATACCTAAACCACAAGCAGCTGCCGCTCCGGCACCTATAAAAAGAGCCATGGTTATCTATTAATTGTGAATATTTTTATCACCGTCTGAATCTACTTGGTCCACTAGAACCACCACCCGAAGTCAGTAGTAGAAGTAGAAGTACGACACATACACAAGAACTCATACCAGAGCCACCCACACCTATCAATTTATTCGTATCACCTGATGTGAGATCACTCACTGACATTGGTACGTATTTACGAAATTGTGCAGTCAGATTTTCGAGGGTGGTGCCACCCACTATATTACCCTGTTCATCAACTGGTTTACCACCTATATAGCACGTAGCATCAATTGTGGACTCCGTTATACCCTCAGCTTGAATAGATTGACCACAAATCTGAATTGGTGCCGCACAATTTTGATTTGCATTTTCTGGTATGTGTTTAGAACCAGTTTCACTTTCTTGGCACACTAGACCGTAACATGGGGCACGTCCAGACCAGGCAGTTCTAAAAGCCTCGGGGGTTTTCTCAACTAGAATATCATATGATAAAGCCTTTTCCGTACATCCCGCTACATTTGGGTTGGTATCGCATACATCGTTTATCACGTTGTAACATGAACACCATTGATCTGCCCGACCGTCATCTGTATTACAGTATGCATTAGCCAATTCAACCCATTTGTCGTCACCTAAGTAGGTTCTCGTACACGATGCGGATGTCTTTATCTTATCTGTACCACCACAATACTGGTGGGCTAAAGCTTTACCCGCGTTTCTCTCTATACAAGATCCCGCGGTTCCACCCGGATCTTTTGTAAAGTTATCTATATTCTCACAAAAATTGATTCTCTCCCGTTCTAACCATGTACTTAGTGTATTTGAACCTTTACAATTTGGAGCTGTATCGAAAGCCCTAAGTTGTGAATCGGTCAGTCCAGACTCCTTATAAGAATCGCATGTGGGTCTGTTGTCTGGAGGTGGTGGTGGGGGTGGTGGATCGGGGACAACTGCGGATACTATAGGTATGGAGTTACCCACGTTTTGAAAAAAACCCCCAATGCTACTAAAAAATCCCATGATGTTTTAATCTATTATGTACTGAGATTTTATTAAATGTCTGGTCAACTTTAATAAAATTGTGTACATATTTTTTTGGGTATTTACAGAGTCTTCACGAGCTCCAAAAGTTCAGCCTTCTTGGCTTCAGTCGCGAGCAATAGGATCTTCTCAAGCTTAGCGTCGTCGTTGGTCATCTTCTTGGCCATACCGTAGACAATGAATGGGTTGGGGTCTTCGCGATTCTCCACATAGAGAACAACATCACTCTTTTGTCCTTCCAACTTTTCAACTCTCCCGGCTCTCATAATGTTCCAACCCACGACAACAAGAATAGCCAACACAAGGACCACCTGGTTAAGTGACATCTTCCTGATGTTGAGTTTCATTTACAATACTGAGACATTTTTTTTCTCAGTCCACATTAATATAACATCATGGGAGGTGGTGGTTCCCAAACGATCAATCAGGCATTCGATTTGTCTGCAATCAACCAAAGTATTTACGAACAAACTACTACAAATAAAAGTACTTCCCTGGCGTCACAAACTAACATCCAGTCTATGGATATTATTTTGAGAAATGTCAGGGGTTGTACCGCAACTTTCAAGCAGGGTATTAATGCTGAAGCGAGTTCCAGTTCTACACTCACCAACACCCAAGCCACAGAAATTAAGAATGCCATCACGTCCGAGATGAATGCGGCAGTTGGGGCACAGATTGAAAAGGCTACAGAGGCGGGTAACTTTCAGTTCGGTGATAAACAAAATGTCAATCAGGAAGTTAAATTGGAAATTCAAAACATTATTGACAATTCTGTGGTCATCGAGAATATTAACGACGCTATCGCGGAACAGATGAGTATCCAAGATAAATTAATCACTATCGACGGTTATGATTGCACCGAGGGTGGTAGCATTAATTTTGAACAAGACATTACAGCTCAACTCGTTGCTGATCTTGTTACTACCAACTTTGTAGATGCTATCTCTTCTAGCGACTTGATGAATCAATTAGATGCCGCGGCTGATGGAGACCTTAAATCTGAAAACAAAGGCCTAGCTCAGTTCATCACAGCTTTTTTCGAAGGTTTCACTGGTCCAGCGAAGTATGCCATCATTGCCTGCCTTATTTGCTGCTGCCTCCTCGTGATTGCGATGGTAGCCATCGGTCTCTCCCCAGCTGGACAGTCGGCTACTGCCAATTTAGGTAAAGCGGGTGCGTCTCGCCTCGGTGGTGCGCGTCGTTTCTAATTTAAAGATATAAAGAGCCTTTAACTTAATGATTCTGAGTATCGATGTCGGTATTCGGAACTTAGCCATGTGCTTACTCAATGAAACCTCTAATCTTGTGGAAGAATGGGATGTCTCTGGTGTCCCACCCGAACACAAAGATGGTATATATGTCTCCTTGAGAAAGCATCTCGATGAAAGACCTTGGGTTCTTACTGCCCAAACAATCCTCATAGAAAAGCAACCAGATCGTAACAAGAAAATGGTATCCGTCATGCATTTCCTCCATGCATACTTTATCATTAAATGTCCTAATGCGGAGACAATTCTCTATGATGCGCGTCACAAGATTCCAGATGTCGCTGGCCCCGGCAAAGCGCAGTATAACAAACGGAAGAAGGTCTCCATTGAGAGATGTGAAGAATTCATTCGGAGTGGACCCACAAACGCTCATTGGTTGGAGACCTTTCTCAAGTCTAAAAAGAAAGATGACTTGGCTGACACCGTCATGCAAGCCCTCAGTTTTGTGAATCGTGTGGAAGTTACATCAACCACCAAGAAACCCAAGAAGTCCACCAAGTTGGTGGCTCGCAAACCCAATGACAATCAAAAGAGAACAAAATATTCAAAGTCAAACCTAGCTTGGATTTATCTCAATAAACCCTGAGTGTGAAGTTCTCGAGAATAACAAGAGGTTTATGAAGGATCTCAAAAGGTACTATAGGGACATCGACGACTTGATTAAAGATTTGGGGGGAACTAAGAATTAGAACACTATGCAAAAAGATGTCTTGGACCAAGGATTTGTACGATTGGTTGATCACATGCCGCAACAAGATTTGGACACCTCAATCGTCCAAGCTGCCAGAGTATCATATGGAGACGGAACAAAGACTTCCCGAGGAGACCGAGGACTCCTCAGGTACTTGCTTCGACATTGGCACACAACGCCTTTCGAAATGGTGGAATTCAAGTTCCACATCAAGATGCCCCTCTACATCGCCAGTCAACACTTTCGACATCGAACAGCCTCCGTCAATGAACTCTCCGCCCGCTACTCCGTCGTACCGAAACAGTACTACAACCCAGGAGTTCTACGAGGTCAGTCTCAGGTAAATAACCAGGGATCTGAGGGGGTTGTGGAGGTCAATGAAGAAAAGACGAACCAAATTAACGAACATTTAGAACATTCTTTTACATTGTATGAGAGCCTCCTCGAGGAGGGGGTGTGTCGGGAACAGGCGCGTGGCAACCTCCCACAGTGTACCTATACCGAATTCTATTGGAAGATTAACCTCCACAACTTGATGCACTATCTCCATCTTCGTATGGATGATCACGCCCAAAAGGAGATCAGGGACTACGCGAATGCTATTTATGACTTGGTTGAACCTCTCGCACCCATCACAATGGAGGCGTTTAGGGATTTCAGGGTAAACGCGATGCATCTCACGGGACCGGAGATTGAGGCTCTCGCCACAGGAAAAGAGATAGATTCACCGGGGGAGAGGCGTGAGTTTGAAGAAAAGTTGAAGCGCTTAAAAATAAAAAGATAGTAGATAATAAATGTTCTCTCTCACAACATCTACAACTTTCATGGCGAAGACTAACCGTTTCAAGAAGTTTGGTAAGAAGATGAAGAAACAAAATGACACAGACGTGGGTAAGATCCGAGAGAAGTTGTCGGATATTAGCCGCGATGAACAACGGCGTGTCAAGGAAATCTTCAAAGAACACCAGGAATTCTTCAAGGGTTCTCAGAAAAAGGAAGAAGTCGCTATCGATTTTTACGAGAACTAAACGCAAACCACAAAGTACACAGAACAAACGCCATCGCTAATGATGTATCGTCAAACTGATGCGCCATGAGCGCGCTCACTATACTATACTGAACCATGCGTATATCTTGTCTTGTTTTAGACATAGACCTTTTCATAGGCCGCTTTGGATTTCTCCAAACCCAAAACAGCCGTACTTATATTTCGTATCTTCGCGGGCATTTCTGCCGTCTTCATGATAGCATCTTGTATGTCAACTGATTCCACAAATTGTTGTTTGATCATGGGTTCTAGGTAGGTGAAGTAGTTGAACTCTGGATCTAACTGGATACATATACCCTCTATGAGCGAGAAGGATTTTGCTAAATACACAAAACTCGTCGGTACCATGAATGGCTTTTCAGCCGCAAGTTGTGCCGCTATATCGTCGTTTATTATATTTGAACCATCGAGGGTTTCAAGATAACCCAAAACTGTTTCAAAAAAGAGTTCAATATCTGAAAGATCTGAACTCATAGGTATTATGACACCGAGGTTCACAAGAATTTGAACAATTCCCTTCGTGTCCTTGTCTATTATACATCCGAAGAGTTGTTTGAACCCATCGCGAAGTTCTTCGGAAAGGTCTACAATGAGACCAAAGTCGTAGAAGACTAACTTGCCCTTAGATGAAAACCCTAAATTACCGGGGTGGGGATCTGCGTGAAAAAAGCCTTTGTCCATCGTTTGGATCACATAGGAATTGATGAGAGCTTCACAGATCTTCTTTCTATTTACATTTGGATCTGTGAGTTCCGTGAGTTTTTCAGATTCAACATATTCCATGACGATGGTGTCATCCGTACAAAAATCCTTATAGACTTTTGGTACCTTTATCCACTTTACATCTTTCATATTCTTTCGAAAACGCACGGCGTTCTCAATTTCTTGTTGATAATCTGATTCACCCAAAAGGTACTCGATGGATTCATTGAGCACAAACTCTGAGCTATTCCCAGTGTCAACCCCAACTTTTTCCAAAAAACGCACAATCTCACGGACATTATCTGTATCCACCTTCATAGTCTCGTATATATTAGGTCGTTTGACTTTGACGATGACATCTTTCCCGTTTTTCAGTTTTGCGCGATGTACCTGTCCAATACTCGCAGATTTGAATGGTATTGGTTCAAACTCGACAAAGTATTCTAAATTTACAACATCCTGTACAACATCATATGCCACTGGAGGAACATTGTCTTGTAAAGACTCCAACTGTTTTGTGAATTCGGGAGGGTACAGATCGGCTCTCGTAGATGCGATTTGACCCAATTTCACAAAAGTCGGTCCAAGTTCCAAAAGTTGATCCCTCGTCCAAGACCCAAGTTCTGCCTTATCTTTTACAAAATTATTTTTCCATACAAATTTGGCGGCAAACTTCCAGGTCTTCATCTTCTGTGACGGAGGGGGTTTCAGTGGTCTATGTGTTGCGACGCATAGCATCCTACTCTGTGAAGATATTTTAATTTTTATCTTAGATTACTTTAAATGAAAAAGTTCTCAAACTTCCTTGCACCAATCAGCAACCCAACTGAAGCCGTCGTCAAGGCGCAACCTGTCCTCTTCACCCTCATCATCTTGTACCAGGGTCTCTTCTCTGGTAACGCGATCAAGATTCCAAAGAATCTCAAGACTGCGTTCAACAGCAAGACTTTCCGTTTCTTCTCTGTCATGTTGATTGCCTTCAGTGCGACCCAAGACATTGAGTATGCTCTCATCTCCACAGTGATTTTCTTGACCGTCATGTATGCCCTCAAGACTCCAGAGGAGAGAAGAGAATCTGGATTAATATAAATGTTAAAAGTAGAATGAAGATTCATATTGTTGGCGCTGGACCAACAGGTATGTCGCTTGCTTGGGAAATACTCAGGTCAGGGGAACACGATATTACAATTTATGATAGAAAGACATCCGCGGGTGGTTCTTGGTGGGAACCAGATACAGACATGAGAGATCTTCACGCACACAGAATAGTTTTTGACAAGGCTTTTGTGAATACCCACAGTCTCTTTGAGGAGATGGGGCTACGATGGAATGACATATTTGAGCCAGCAGAGAAAGATCTCTATAATTTTATAGGTCGTTCTCTCGGTATCAAAGATTACGGCGCACTCACATCTCTCGCGGTGAGAGTCCTCGCTCAACCTCAAAAGTATAGGGGTGTCTCGCTCAAAGATGCTCTCGGTGAGTTAACGGAAAGTGGTCAAACTTTACTTGAACACCTTCCACTCATTATGGATGGTGTGACATGGGAGACTATGTCTGCCTATGAATTTGTCAAAAGTTTTGACCATGTGGGACTCTCCAAAGAATACACCCAAAAGGTTTCTGGTAAAGTGATGTGTGACGCAATGCAAGAAGCCCTTGAGAAGGTGGGTGTTGACTTTCAATTTGAGAAAGAGCTCAAGGGAGTTGAATACCTTGAGGATGGTTACAAAGCGGAGTTTGTGGATGAATCAGTGATTGACGATGGAATGCTTTTCCTTTGTTTAGATAACAGTCCAGCTCTAAAGTTTCTAGGTGAGAATTGGGGTTTAGAAGCAGACAAAAAGGTGCGAGAGAGTACATATGGATGTATAAATGTTCTTTTTGATTTTGATGAACCCATTGAACTTGGTGACGACCTTGAAATTGTGGCTACAACGAAGTGGAATCTCCAACCCGTTGTTCTCGCAGATGGTCACACAATTTCATGTGTTATATGTGATCTCACGGAAGATATACTCACAACACCACCAGAAGAGTTGAGAGTTCGTGTCCTCGAAGAATTGGATGTCCCCCTTCCCAAACAAATACGCTTTGGTTGGGGTGCCGAGTGGGATGATGAGCGTTGGCAATTTACACAATCATCGGGGGTTCTCAGCCTCCATGGTCAACTCCCATTCTTTGGTGAGTGCCCCCATGTGGCGATGTGTGGTATGATGTCACCCCGCAATACACCATATTCAAGCATCGAAGCAGCTGTAGAAGTTTCGCGCAGTCTCAGCCACAAATGTTTTGGAACGAGGGAACCATTGAGTCCCCTCCTTCTCACACAAGTTTTATCATTGACACTTTTGGTGCTTATAGTTTTAATTCTAATTTATCGTAATAGAAATCTATGAAGTTTCAAGCCAAAGTACATACACCCATGTATGACCATAACGACAAAAAGTATATTCGTTTGGTCATTCCTGAAAATTGCGTTCAAATTATACAACGAATGCATATAAACAAGACCCATCTCATTCAAAATGAGCGAGTAGATAATCCATTGGATGGTCATATTCTCACAGTTAAGGTTCCGTTCCGTTATAGGAGAGTGATGTGTGAAGTCCGAGGACGACCCATGCAATCTCTTATAAAAGATGACGAAGTTGAAGTTACAACCGATTTTAAAGGTGTTTGGAATGTAGGTGGTTACAGTGGTTATTCTTGGGTACTTTTATCCGCGTCTTGCAATTCCTGAAGTTTAACTTCTTCTTCTTTCTTTTCTGGAATATCAATCGTGGTCAAACCATTTTCCTTGAAACCCAAAAACACGCGAAGGCTTCCCTGTAGACGGTGAAGTTCTTGGTACGTACTTTCGATCGCTTCTTGGATCTTTTTAATATTCTCTTCCACGTCAAGGGATGGCATTGTAACTATATAAAGTTACTATTCTTTAATATATTAAATGTTGACGCGGACGGGATACCTCGTCACTGAGGGACCAATTCAGGAAATTAAAAAGGAACTGACAGTAAGACCACAGGTCAACAGCGACTATGGATTTCCTCCCCCACCTTTCAAGGTTTTTAGAACAGCTAAGAATGGAGTGTGCGTTCCAAGATTCTACGGAGTTGGTAAGGTGGGAAAGCCCAAGGAGGATCGTCGCCCCGAGCCAGCGAAATCCAGCGCCAAGTTTCGTCGGTCAGTTACGAGACGCAACCCACCAGAACGAGGCTCTTGCTGCAGCTATTAGTGCGGGCCATGGTGTTCTCTCGCTCCCATGCGGGTATGGCAAGACCACCGTATCCCTGGCAATAGCGTGTAAGTTGGGCTACCGCACAATGATTGTAGTTCACAAACAGTTTCTCGCAGATCAATGGCGAGAACGCATTCAACAGTTCTGTCCAGGTGCCACAATAGGCATTGTTCAACAGAATAAGAAGGAGACCGATTGTGATTTTGTCATAGCCATGCTTCAATCCCTGTCCCTCAAGGAGTATTCCTTCAGTGATTTTGACTCCATTGGTACACTCATCGTGGATGAAGCCCATCACATTTGTGCGAAGGTCTTCAGTCAGTCCCTCTTCAAGATGTGTCCCAAGCACATTTTTGGTCTTTCGGCGACACCCGAACGAAAAGATGGTCTCACGAAGGTTCTTCATTGGTTTATGGGACCCACATTCTTTGCGGTGGAGCGAAAGAATCAGGAACAGGTGGAAGTATTTCCGGTAACTTATGAATCATTCAACTACAGAAATCCTCCACCATGTACGAGAAACGGTAAACTATCAATGCCCAATATGGTCACAGAAGTTGTTGAAGACAGGAAGCGGAATCAAATGCTCGTTCAACTCGTGAAGAAAGCTTCAGAGGGCACGAGGCAACTCCTCGTTCTCAGTGATCGTCGGTGGCATTGTGAGATGCTCCACCAATGTTTCCCCAAAAACTCAGGACTCTACATGGGTGGTATGAAAGAGGCCGACCTTCAGGCTTCATCACAAAAGAAGATCATCTTTGCCACCTTCTCACAAGCCCACGAAGGTCTGGATATCCCAACCCTAGATACGGTGATTTTAGCGTCCCCCAAATCCGATATTACACAAAGTATAGGTCGTATTATGCGAGAGACTAAAGGTAAAAAGAACAATCCACATATCTACGACATCCATGATCCATGGTCCATATTTACAGCTATGTACTATAAGCGTCTCAAGGTGTACCGTCAAGGTGGGTTTAAGATCCATGGGAAGGTTGCCGAAGAAGAAAAGAAGAATGAGTTCCCTCAGGGAAAGTGTCTGTTTTTATAATCTGACTAATAAATAAATGTCTGGTGCATTGATACAACTTGTCTCAAAAGGCGCGCAAGACATTTATCTTAATAGTGAAGAAGGTCATTCGTTCTTTCGTATGAAATTTACGAGACACACAAATTTTTCACAGGCTCCCAAGCTTATTAAGACCATCACAGACAACGATCCTGTTTTTACAGTTCCCGTTTATGGTGATCTTATAAATTGTCTCTGGTTTGAGGGTCTTGATAAGAACTCCAATGTTTCATCAAATCTTTTGTATAATTCAACAATTGATCTTTATGTGGGTGGTCAGAAAATTGATTCTCAGCATTATGACTATTATGCGGACATTTGGCCAAACTATCTTTCAGAAACATGGGTAAAACAAGAGGAACTTACAAATAAAACGAGTACTTCCAACAGAAACTTCCAACCACTTCACTTTTTCTTTTGTGATCACGGGGCATTTTTACCCCTCATATCTTTAGCTCATCATCAAGTTGAAGTGAGGGTTAATTTTGATCAAGCAAGTCTGGTTGGTTATAATAATTCTCAAAAGAGAATCAATGTATATGGAAACTATGTATATCTCGACAAAGAGGAGAGAGAGTCTCTCGTAAAAAGACAGATGGACTTTATAATTACTCAAACACAGCGTTTGGATTTTCCACTTTCTAATGTAGTCGATAACTCCATTCAAACTGGTGGATACAATGATTTGGATTTGAGTTCCTTTAATCACCCCGTGAAGTCTATATTTTTTGGGTATTCGGCGACAAATATTGATCCAACAAATGATCGTTTTACATTTAAGAATGCGGATATTCACATAAATGGTACACCACTTCTTGAAAATATGAGCCCAACATACTTTCACACGGTTCAAAATTATTACAAGTCAAAATATGGTAAAACTGACTTCAGAGTTGACACAGAAGATCTAATGTATACCCGATATTTTGCGTATCATTTTGGTTTGAATGTTTCAGAATACAATCCATCCGGGACATGTAATTTCAGCAGACTCGATAATGCTAAACTCATAATTCGTGGAGCTGAAAAGGGTAGCTTTAGGGGGGATCAAAAAGATATTTATGTGTACGCAGTAAACTATAATGTCCTCAGGATCAAGGATGGTTTGGCTGGAATTTTATTCGGGAACTAAAGTATAAATGGGTCGCACCGCAAGATTCGAACAGATTTATGTGGCAAGTCTGGAGGCAGAACCCGTTGAACAAGAAACTCTTACGGGTGTCAAGAGTATTTTGACAAGAGAAGTAGAGGCAAATGAAGTCCTACTTGTTACAGATCCCGAAACCGGTGTGAAAGGTCGCCTCGGTATATCAAATACAACACCATCAAAATCTCTTTCCGTGGGTAACAAGTTTTTTGTGGATGAAACTGACACAATTGTGCTTGACTTGAAAGGTCGTGGTAAAGCTGAGCGTTTATTCATTGAAAATCAATTTGCCATCGGTACAACGAACCCAACAAAGGCGTTTCAGGTAAATAGTGGCGCAACGAGAAAAGTTGATATTGATTTAACAGGTCGTGATTTGATGACAGTGAGCGGTAACTTGGTTGCTACAAATGTGATCGTGTCCGATAGACTTATAACATCTGGGGCAAATCTTTCAATTAAGGAGACAAATTCAAATGTCATCACCGTTGTAGGTGGTATCAAAGCATCAAATATAAGTGTTGGGAGTAATGTTGGTATTTTTAGAGAAGGTTCCAATATCATGATGTTAAAGGGTAATGTGTATCAAGAAGGTTACTTGAATCTTGTAGGTAATATTGCGGTGATGGGTAATATTACGGTAACAGAGACTGCGACATATATTTCTACACAAGATTTGCGTGTTAGTAATGCACTTATTCATCATGGTTTTGGTAATTCTATTTTATCCAAAGAAACTGGTCTCTTAATGACACCTGGCACGGGATACTCAAATGTAGCTATGGCGTTTGTGGCTGGAGCTCGTGGTCGTGAGATGGCATTTTTCCAAACCGATGATTATGCTGGTCAACCCACAACTCAAATAACAGTTGATGATACAAAGTCAATTAATGTTCATGTATATGGTGACATTTACACATCAAACAATATAGGTGCCGCGAACACATATCCAACACACGACCTCTGTGTAGGTTCAAATGTCTTTATTGACGACACAAACTCAAATGTTGTCTACGCAGATGGTAATGTGTACGCCAAGGGTCTCATACTTGGATCAACTGGTTTGAGAGCTGGTAATCTGCTCACATTGGATGAGACTTCTGATACACCAGTTACGATAAGTGGAAATGTCCAAATGAATGCGTTACGCACTGTGGGTACGGCTCCATCGGGTATTTCAAACCTATCACCCACTGATACACTCTCCGTGGGTGCCAAAATATTTGCAAACACAACAGCTATAAATACCCTCCGAATTTTGGGTAATACCGCAACAACAAATCTCACAACTGAAATGGTTTTTTCAAGTTCAAACCTCGTTGTTCACGCAGATAGATTCGGTGGTGACAGTACATCAAATGTACTTGTGCTTAAATCCGGTCCAACTGCGTCAAATGTGAGTGCTATTGAAGTCTATGGCGCGAGTACAACAGCTACACAACAAAAGATTACTATGAAGACAAAGAATACTGAAAGAATCCGAATCACTTCGGATGGCAATGTTGGAATCGCAAATACAGGTCCAACGGAGAGACTTACAGTGTCGGGTAATATCTATGTGATTGGGAGTAACACCATTTCAACTGGTAACATATGGGGATCTACGGGTAATATCGCGATGCGTGCGTATACGAGTGTTCCCAATGGGGAAACACGGGTTGAAAATATAGTTGGGGCTGGAAAAGGTCTCAAGTTTTTCGCGAGTACCACACCCACAATGGGTACACCCAAATTGACTCTCTTGGAATCAAGTAATGTGGGTATAAATGTAGCGTCACCAGTGGGTAGACTCCATACTTCCGGTGGAACTGTGTTTCTCAATGATCAACCAACATACAGAAATGGGTACAGTCACCTGAACTCTTCCCTTGTTGTAACAAACACTCAACCAATTGTGGATACCACTGACCTCGGTACAGTGTTGCACTTGGCTCGCGAAGGAAATGCGACACGCCACGGTGTGCGAGCCACTTTCAAATTGGGTAAGCATGACAACGCATCTGGGAAATCCAAAACAAAGATGGATATATATTTGGCGGATGAAGACTATACAGATGAAGTAGATGTTTTGACTCTTCAAAGTGAAGGGCGTGTGGGTATCGGTACTACACAACCATCGGCACACTTGGAGGTATATTCTACGGGTACAGCAAACCCCTTAACAAATGGTATCCTCGTACACAATCACACGGCCCCATCGGGTGATGCGATAATCACTATGCAGACCGATATCAATGAAGGTAACGCGTTTACAAGTTATATACAAACTGATGGCGCAACACTTAGTGGTTGGGCGGTTGGTGTGACTGGTTCGAGTGGAGACTTTAGAATTACACAAAACACAAATAAAGTCAAGGATAGTACAGCTGTGGGAGTGTACATAGATGGTACATCTCGTCATGTAGGTATCGGTACAGATGTTCCACGCGGTGCCCTTGAAGTTTTGGGTAATGTTGTAATCGGACAACAACTCACATTTTCGGGACTTTCGGGAGATGAATTTGGTAATACACACATTATGGAAAGAAGATATACCGCTGGTCAATCAAGAACCGAGTTGCTCCTCTTTAAGGGTAATGACAGTTCCGGGGTTGTCACTGGTCCGGATAGAATTAGACACCTTGCGGGTGAGCATGTATTTCAAACATATACATCCTCGGGTGACACATTTGATAACATCTTGAGCTCAAAGGAAAATCAACTTGAGAACCCTCTTGTTGTGTGTGATAACGGTATCGTGGTCGTGGGTGGTAATCGTGATGATGCGGATGGTAAAGGTGTCAACACCAAATTAGTTGTCAATGGTGACATTGAGTTTGCTGGCGAGGGTTCATTTAGATTAACCGGGTTTGAGTTTGAAACATCCGATTTAGGATATAACATTATAAGAAACAAACTAGATGGTTCCACTCGTCGTCCTTTGGCTTTTGTACATGAACTTAATAGTCTAAATGACATAGAATTCGCCCGCTTTGACGCCGATGGTAAACTCGGTTTGGGGACAGAATCACCAAGCTCAAATATTCACATCTATGATACAACTTCGGGGAACATTGACCTCTTGAGACTTGAAAGTGGTGGTACAAACAAAGAAACGGGTATGCTCATCTACACAGATGACGGTGAAGGTGGCTACCTTAGAGGTTTCAGTAATGCGACGAATGGTACCACTGGTCTTGTTATGGGTGTTGCCAATAACAGTACTCAAACAAATTGTATTCATTTACTCCATTCAAGTAATGTGGGTGTGGGTACGAACAGTCCAGCTACAAAGTTCCATGTGTATGATGGTATTCTGCGAGTGGAGAGCTCTTCTTCAAACGCAATCATAGAGTTTAAGACAACCGCAGGCTCTGCCAATATTTATTCGGATACAACGGGTAATGTCTACATAAATCCAATTACATCGTCCAAAACAACAATTGTAAATAGCGATCTTGAAATCGTGGGTGATGTTTCAGTTGGTGGTAACATTGATCTTGGTAATCAAGTCGCCATTGGTCTAAGTGGTGATACTGCTTCAACAGATCTTGAAGTTGGTGGTGGTGTCATAACTAACTCGGTGGAAGTTTCTAAAAAGACATACTCCAAGACATTTACAATTACCGCGGGTGATGCCAAAGATATTCAACTCATGTTTGGAGCTGGTGCCTTTTACGCAAAAGTGACGGCCATTTTAAGAAGAACAGATGGATCAACTGTTGGTGATTTGAGTACAATGATTATAGAATTACAAGGTGGTACCGGTGATGAAAGTGCCCCATCGTTAGATTTAGCCATAGGTACTAAGAATCTATTTGGTGGTACAAACAGCTATCCATGGAGTCCAACAATAACTACTGGTACACGTGGTATTAGCATTGAACCTTACAACACCGATAGTACGAGAATCTACTCATACGACATTTTCGTGGAACTCATATCCGCGTGTGGTGGTAAACTTGAAAAGATTACCCGCGATCTTTCAGCCGAAGATGATCTGGATGATGGTACAGGTGGTCAAACGCAAATTACAACATTCACATATTAAATCAATTTTACCTAATGGGGAGTAAAGATCCCAAAGGTAGAATTAAAAATCAATTTACGCCCTGATGGAATCAGAGACGGCTAAGAATAGAACGCCGACAATGAAAGCCATGACGACGTAATTACACTCGGTTTCTTCAAGACTCGCTTCGGTCTTTGGTTGAACAACAGGTGCAGGCGCGACCTGTTGCCTCTTAGGAGGTTCGAGATCCTCCAAAGGACAGTAACCTATCATTTATACTGTACTTAGAGATTAATTTCAGTCTTCTTCTTTTTGCGACCACGCTTTGACTTGGAGGTGCTATCCACATTCACTTCCTTGACTTCACCACCTGTAGATTCGCCCGAAATTGATACAATGTCCGACATATCATCATCATCTTGTTCACTGACTGGAAGTTGTATAGTTGTGTTCATTGGTGGTGGGGGTGGCATCATGACACCACCCATGAGGCTTGAGATGTCAATCCCTGGTCCCTGCATCTCATACTGACCAGTGCCTCCAACTGGAGCAGCATCAGCTGGACCAGAGGGTGATCTCGTCGTGTTTTGAACTGCGGACATCATATTTTTTATAAGTTCTGGGTTTTGCTTGAGAACATCATTCATATTGGGGAGAGCGCTCTTAAACATACTGTTTGTCAAGTGGAACATCATCGCCGAACCACCCAACATCATGATAAGCTTGACTTCTGGGGCGACGTTGACCTTGGATCTGTACTTGACATACAACTCTTCAAAGACTCCATCATAGTCATCTACATTCTCCATCACAGACTCGGACCAGCCTTCGAGTTGAATTTCGAAGGGGTTATACCTTTTGTTGAGGAACTCCAAGCCTGTAACACAAGCAACCAACATACGCCGAGAGAAGCGAATAGATTGCTCAACATCAATACTGTATGTGATCCGCTTCACTTCAGTTCTCAATTCGTCTATGTTAGAGTATGCAGTAAGTCTCTTGTTAACACTGAATCCTTTCTTTTCGAGGCGACCCAACTTGTTAATGAGATCCGCCTTTTCTTCATCAATAGAAGAATACCCCTTTGAGGGTCGTTCTTCCTGCATTCCAAACTGAGGTCCATCGTTGGCATCGTCAAAGAATGCGTCATCATCCTCGCCATAATCAATTTCATCTTCTTGTTGTGGCTGAGTTGGTGCAGATTGCTTGTTTGGGTTTACGAAAGCATCCATGGCTTCTTGTTGTTGTGGTTGTTGTGGTGGTGGTCTGTTAGAAGTGGGACGACGCACAGGCTGAGCACGAGGCACTGAAATCTCAATTTCATCCATCAGAGCCTGTTCGTCAGCGTCCAATTTCATCACAGTAGTATTTCCACGATCAATGACAATTTCTTCGTCCATCTACTCTCTAATATGAAACTATTAAATATCCTTTAACGCACTTTAGAAAAAATTATGTGTGTACATTATATATGTTAAACCTTAACCGTGCCAACCGAAATGCCATCATGTCCATTGTTGCCTTGATCGTGCTTATCTTTATCCTTGGTATGTTGAAAAATACCAGCAAGTACCAACCCAGACCAATCGTTATTAAGGCGATCAACGAAGAATCAATTTTTGATCTTGAACACAAATTGGAATGCGCTCCTGGGCACACCAGCGAAGGTAGCACCTACACCAAGTCTCTCACTCCAGGTGGACTCTGTGGTTCCGAAAAGCTCGTCGCGGAACAAGCGGGCTACGAGATTGAGGATGGAATTGGTGGATCTTTAATCTAAGCTAATACTAAATGGCTTTGGTTACCTCGCCCCAAACTATTCCAGATCTTGACTATGAATATCATACTATAACTATTGATTCAATTGGTCAAGACAGTGCGAATACTTTTACTTGTCATCTTCAGCAACCCCTCAAAAATGTGGTTCAGGCCAGACTTCTTGCGGCGCATATTCATTCAAATGTTGTGACTGAACATTGTTATGTTTCCATCGAAGAGTTGGATTCCATTTTCAATGATCGTGCTTCAAATGTTCTCACTGGACAAGCCGAATTAAGTGTGATCAGGGGGTCATTTGCGAGTCTCATTACTGAAAATGCTACACACGATGCGGGTAATTCACTCATCACATTCAAAGATAACTATACAATCGCGACACAATATGTCAATCCAATACACCGTATTGATCGTCTCAGTGTTGCCATTAGAGATCAAAATGGTAATACAATTAAAAATTCAACCGATTCGGGATCAAACTTTTTGGTGATTCGTTTCGTGTGTAGAAAACCAAACTTGTAATTTTCTCACTTTAGAGTAGTATAACATGTCTTCGGGTATTGTTCAACTTGTAGCAATTGGTGCTCAGGATGAGTACATTATGGGCAACCCAGAGATATCGTTTTTTAGTTCAACCTTCAAACGACACTCTAATTTTTCACAATCCGTTGAAAAGCAAACGATACGCGGGGATGTGAAAAATAATTCAATGTCAAGTGTTCAGATTGAGAGATCGGGGGATATGCTTGGATACATTTACTTGACGATCGATGATACGACCCAAGCTTTAGATACTTCTCGTTGGGATCTACTGATTGATAAAGTCGAGCTTCTTATTGGTGGTTCAGTCATTGATACACAAGATAGCATATTTACTGAAAAAATCGCTATAGATACATTTGCACAAAATATATCAAGAAGTGCTATTGGTACACACCCAGGTGTGCACGCGCGCTCATATTTTTACCCCCTTCGTTTCTTTTTCTGTGAAGGACCACAATGTGCTTTACCCCTAGTTGCCCTCAATTATCACAATGTGGAATTGAGAATTCATTGGGGATCCCAAGCGGCAAACTACAATTTTGAAATGTATGCCAACTATTACTACCTTGACAACGAAGAGCGGGGCAACATTGCGACACGCACCCACGACCTTCTCATCACTCAGGTACAAAAGAATCTTCCAAGTGGGGAAACTGTCCAGGATCTCATTTTCAATCACCCAGTGAAATATCTCGCATCGTCAGACACCACAACGAACGGTGCGCTCACATCACCAACAAACAAAGTCAAGTTGAGTATTAATGGGGTTGAACTCGGAAACTATAGATGGGGTAAACCACACTACATTGATGTGATGAACTATTATCACACAAACTTTGTGACTTCTCCAGACTTTTTCCTCTATTGTTTCTGCCTCATGACGAGCTCACTCCAGCCAACCGGCACACTCAATTTCAGTAGAATTGAATCAGCAAAGATCATGAGCGAAAATACAGTCATTAATGATCCAATTTATGCAGTAAACTATAACATACTTCGTATACAAAATGGTATGGCTGGTCTCCTTTACGCAAATTAATTTACTACCATATATTAAATGGTCAAGAACTTACCTTCGGTGGAAAGATCTACCAAGATTAGGTTTGGTAAGCATGTACCAGACTCTAATGATCAGGAGGAAAATACTGTTGTCTTCAATGCGAGTAATGTCTTGGTTCCAACACCACATTCAAATGCCGTCTATCTTTCCCCCATTCGTAATAGAGCCGATTTTACCGCACCGGAAGTTGTACTTTTGATGTATGATCGCAACACCAAGGAGATTACAGAATCCGGGGAATCTGCGAATAATCTCGTCGGTGGCGCAACGCTCTCCCTTGCGGTAGATCGTGCAAATGCGACATCAAATACTATTATATTTACAGGTGGTGGTCATGATGACAACAATGTCGGCTTTGTCACAGATTCAAATGTTGGTATATCAAATTTGTTACCTGAACACACCCTAAGCGTCGGCACAAACTTCTATGTAGATGACACCGGTTCAAATGTTCTCGTTGTTTCTGGAAATGTTGCAGTTTTGCGCGACATGGTCATTGATGGCAATCTTCGTGTCAATGGTGATACAACTGTAATTTATGCGGAGAATACAGCCATCAAAGATGCGCTCATTGAACTTGGTCAAAATAACACTTCCGAAGATACAACCCTTGATTTGGGTTTCCTTATGCATAGACCCGATGCTTTATCAAATGTGGTTATTGGTTACCGCGAAGAGTCTGATGAATTCGCAATCGGTTATACCGATACAAATCCCACAGATAAAACATTTACACCAAAGTCAGATGAAGACATTAATGTGCACGTGTATGGTCTAACCCACGTGGATGCTAACATTTACGCACACGAAGATCTTGTTGTCGATGGGAATGTGTATGTGTCGCAAAATGTCTCTGTGACCGAAGAATTGACAGTCAGCGGTAATGTTTACGCTGATAAGGACCTTGAAGTTGTGGGTAATACATATGTCTCTGGAAATGTCAATGTAACAAAACAACTCTCCGTAAGTGGCAACGCCTATGTCTCGGGAAATGTTGAAGTGACAAAGGCTCTCATCGTGAGTGCCAACACACATCTCAAGGGGGACAATGTCTTCATCACCCACACGATGGACTTTTTGGATCCCACAACTGCCATCGTAACCGATCAAGTGTCAAACGTTCAGATTCGTTTGGGACAGTTAGAGAATGTGGCTAATACCGTGTCTAATCCACTCGATGATCAAGTTTTGTTGTATGATGGCGGAGAATGGGTAAATGACTACCCTATGCATACATATATCAAAATTCGTAACGATGAAGACTCAACGACGATAGAAAAGGGTGATGCCGTATATGTTAAAGGAACCCATAATTCAAATATCTTAAATGTCGGTCTCGCCCATTCAGATAGTACCGATACCATGCCATGCATTGGTTTATCAAATCAACAACTCACAACTGGTCAACAAGGTACAGCTGTAGCATACGGTAAGGCCCTTAGTGTCGTCACGACTGGATTTATAGCGGGTGAAACTGTATACGTCAGTAACACCGTACCTGGAGGGTTATCAAATGTAAAACCCTTTAATAATGATCTTATTCAGAATGTTGGAGTTGTCACAAAAGTTCATGGTAGTAATGGTGGTGTGTTTGTGACAGGTATTGGTCGTGCCAACGATATTCCAAATGCATCCTTAATCACAGACTACAATGACATGAATTATGTCTATGTCAACAATATTAACAATGATTTGAAAAAGATTGCTTCCGAGAACTTGAACATACCACTCACAACAGCTGTGAGCAGTTCAAGCAACTCCGCGGCAAATGCGGTGACCCTCCGAGGTGTAAGTATTACTTCTGGTGATGGTTTCCATGGTGACCTCGTGGTTGCGGGAAATGTGACCGTTGATACGAACACTCTGAAGGTTGATGCCGAAGCTAACCGCGTTGGTATATTGACAGTGTCACCCGGATACCCCCTTGATGTGAGGGGTACAGCCAATGTTGGGGCACTTGTCACCACATCTACACACATTTCAGATTCAACTGCGGTGACTTCAAAGACAACGGGGGCCCTCCAAGTCACGGGTGGTGTTGGTATTCAGGGAGATCTTTACGCAGCTGACACAACCCTGGATAGCGTTAAAGCACTAAACTTGGCAACGGGTACGCTACCCTTCACGGATTCAACTAAAAAACTTGTTGATTCTGTCATTACTCAAAATGATGATGGTTCAATTATAATTTCAGCGAATGTGGAAATTGCCGGTAATGTTTCTGTAGTGGGTAATACATTTGCACTTACATCAAATGACGTGGTTATAACTGATCGTATCTTTGATATAGCAAATAATAATACATCCACTTCGTTGGATATTGGTATTCTCATGGAACATCCCGGTAAGAATATATTTATTGGTCATCATACTAATCCTCAAGACAACTTTACTATAGGTTATACATCTAATGGATGTACGGAAGATCATGTAGAATGGAATGGAACGGATCATATTACAGCGAATGTGTGGGGATACCTTATCACACAAAATACGGTCACTATTGAACACAACGATCTTTACGTAAAGAATGGTCTCATTGGCGTGACTACGGAATCTCCCGTGGCAAACATCCATGTCGTGGGTAACGCATTTGTGACATCAAATATTACAACAAGCTCAAATATTATTGTGGGAGGTACAGCCACAGCAACTTCAAAGACAACCGGTGCCCTTCAAGTTGCGGGTGGTTTGGGTGTAGCTGGAGATATACATGGTTCCAGTTTATACACAGATGACTATTTGATTCACAGTGGAGACACCGACACAAAGATTGGTTTCCCCTTGGCCGATACCTTTACAGTCACCACGGCGAATACTGAACGCTTACGAGTTAATGCAACCGGGGCCACACTTTCAACGGATACATCTGGCTCTTCGGCGAATCCCGAATTATCGTTATATCGCGATCAAACGGGTTCAAATGGAAATTATCTAGGTCAAATTCGATTTGATGGTAAACACGACGGTGGAAATGACCAACTCTATGCGAAGATTACGGGTAAGATTAAAAAAGCTGACCAGGGAGGCGAAGATGGAGCCATTGAAACGGCTATTATTACGGATGGTTCACAGAGGATAAGTCTCCGACACACCGGGGATTTGTTTCACATTAAAAAGGGTACGGATTTCCAAGTCGGTGAGACCGCTAACATTTATGTGAAGACGTCGACGAGCCGTGTAGGTATAAACACCGATTCCCCTGCTTATAGTCTTGATGTTCAAGGTACATCAAATGTAGGCGTTTTTACATCGACTGATGGGACGATTACCAATGCAACGGCTTCCACTTCAAAGACGACTGGCGCCTTAAAGGTTGCGGGTGGTGTGGGTGTTCAAGGCGATCTCCACGCAGATGCAGCTTACATTTCATCAAATCTAAACGTGGATGGTACAACTCTTCACGTGGATTCCGTTTCTAATAGAGTGGGTGTCGGGAAAACCGACCCAGGATTTACATTAGATGTAAATGGGGATATAAACTTTAGTGGTGGATTAAATCAGGGTGGCTCACCATTTGTGAGTTCTCCGTGGACAATCGCCGTAAATGACGATCTTTCTTATACAAGTGGTAATGTTACAGTAGGTACTACATTATTCCATGTAGATACACAAACAAGTAATATTGGTATCGGAAAAACTGACCCAGGATTTACATTAGATGTAAATGGGGATGTAAACTTTTCAGGTAGTTTATATGAGGGTGGTTCTCCATTTGTCAGTACACCATGGACTATAGATGGTAACGATTTAGAGTACACATCGGGTAATATTGGTATAGGCACAAACGCCGCCGCAGCCACTCTTCATGTGGGTGGTAATATTTATTCAACATCAAATATTAGTGCGTATGAAATTGATGTCGCTAACGTGACAACTACAAACTTAATGATTAATACAGTGATCGTTTCAGCTACAACATCACTTGATAACGCTGTCACTGTGTCAAATATAACATCTAATACGGTTCAGTTTATCAATTCAGATGTTGGTCTTGTGGCTACCGGAAATGTGGTGGCAAACTACTTTAAGGGTGATGGTTCACAACTCACTGGAATTGCCACAACATTACAATCTGTATCAGATTTCGGGAATACATCATCTAATGTAATTCAGTTTACCAATTCAGATGTTGGTCTTGTGGCTACCGGAAATGTGGTGGCAAACTACTTTAAGGGTAATGGTTCACAACTCACTGGAATTGCCACAACATTACAATCTGTATCAGATTTCGGGAATACATCATCTAATACGGTTCAATTTACCAATGCAACTACTGGTTTTGTCACTACAAGTAATGTAACAGTTGGTGGTATAGCAAAACAAACTAGCGTACCCGCATTCACCGTGAGACTTACAGATGGTACCATAGTTGGTGCCGGTGACATAGACTATAATCAGGTTGACACAGATAATACAAGTAGCTACACAACTTCTGATGGTAGATTTACAGCACCAGTGGCTGGACATTATTTCTTTAGCGCACACGGTATATATCAAAACGATGTAACTGTCTATGATTTTACAATCAACGGTACAAGACAAAACATAAATGCACTGTGTAGCTCACCATCGGCAAACTATATACAATGTAATATATCCGCAGTTTTGAACCTGTCTGTGGGTGACTATGTGAATGTTTATCAGGTAGAGGGTGGTACATTTGGTACAGATAACAATGTTTTCACAGGGTTTTTCATTGGTTAGTTCAAAAATAAAGTTTGGTACTAATAGAATATGGCAACCCACATACTCAATTTTCCAAATGCTGATATACACACTACTAAAATAAAATCAGCGTCAGGCGAGTTTACAAGTGATGGTAATCTATCACTCTTGACAAGTGGTGGCGGTACAACAAATCTTACTGCTACAGGTGGTGGTAATATTGGTATTGGCACTTTAACACCTTCTTTTAAACTCGATGTTAATGGGGACTTAAATTTCACGGGTACTTTATATCAAGGTGGAGTTGCATACGCCGGTAGTCCATGGACAACAACTGGTAGTGATATTTATTACACAACTGGAAACATTGGTATCGGGACGGCGTCTCCACGCGCTCTATTAGACGTGTGTGGTCCAGTGAATATTCCTGCGATCCTCACGTCGGGGGCAGGTAGCTCCGAAGGTGACATAGCAGTCATAAGTGGTGAAGCGTTGCAAATTGGTCACTGGGACGTTGGAACGACAACATTTACAAACCGCATTCACGTAACATCTGGAGGCAACGTCGGCATCGGGACGGCGAGTCCACAATATCAGCTCGATGTGGATGGCGGGACTACGGAAGGCGCTGGGGATGTTATGTTACGCCTTATGGGTGCCGTAAATAGAACTGGAAAATTGATTTTAGGGCGTTCGGGGAATTCGGATATAAGGTCGCACGCGATAGAAGTGAATAACAATAGTGGTGGTGCGAACAATTTTATGAAGTTTCTGGTTCACGATGGAGGTTCATCAAGTCCATATGAAACTCGAACGGAGGTTATGACCTTACTGGGTAGTGGTAACGTCGGCATCGGGACGGTGAGTCCATCCGCCCCATTACACGTCGCGGGTGGTACAATTATAAACTCTGATGGGGTCGCCAAGAAAACTTATTCATACTCAGGGGATTTGACTTCTGGTCAGACAGTTGCCAATTCAACAATCAAAATTACATTCTCGGCCCACGTTTTCTACGCAAAGATTGTGGCACATCTCGTGGAATCTGACAACGAAGTCAGTACATTCTCACTTGAGTGTGGTGGTGGTAATTGGTCCGGTGGAACACCCCTCGCAATAGCCAAAGGTCCACAGGCGATATTTGGTAGCGCAAGTACAAACCCATGGAGCTCAACTGTGACGACATCGGCAACAACGGTGAGCTTTAAGCCAACGACAAATATGGCCGTGGCTGGACACTACAATGTTTTCATCGAATACATTTCGCAAAGTAGCTCAGGGGTTGTATCAAAAATCACAGAAGGTACAACGGATGTTGTTACATTTGGATACTAAAAATACCTAATTTATATTTCGTGGATGCTTCCCATTTCTTATAAATTATATCATACCAGGGCGTTTCCGCGCTTCACATGCCTCAGAAAAAATTATAGTGTTACTGTAATAGATGGCGACGACCAACATACAAAGTTTTGCTGGTGACGTTGAAGTTTCTGGTGAGTTGACTGTGACGGGTCAGTTGAATTCCACAACTGGCTCCGATAAGGTTAAACTTACGGAGACAACCAGTAATGAAACAGATTACATTCCATTATCAAAGGGTGCAACTGGTGCTCAGGCGCTCTACACAGACTCTAACCTGACATATAATCCGGCGAACAATGTGATTGGTGCTAACATCTCAGGTAATGCAACTTTTGCTACCAGCGCGACCAACGCGAACGCTGCGAATGCAGTTGCATTTACTAGTCGGGACAGTACTGACGACACAGACTACATTGCTTTCGTGGATGGTCACGGCGATGGAGACAAGGCACTCTTCACAGATCAAAACCTGACATATAACTCTTCTACAAATCAGATTGGTGCTAACATCTCAGGTAATGCAACTTTTGCTACCAGCGCGACCAACGCGAACGCTGCGAATAAAGTTGCATTTACTAATCGGGACAGTACTGACGACACAGACTACATTGCTTTCGTGGATGGTCACGCCGCTGAAGACAAGGCACTCTTCACAGATCAAAACCTGACATATAACTCTTCTACAAATCAGATTGGTGCTAACATCTCAGGTAATGCAACTTTTGCTACCAGCGCGACCAACGCGAACGCTGCGAATAAAGTTGCATTTACTAATCGGGACAGTACTGACGACACAGACTACATTGCTTTCGTGGATGGTCACGCCGCTGAAGACAAGGCACTCTTCACAGATCAAAACCTGACATATAATTCATCTACAGGTCAGATTGGTGCTAACATCTCAGGTAACGCGACCTATGCGAACTCCGCGGGTTCCGCCACCAATGCGAACTATGCGGGTTCCACGGCCTATGCGACCTCCGCAGGTTCCGCCACCAATGCGACTTTTGCGACCAATGCGGGGGGTGTTAGTGTAACTACCAGTCAAACAAAATTTGGATTAAACGCGGGTCAGACCTCTCAAGGCCCCGACTCTGTCGCTATAGGGAAGGAAGCGGGTCGGTACAATCAAGGCTCCTGGGCCACCGCTATGGGGTACCAAGCGGGTTACGCCAATCAAGGCAATTACGGCGCCATCGCTCTAGGGTACAAAGCGGGTTACTGCAATCAAGACCAATACAGCGCGGCTGTGGGGCGCCAGGCGGGTAGCAACAATCAAGGCAGCCACTCCGTCGCTGTGGGGATCGAATCGGGTCAGTCCAATCAAGGCGACTTTTCCACCGCTGTGGGGTCCAGGGCGGGTCAGTACAATCAAGGCTATCAGTGCGTAGCCATCGGCGCCTCCGCGGGGGCGTACAATCAACCGTGGGGTTCAATTGCAGTTGGCGCCATGCGCTTCGCCTCCGGTAATCAGTACGTCATCTATAATAACAGCACCGGTGAGTTGTCCAGAGGTAACAACTACTCAGATGATCGTCTCAAATACAACGAGAAGGTCATTACGGGTGCCATACAGTCCCTGTTCAAATTGAGACCCGAAGAGTATGATAAAAAACCGTCACTCAAGCCGACACACGCGGGACAAAATTGGGCGCATGAATCGGGTCTCATCGCCCAAGAAATCTACTACAGTGCCCCCGAGTTTAGGCACATCGTCCAAGTTCCACAAACGGCTGGGGATGTTGAAAAATATACACCTCCACCCAGCGATGATCCAAACCAAGATCCAGACTATTCAGTGTGGGGTGAGGAGTCCCCATCAGTCAAATATGAACAGTTCGTGCCGTACCTCATTAAGGGTGTTCAAGAGATCGTCACGGAACTCCCTCGGTCCAAGACCACTGTCTCGAATGCGTGGGGACAAAACATCGTGGGTCTCGTCGTGAGTGCGAATGCCAATGCCCACAAGACGAACACGACACCCATCGTCGCCCTCTCGAATGTCTACATGGACAAGAAATGGTACGGGGTTGTGTCCGAGAAGAAGACCGACACGAACGATTACGATACCCTCGTGGATACGAAGGGTGACACCCAAATTTGGGTGACGGACATAGGTGGTCCCCTTGAATCCGGAGACCTCGTGACCACCTCAAATGTGGCACCCGGCTACACACAAAAGCAGGGTGACGACCTTCTCCGAAGCTCCACCGTCGCCAAGGTGACCCAAGACTGTGATTTCACAGAGCCCGCACAGCGACCTATCCGTGTACCCAAGAGGGAACTCTCGAATGTGACATACTACTTGAGAGTGACTGAACAAGATATTAACCTCGATGCGTACGAAAAATTATTTGACACACAACGAAAGATTAAAACGACACCCGTCTATGTAAAGGAAGTCGGTGAGAATGAAGGAGGTGAAGAACAGTTCTTCCACGGAGAAACCCAAGTGAGTGAAGAAAAATACAAAACGCTTCCAGAAGATGAGAGATCCAAGAAATTGATCGTTGAATTGGAAGTTGACGACCACGAAAAACTCAGTGACGAAGAAAAAGCTGAATACACACTTGGTACCAGAGAACGATGGTTCGTCTTGACTACGAGTAAATCTAAATCTCCAATTCCCGAACACGACGAAGAACTCGTTGTCGAAGAACTCGTGGATGTCCTCGATGAAAACGGACAAATCGTATGGGAAGAGACTGCCAATGCGGTACCCGTGTACACCCTCGTAGATCACAGCAGCTACAAGGCGGCGCTTGTCTCGGCGAAGTTGGTCTAAAGTCCCGAGCGACGCAGTGACTCGTACATAAAAAAAGACCTTATCAAACACCAATTTGATAAGATCCAGACTTTGTCAAGCTTAAAAAAAACTCTCACTATACTATAAAATGTCTGGTGGTATCGCCCAACTTGTTGCTGTCGGTGCTCAGGATGCGCACCTTGTCGGTCAACCCGAAATCAGCTTTTTCCGCTCAACCTACAAGCGACACACAAACTTCTCCCAAACTGTGGAACGCCAAGTGATCCAGGGGAATGTCTCTAATGGGGGTATGTCCACCATTCGCTTTGAACGCAAGGGGGATCTCCTCAGCTATGTGTACCTTGTCCCCAATGACGGCTCCGCGGCCCAGGGATACAGTGCCGCCGACTGGCGCACAAAGATCGATAAGATCGAACTCCTCGTGGGTGGTCAAGTCATTGATGACCAGGACTCCACCTACTCCACCCTCATCGCCCCCGTGCTCTCCGCCACAAACTCTTCCAAGTCCGTCTCGGGTGACCTTTTCGGTGGTGCCAACACTTCTCGATTCTACCCCCTCCGCTTCGCGTTCTGCGAAAACCTCCAAACCGCCCTTCCCCTCATTGCTCTCCAGTACCACGATGTGGAACTTCGCATTACTTGGGGCTCCGATGCTGACACCTGATAAGTGGGATGTCTACGCGAACTATGTGTACTTGGATACCGAAGAGCGCGAGTTCTTCGCCTCCAAGCCACAAAACATGATCATCACCCAAGTCCAAAAGGCGACCGCCTCCGCGACCAAGATCCAAGAGCTCAACTTCAATCACCCAGTCAAGTACCTCGCTGCGGGTAAGGCTTCGGCGCTCGAGATCCTCAATGACGACAACAAGCTCAAGCTCCAAATCAACGGGACCGATGTCGCGGACTTCAAGTTTGCGGATCCAAACTTCTCCCACGTCCCACTCTACTTCCACACCACGAATGCGGCCAAGCCAGCGACCCTCAAGACACTCTTTGTGTACCCATTCTGCTTGGATGCCGGTAAGTTGCAACCAACTGGTACCCTCAACTTCTCCCGCCTTGATTCGGCTCGCATCGTGAATGACACCCGGGACTGCGATGATGACATCTACGCGGTCAACTACAACATTCTCCGCATTGAGAACGGTATGGGTGGACTTTTATATTCTAACTAATTAATAAAACACATGTGGAACCTAGTTTTCCTTCTCGCCATCGTTTTTGTATTGACGTACGATCCCAAATCCAGGACACTTGAAAAGTTTGTCGGTCAACCCACACCACCAACTCAAAAGTCTTGTGAACCTACGCATTACGAAGCCGTGCAGTTTGCCCAGAGTCCCTATGAATGCCCTCCCTCAGGCAGGACACACATGGGTGCTCTTACTTAAAAAGAAGAATCGCGTATAGACTATAATGATTCCAATGGACCGTGAAACCCTTATGATGATCGCCACAATTGTGGCGATTGCCGGTGTTGTCTTCCTATTTAAGGAGATGAACAAGGCTAAACAAGATGTTGAAAATCTTAAGAATTTCTCAGCCCACCTCGTGCATCGTCTCAGTGCACCCGAAGCGAAACCTACACCCGAAGCTGAACCAGAAACTGAAAAGGAAGATGCCGAAGAAAATGTGGAAGAATAAACATATTCAGTTATTATAACTTGCGAATGCGCAATGAAAAAATACAAAGCTATAGCGATACCGGTCAGTTTTGCCGATGAAAAGCCTAAATTCCTCACTGTGAGGGATCGGCGTTTTAAGGATTGGATTTTTGTCACAGGGGGGTGCAGACGGCGGGAGATTTTCAACCCCCTTCGCTGCGCTCTTCGTGAACTCGAGGAAGAGACCCGTGGTGTGGTTGCCCTCAAAAACGGTGAGTATACGGAGTTTAAATTTACAGTCAAAGAGAGTCCAACGGTGGATTTGGAATATAATGTTTTCGTCTTTTTTGTAGACTATACCAAACCACAACAACAAACACTCGTAAAGAAGTTTTATGAAGAAAAACAAAAGACAAATCTTAAGAAGATTAATAAACAACCAATAAAGAAAACTTTTGATGAAAATGACTACATGAGTTTTGATACCCTCGAGGAGTTCAATACCCGCAAGCGATGGAAACTCATCGTGGACAATGTCCTCAGAAATCCAGAGTTTTACTCGTGTGTGAGTTCTCTCAATAGAAAAACATTCTCTATTAAGTAGAATGAAGTCAAAGTCTTACATTTTAATGCAGATTGGAGAGCTCCTCAAATCAAACAGAGGTCTCTGTGAAGAAGAAATAGAGGAATGGATTAAGGAGAATGAGGAAAAGAAAGTCTATGAACTCCTCGTCATCAAGAAAGAACTTTCTGAAAGTAGGGAATATAGAGATGTTTCTGTGATGAGGTGGTTTAGAGGTTAGACGCGATACAAAGGTATGTTTAAAAGGTGGTGCAAAGAACAAAAATTTAATAATGCAACCAATCTATCACATGTGCTCATGGACGGAGGAGTCCTTTCCGTGCCATTTGATAAATTGAACGAGTTCCACGAAAAGTATATTCAGGCTATCAAGGCTGGTGAAGAGCTCTTTGTCGTTGAACAAAAGAGTCCCATATACAACTTCTTTGTGGACATTGACTACAAAGATGAAAAAGCGCTCACGATGAATGAGATTCAAGATATCTGTAAAATCATTTGTGATAAAGTCAAACGACACGGTGGTAAGGAGTGTCTCATTTGTGTATCACCTCCCAAAACAGCTGGTGAATATATAAAAACTGGGATACATCTTAACTGGTGTGGATTTCCAGTAAATCAAGAATCGGCACTGGCACTTCGGGAACACATTCTCGTCGCTTTGTCTAAAGCAAAGGGATCTATAGATTGGAATGAAATCATTGATTCTTCTGTATATGGATCCATACAGAGAAAAACGAAGGGAAGTGGTCTTCGTATGCCGTGGTCTCACAAAATGGCAAAACATATGCCGTGTGGTGGTCAGGGATGTGAAGGGTGTGGTGACAAAGGTAAAATCGTACAAGTCGCATACCTACCCGTATTTATATATAAATGTGGTCCACTGAGTACACTTTTAAAAATTAGTCACGACCCAGACCCAGAAATACTTAAAATGTCTTCTGTGAGAACTAATTCTATAGAATACAATACAGTTGAACCACCATCCTCCGTTATTAAGGAAGGTTCATTTACGAGCACACAGACTAAGGATGAAGTTCACGATGACGAGGTTCGGGGTCTCATTGAGGACTTTGTACAAACACACATGGATGGGCAGAGTGGTGCTACGATTACAAAACTCTTCAAACACAACGAGACATACCTCGTTTCAACAAACTCCAAATATTGTGAAAATCTCAAGAGACCACATAGTTCTAATCACATCTGGTTTCATATTAGTGGGTCTGTGATAGCTCAAAAGTGTTTCTGTCGTTGTGAAACAATTCGGGGTCGGCGTGATGGTTTCTGTAAAGACTTCTACGGTCGCAAACACAATCTTCCACAGAAAGTTATTGAAAAGTTGTATCCCAAAAAGGAAGACTTGAAGAAGTGTCCAGAAATCAAAAAGTTTGAGGAGAAGCCTCAGATTAAACAGAGTGATGTGAAGCCACATCTGGAATCATTCATACAAAGATTTATGGCGTGTCCCGAAGATACACATGTTGTGAAAATTACTCGTTTGAAAAAAGACTTTACAGTGTTAACAACATCTTCATATTGTGAGATAATTAGAGGTGATCACGAAGGAGCTGCGATGTCGTATGTTATCAAGAGTGGTAAGATATCTCAAAAATGTCCAGTTTGTAAAAGGACTCCAAAGGGAAGTGTGAGAGTTCACGAACTTAGTGGTAGTGTGAAGCAAGCACTCAAACCACCCGAAAAAAAATAAAGCGCAACAGTAGAAGAATGGCTCTCATTCTCGTTGGTGTGACTGTGTATCTCGCAGTAAAACTCATCAACGATATTGAAATTCCCAAAATAGTACCAGAAACAGATGAATTTCACATGTATTCCGGTGTTCATCCAGAACTATATAAAGAGTATCTTAAGTATAAAAGTGAAGGGCGTCACATAGACGCGCAAAACGCCCTTGAAGAGCTCGCATTGTACGCGGATTTTGACTTTAGAGAAGAAATACAAGAAAAGATACTTAAAAGGCAAGAGTCTTTATTTATTTAAATGGTTCAGACCAGAACACGCTCAGGGAGACAAATAAAGAGGCCAGAACTCTATCAACCAGAAGAAACTGTTCTTGAAGACGATTACGCCCCCGAAGACCACGATTCCGACATTGGGTCGGATATTGATACAGAAGACGAGTACTATTCTGAAGACGACAGCGAAGACGACGACGACGAGGGTAGTTTGAAGGATTTTTTAGTGGACGATGACGAAGAGAGTGAGGAAGAAGACGCTTAAAAAAAACAAGGGATATATTAAAAAATGGAAACTGATATAGGAAATCCAATTGATTATAATCCAGCGACCGATCCATTTAAAGATCAAGGAAAGGATGAAGATAGTACACCAATAAACGATCAAAGTTTACAACAAAATGATCAATACTATTTTCAACCTTCAGAGATGATGTATCCACAACAACAATTTCAGTCATATCCGGAAAGAGTAGATTTTCTAACGGGTGTAGACAAATCCACATGGATTATAGCTTTTGCTGTCTTTTTATTAGGCTTTTTCATGGGGAAAACCATGCAACCAGTGATCCTCAGGTACGCTTGAGTATGGAACAAAGTCACCAATGTCCCCATAATTTGGGATAATCTTCCCTGTAATATCACGATTCATAACCTGCGTTGGATACACTGGCACAATAAACGCATCGCGAGTATCCTCAATAAATCCATGAGCTGTGCTCACCTTCTCGTCTCTCCTACTTTTGTTTTTTGAAGACATACCCTGTTCAAAAAACAAAATAAAGAACGCACTTGTCAAAAGTATGGTCATAAGAATTTTCCACATTTTGCTTTAAAATTAACGAATATTATATTTAGGCTGATGAAACTTCTGGTTCACCCTCATCTTTAGCTTCTTCAATCTTAGCTTCGGTAGAAGAAGCCTGCTCTTCGCGCCATTTGCGTCGCTCTTCCATCTCAGTGGCGACAACGGCATCAGCCTCCTTAACAAGATCTTCCATAGAGGCGTCTGGCTTTTCTTTCTTGAGGCGCTCAAGAACTTCGGCTGGGTGGCTCACGGGTGGTTCATCTGGCTTGGTGTAGAAGAGTGAGTTTTCGTCACCAGGTTTCGCGTATGACTTCGCCTCCATCATGTCACGCTTACGCTCGTTGAACATCCGCGCAGCTTCAGATTGGTTCTCCTTGTAACCACTCATAATTTCTTCCAACTTCTCATTTTGGTAGTGAACATCCTCAATCTTGAGAGGATCTGGGGGGATGAGAAGCCACTTGTACATGTCAACAACATAGATGTCAAAGGTGTTATCTTCTTTTTGAAGACGCTTCGCGTGCGCGGCAGCTTCGTCGCGAGAGGCGAAGGCACCACGAATCTTGATACCGAACTTATCGTTCTTTTGTGGCGCTTCTGGACCAACGACAGAAAGGCATGCGTATAGCTGACCAGGAACAGTGGTATAATCTTGCTCGAGAGACATTTTATGTGTTATACTACCATTAAAACTTTAAGCCAGCTTAAAAGTATTATGTGATTATAAGTCAATGAGAACATTTTGGGATAAACAACCTGTTCCTCATGAGGGTGTGACATACGAGGCTGGTAAAGAAATTGAAAAAGAGAGAAAGATGGTCAATGAACCCATTGAACTCCCCGATGGATTTTCGTGGACAGAGCCATCTCTTCAAGAAGCACATAAACTTTTGAGTGAACACTATGTATGTGATGAAACATTTAAACTGAGCTATTCCCCCAATACTCTCAAATGGGCGAGTGAATTACCCGGTAAGGGTATTCGCCACACAGAAAGCGGAGAACTCATTGGTTACATCTCGAGCGCACCCATGAAAGTGAGGGTGTGCGACGATATTCTTGACATGGTTCAGATCAATTTTCTTTGTATCCATCCCAAGTATAGGGACAAGGGATTTGCTCCAATACTTATCAGTGAAATCAAAAGAATTGCGAACACAAACAATATTTGGCAAGCAGTGTATACAGCGGTAACTAAAATACCAACACCCATAGTTAAGAGTACATATTGGCATAGATTCCTAAATATCAAGAGACTTGTCAAGACTGGATTCTACCAAACAGATCGTTTGAGGGAAAAATACTTTGAACTTCGTGGAACTTCACAATTTAGAAAGATGACTTCTAAAGATATTCCAAAAGTTACAATAATATTGAAAAAGTATTTTGAACAATTTAAAATTGCTCCAGTCATAAATAAAGATTGGGTAAAAAGATGGATACTTCCTATTAATTCTTATGTAAATGATGAGACCGAAGACTTTATCTCTTTCTATGAGATTCCATATGACCGAGTAGATAATGTGGACTCTGTGAAACAAGCATATGCGTTTTACATGGTCGGTGATGTTTACAATGACGCGTTTTTGATTGCTAGGAATTTGGGATATGATGTATTTAATACTCTAGACATTGGTCAATTGCGAACCGATCTCGAGAGACTTAAATTCCTAAAGGGGAGTGGTCATGTTTATTATTACCTATTCAATTGGCTTCCATCTTCTTCAATTGGTTCTGAAGATGTACAGCTCAAATTACCTTGAAGATTGAGTCGTTCGTTAATAAGTTTTACATACTCTTCATTGAGTTCAACACCAACAAATGGGAGACCGAGGTCTCTCGCCGCCACACATTCACTCCCAGATCCCGCAAATGGTACAAAGACAAAACCATTATCTGGATCTTGTCTACACGATCTCAACAATTTATCACATAATACAAGTGGTTTTTGAGTTGGGTGGTTTACTCTCTCATTTTTACCAGCACCACCCGCGAGTGCTGGAATCTTAATTACATCTCTTGGTAAAGCTCCACCTGGATGAGCTGTATAAGTTGTACTCTTTTCACCATTTGAAAATCTACCCTTGGTCGCTTTTCTCTCTTTTCCAGCCGCTCCTTTTATAAATCCATCGGTATATGGTTCTCTGACATCGTCTCGGTGAAATACTCTGTCTTCCTTCCAGAGAACGATTATACTTTCATGTGAACGTTGCCAAAAGTTGAGAGAAGGGACATTCTTATTTGTATAATGCCACACAAGCCAACGCCGATTTATATTTTGTGGAATACGAGCGAGAATGAGTGCAAGAATTTCACTAAAACCATAAATAAACATTGTACCATCTCGTCTCAGTATACGCAAACAACCCTCAATCCACTCATCGCACCACTTTAGGTATTCATCCATTGGTTGTTTATCACTTTTGTTTCCAAAGTCTTTACCAATATTATATGGTGGATCCGCAATAACAATCTGCGCACTTTCGTCATTTAGTGTCCTAAGTGTATCCAATACATCACCGTGGATAACTGTCATATCACATAAGCGAATTAAAGTTTTAAGTCGCTTGAGAAATATGTCATGTGTTATGATTAATCTCGTTGTCACACCTGATGAAAATGTTAAAGTATATCTACAGGTTAAACCAAGTCTTCACGACTTTCTCGTGAATGTCGGGGGTTTGATTGGGGTGATTGAAAAAAATATTAAATCGTTTCATAATTTACTCTCTCAACCTATTACTGGAACTATATGGGAAGAGATCTTATCCAAATCTTTTACGGAAATTGGACACAATACGACATGGAAACCTGACAACTCTCATAAAGTTGGTGAAGATATGCGAATTATTTCACTTGAAAATTCAAGAATATCCTGTAAGTCTGGTGTCATCACACATAATAGAACTCACAAATTGGGTGAATGTGTACAGTTCAGTTCATCAAGAACTACAAGTTTCAAAACTTTGGAAGAAAAGTTACAACACTTGAGTAAAAGTCATTATGATTATCATTTCATGTTGTCAAAAAAAGATAAATTTGATGGAACCTACAAATTACTTATTATTAAGGCTGACAATTGTAATGTCGGTGATTTAGAGTGGGAGCCGAATAAAAACGGTAAACCTGATGATTATGTAACTAAAGTAGGTGGCCCATTCAAAGCTACTATAACTGGATCTATGAGTGGGCAACTATGGGTAACCTTACCCCTCACACGTGTAGAGTATATTTTTGACATTGAAGTTCCTAAGTAAAAGAAAAGACTCAAAATATTCATAAGATGGAAGAGATCCGCAAAAACCATAATAATGCCAAAAGGGAACTCATACAGTCTGTGACCCAAGAAGGTAATCAGATTTTGGATGTTGGTTGTGGTTTTGGTGGTGACCTTCAGAAGTGGCACAAGTGTGGTGCAAATATGAGTATGTGTGATCCAGAGCCAGCAGCCCTTGTGGAGGCTAAGTCTCGTGCAAAGAATATGCACATGCGGGTAAACTTCTATGAGGGAGACATACACGACTGTCCGAATAGGAAGTATGACATTGTGTGTTACAACTTTTCACTTCATTATATTTTTGCGTCACGAGACAAATTCTTTAGTTCAATTCGTGAAATCAAAAAGAGAATGAAACCTGGTGGGAGACTTGTGGGTATTATACCAGATTCAGAGAAAGTGACATTTAGAGTGCCCCTCAAAGATGATATGGGAAACTTCTTTATCATGAAGACCCACGGTAATGGTGGCTACGGTGAAAAACTATTTGTAAACTTAGTGGACACCCCCTTCTACGCAGATGGACCTAGGTCTGAACCTATAGCCTACAAAGACCTTCTCATCACACACTTGGAAGCGATAGGATTTAGACTAGAACTTTGGGAAGGTCTCACGGGCAACCCAATCTCAGAACTTTATAGTAAATTTATCTTTGTATATAAGAGATGATCACATTCATTATATTAATTCTCATCAACTTGTTGATACTTTCTCAGACCAAGGAACCTCAACAACTCACCGAGGTGAAGGAAAAATATCGCGTTCTTCGTGAACACCTAACTTCCAATGGTCATGAGAAGTTTCACATGTTGTCACACTGTATACCCATAACAGGTTACATTTCTATGAATGGCACTGTGGGTTATAACACAAACAAGGGTCAAGAAATTGCGATATGTCTTGATGGAACACCCAATGAAATCTTCCATGTTCTCATCCATGAGTTAGCCCATTGTACCGTTGACGAATATTCACATTCGGATGCATTTTGGAGTAATTATATTGAACTCCGTGATATGTGCGTAGAATTAGGTATATATGACAAGATTCCAGAGAGAACTAAGTTTTGTGGACAGCACATTCAGGATAAATAATCTTCTTCGTCCATATTAAATGAAAACACCATTAACTGTTTTGATTATGGTCATTGCCTATTGGCTCGCTGTGTATGGTACGACACTCGTTCCACACATGAGCGAAAACTACAATCTTAACCTCGTGTGGTTGACTGTAGTGGTGCCAAATGTGCTTCGTCTCATTGTTGGAAGTATTCCACGACTTGCCGTGGATCGTCTCTTTTTCGTATCTACGAGTATTATCGCCTTAATTATTACATTCGCGATCAATACATTTTCAACAGATACACGAGAGGCGGTTGAAAAATATGGAAGTGACAGGGGCAAGACACTTAAGTTGAGTGCCTTGCTCATGACGGCATTTGCAGCAGGAGCTTTAATCACCTATTATACAGGTATTGATAATTCAATCTATTCTAATATGGGTTGGGAATCAAGTAATCAGGGCTTCACGATGTAGTCCTTCGCCACATAGAATGCAAGCGCCGCAACCAAACCTGTTGAAGCCAAGCCAATCATGCTTCGGCTCCCTTGTTCGTTAAGAAACTTGGGGACTGAAGTCACGAGCTTGTCTTGAACTGGCTTAGACACCGCGAGAGCAGCCGCAGCACCCGCAACGAGAGCAATCATTTGATCGTCCGTGAGGTTGAATGGGTTCTTGCTTTCTGGCTTCGCTTCTTGTTGTGGCATCGCATAACTACCCTGGGGTTGTGGGGCAGTCATTTGTGGCATCATTCCTTGCATCCTGGGCTCTTCCATCATCATTGGTGGCTCCATCATAATGTCATTGATTGGCGTAGAGTCCATCGTCTGTTTACTTTGACTCACATTTTTTTCGGGTTGTGAAAACACGGGCTCACGATTCACGAAAGTTGTAGTGGGGTTATCATTCAAAGGTACCATTCCATCTCCATTATCAGACAAATTGAGAGTATTAATATCCGTGGACATTTAGTATATTCACATGTTTTTGAGAGTAGTGAGTGACGCAGCCTGTATTAGAGAAATCGTTTCATTAAATTCTAAGAATGACAGACTTTATTCAACAGCCAATGATAACATATATTGGAAACAAAAGGAAACTTGTTGATAAAATCCAAGATGTCGTGGAGAAACTCCGACCGTCAACATGCGCCGATGCGTTCTCTGGTTCTGGAGTAGTTTCACGAATGTTGCTGGGTCATTCTGAAAAAATGTATGTAAACGATCTTGAACAATATTGTGAAGTTCTTTCAAAATGTTTCTTGAAGACACCTTCTTGGGCCGATCAAGATGATGTTTGTAAACATATTGAGAATATGAACATGTGTCCAGATAAAGTTGGGTTTATTACGGAACTCTACGCTTCAAATGAAAGACAATTTTATACTCCGGAAAATGGAAGAAGAATTGATGGTATGTTGGACTATATTGAGAGGTGTGTCCCCGAGAATCTTAAACCGTACTGTTTAGGACCTCTCATAGTAAGGGCGAGTATTCACACAAATACATCTGGTGTTTTTAAAGGTTTCCACAAAGGTGGTTGGGGTGGTAAAGGTGGACACGCACAAGATAGAATTACAAAGAGGATTGAAGTTGATTGTCCTGTGTGGCTTGAACCACATAGGGATGTTGAAGTTTATCGCCAAGATGCGTGTGATTTTCTGAGGGATCTCCCGAAAGTTGATCTTATCTACCTGGATCCACCCTATAATCAACACCCATATGGGTCAAACTATTTCATGTTAAATCTCATTTGTACCAATGAGAGACCTCATACACTTTCAAAAGTATCAGGTATCCCTGGGGATTGGAATAAGAGTCAGTACAATTATAAAAACAAAATTAGAGAAGCTATGGAACGTACCTTAAAGTTGGCTACTGAGAAAGCTAAACATACCTTGGTGTCATATAACAATGAAGGTTTCATCAAACCCGATGAATGGGAGGAAATCCTTAGGCCCTACAAATATGAAAAAATTGAGATTGATTATACTTGCTACAAAGGTAGTCGTAATCTAAAGAATCGTTCTACTAAAGTTACAGAATATCTATTTGTTATTTCGTCTTTGTAATCTTTAGAGAAGTCTTCTTAGTCGCCTTCTTCGCATCATCCTCCCGCTGCTGCATATGTTTGGGATTATACATCTTATTATGAAGTCTCCACAAGTCTGGACTTCCAACTCGGAAGTTTTTGCGTATAGATGCCTTGTACCAAAACACACAATCTTGTATCCTGTTTGATTTTACTGTATTATCTAACACGAGACATTCATAGTTTTCTGTACAAGCGTCCATGACCTTGTTAAACATGTCAAAGCTTGGAAAGATACCAAAAAAGGATTTATAGAGTTTCTCCCTATTTTGAAGTATATTTTCCCTAAGAAGAAACACATAATCAACATTAGCTCTGAGAGCTGGTGGGAGATCCATACAATATTGCATAGTGAGCATGAAGAAGATCTTCCAGTGTCTTCCGTTCATGAAGCACTGCCTGATGCATGTATCCTTGAGGAACTTGTTATCATACATACAATCGTCAAGAAGCATGAAGGCTCCGCAATTTTGTTTACCGTCACCCACCAACTTCCTCTGTCTCGCCATGACTCTCTCTATCGCATCTCTATCGTAATCGCCATACACAAAGAGATCTGGAATAAATTCTGAATAGAAATGATTCCCCTCCTCTGTTCCTGAGAGAACTATACCAGCTGGAAGATGTTTCTTATGGTACATAATATCCTTGACGAGGGTTGATTTACCTGTGTTTCGTTTACCTATAAAAACACACACCCTGTCGTCCGATATCGTCTCAGGTTTGAATTTCCTCAATTGAAGATTCATTCTACAGTAGTGTCCCGTTTTATTTAGTAAAATTTTACTCACATAGAGTAGGAATGTCTGGTCGTTTAAGACTTGCAGCCACTGGAGTCCAAGACCAATGGCTCACAGGAGATCCACAATTTTCATATTTCCTGATGAATTTTAGAAGACATACAAAGTTTGCGATAGATTATGTTGAAAGTCAGTTTGATGGAGACATTGACTTTGGAAAGACAATCATCTCTCGTGTACCCAACGATAAAGGGGATCTTGTGAGTAATATGACTATTAAAGTTACCCTGGATGATCCAGTCCCAAACGATGATAACTGGTCTCCATCCATCATCTCACACTTGGTGGAGAGTGCCGAGCTTCTCATAGGTGGTCAAACTGTTGAGAAAATCACAGGTGAGTACATTTACATGCATCAACAACTCCATAACACAGACGATGACATCAATCAAACGCTGTACTTCTTGAATGGACACAGTAATGTTTTAACATACGCAGCTGGCACCGAATATACTTACTTTATGGATTTACCATTCTACTTTTACCGAAATCCAAGTTTAGCTATACCAACATGTGCTCTCACGAAACAATTGGTTGAGGTGAAGATAAAATTGAGATCACTCCCTGAATTGATAAACGGTGGTGCTTCTGCAGGTGTTACCGCTAACATTAAAAAGTTTTCACTTGATAATGAATTTGTATTTCTCACAGACAATGAAAGAAACTTTATGATGTCTAGACCACTTGATTATATAATCACACAAGTTCAAATGTCAAAGTTTGTGATGAATGCGGGTGAAAATACAAAGTCTGTCATGCTCAACTTTTCACATCCAGTGAGGGAACTTTTCTTTGTTTCGCAATCAGAAGAGGCGGTTCGTGATAATCATCCACACCGCTACAATACAATTTCAAATATAAAACTTCAATTTAATAATACAATTGTTTTTGATAGAGATAACGACTTTCTTGTATATGAACAAGCTTTTAAACATCATGTAAATTCGCCATATAACTACAGTGCATCTTACAATTATCTGAAATCAGATTTTGCTATGTATAGTTTCGCTCTTCAACCAGAAGTATATTATCCAACTGGACAAGTCAATATGAGTCGCATCGCTCATAAACTTCTTACAATTGAGATAGATCCAATTAATTCAGTTGATAATAACAACACCAGGATTTATGCTGTAAATTACAACTTACTTCGTGTCAGTGGTGGATTAGCTGGTTTAAAATTTTAGAGTCTTATAATAGTAATGGCTGGGCGTATTCAGCTTGAAGCATCTGGTCTCCAAGACAGGTTTTTCACTGTAGACCCAGACTACACATACTTTTTGCAAAGTTTTAAGAAACATTCAAACTTTGCAAGAGAATATGTAAACATAGATCCAGAGACAGCGGTTGACTTTGGTGGAAAGGCGAGATTTAGAATAGGTCAAAATGTGGGTGATCTTCTCACAACTCTCAGTTTGAAAATTAAACTTCCAGAAATACAGACTGGTTTTTTGGGGTACATAGATTCAGTTGGTCACGGCTCTCATTGAATCTGTTGATCTTATCATTGGGGGTAAGATTATACAAAGATTAACGAGTGATTATCTTCAGATATACTCAGAACACAATGTGACTCAAACAAAGCAACGAGCACTTGAATATTTGGTTGGCAAGTATCCAGAGAGATCGGTGTCAACCCGAGTTTCAGATAGTGCCATTTTATGTCATCTTGGAACATCAGACAGTATTCAGACATGTTTTGTTGATTTGCCATTTTACTTTTTGAATAATCCAGAACTCGCAATCCCCCTTTGTGCCATTAAAAAACAGGAAGTTGAAGTTGAAGTAAAACTTAGAAACTATAAAGACCTCGTGGTAAAGGTTGATGGTACGAAACAGGATTTTAGTGAAGTTCTCAAAATTGTAGAATTCACACTCTGCTCGGAAGTCATTTTTATTGATCCATGTGAGAGACTCAAGATTGAGAATGAGAAGAGAGACTACACAATCACACAGGTGCAACAAAACATTTTTGATATCGCACAGGGTGGACAATCTGGACGCTTCAAGTTGGATTTTTACAATCCCGTAAAGGAACTTTACTTTGTCATTCAAAGACAAGGGTGACATTGGAACTGGTGAGGGTGAATTCATAACACCATTTGACTACGATAATACTTTAGATCAAACAAGTAACAAGTACATTCTCTACGAAAACCTGGATTATCTCACTCTTGACCTAGATGGTCAACCAATAATTACTCAAGAAACAGGCAATGTTATATTTCTCAAAGCTGTACAGGCGGCGATTCATCACTCCAAGACACAACTTTTGAGAAGATTTTACTCATATAGTTTTGCCCTTGAACCCGAAAAGTGGTATCCCACGGGTCAGGTGAACTTTAGTCTCGTAAAGGAGCAAATCCTCAACCTAAGTCTCACACCTTGTGCCGATTATGAAAGACAAGTTCGCGTCTACGCATTAAGTCACAACATCCTTCGTGTGGGTGAGGGAACTGCCCGAACTCTTTTTGATTTGAAATACTAAGAAAGATGATGAAAACGGGTTTTGGTGAAACTTCAGGTGCCTATGAACAATCTCAACAAGATGCGCTCATGGGTATTCTCCTCCCAGTTCTTGAGAGAAGTATGATACTCGCAGCAGAATATTCCAAAGCTTGTGGTCGCGATACAGTGCTTTCAGAAGATATGGAATATGCAATCAAGTATTGTGTTATGTATAAGGTTGGACAGGATATCGGTTCTCTCTTTCCAGAGATTTACAACGAAGAATCCTCAGACGAGGAGGACATTGAAGAGGTTGAACCGGGTGAGTGTCCACCATTTGTGAGATACTCGGGGGAAGATCCCACATTCAGGCAGATGAATGAAGCCTGTGATCGATGGGATACTTGGATTCCTCAAAGTCCGGTGGAAGAGATGTTAAAAAATGCTATTAATAGTAATGAGTACATCGGAGCCGGAGGGTTGGACAATTTCTGAATATAAATCGTTCAGAGTTACAGCTGACGAGGATAGTAGCACTGATGGAGATTCAGACGACGAGGAGGAGCAAATATTTGCAAAATCTCAAATTGTCAGGAGACCAAAGTACAAGAAGATTGTTGAGAAGGAAGAGTTGTTACCAGAGTAGATAATTTTCTGAATATACAGTATAAAAACTCCACCATGGCTGACATGACCGCCCAAGCTCTCAAGACTGTTAACCTCGTTACCCAAGAATTGGAAACCCAATCCCTCAACGCGATCGTCGCGGGCTTCTCCTTTGCGGCCGCGATGAGCTGGATGGACTTGGTCCGCTGGATCATTCAACAAGTGATTAAGGTGCCAAAGAACGGTGGTACTCAATACACCCTCACCGCGATCCTCACCACCTTGTTGTCCATTGCGGTCTACATGGTTGTTTCAGGCATCTCCACTCGCGTCTCCAAGCCAGCGCAACCAGTCTTCGCGATTACTCGCTAAGTTTTGGGCGTCGCTTCATCAGGGACAACAAAAGAATACCAACGAAAACAATTATTCCAATGGAGAGATACTCTTTCCATCTATAAGTATCCACTACAAGTTCAGGGATACTTATTGGTGGCGGCAAAGCCTTCTTGACATCTTCTAGGGGAACTTTTGGTAATCCTTCAAGTTTGTCTGTAGAACCTGTAATTTCAAACTTCAATATATGATCCTGTCCCCTAAAATCGTATGGAATGTGACGCCCGTGACTCACATAGAAAAATTCAATATTGACATCACGAATAAACTTTTGAGGACCTTTGTAGAACTCATGTGTTAGTGGATCATCTGCATGGCTATAGTTTATGGAATCTGTACCATTTAATAAGATGTGTCCAGTGTAAAACGGTGTCGCAGAATAAATAATTTTCGTAAACTCATCAGAACCACTCGTCAATTTCATAACGAGAGAGTTTGGGCCATCCAAGTTGATTGAACCTGAAATAACACTACTTCCCAAAGTTGTATTTTTAGATGAAAACCCTAAAACTTGATGGGGTGTTGTAACGACAGCATTACTGAGATAACCGTTTGTACCATCAAAAAATTCAAGAGAAAATGTATTACTTGTTGTTGTATTTGAAAATGTAAGTGCATTTGTATCCGAGTCAAACACAACTTGATCAATGCATGAGAGAGGGGGTTGCATTTTGAGGTCTAAATCACTCGCCAAAGCGTCACCATCCGCGTAGTTCGTTTCATCAAGGGTAATTTCAATGGTATCGTTGGGGGCACCTGAATCATAAACACTAAAAGTCTTATTTGTTGCGCATGTCGTCAATTGGGGTGTTGGAATGCGAGCAGACACTAGTTTAATCTGGGTGACATCATAAATTGGTTCCTTAAGTGTCACAACATAGTTGTTCGCATAAGGATACACATTAGTATCTCTTTCGCTACTATCTATGTCAAGGGTATGGACCTTCATTAAAATATAGGCACAATATTTTAATGATTGTTTTTGTCTAAATTCGGCTGGAATAAATCTAATAAATGTGATGTGACAATGGGTTGTTCTGGAGTTGTCTCTTCGCGATGTCCAAGCATCTTGAGTTGGGATTCTCGTTGCCCTTGTAGGCATTGAATTGGTGGAAAGGTTTCTGTTGATAGTTTTGAGTCCAACCACCATTCGCGGCAGCGAAGCGTCCGTCAGTTCGGCTTGTATCCACGCGCACAGCCGTGAGAGCACCACCTTGCTTGAGTGCGGACTCTCTGACATTCATACGCCCCGCATTACCCATACGGTTCGCCTTACCCCGTCTGTCTTCTGGCCTGAAACCATACTTCATGAGTTCTTCATTGTTCTTTGTAGTGATCTGAGCAGCCGCACTGGTCGCATAAGCGCCACTGAAGTTGGTAATACCTGGAGCCGCGTGGCTGTAGTGAGCAAACTGTTGATCATTGCGATCGCTCTTGAAACGAGTTGGATCTTGTGGCATCGTCTGGGCTGAAACAAAACGCTTCGCCCCATTGAAACCCAAACCATCCGCGCGATGTCCAGTTTCGGAACGGTTGGTGGTTCTCTTTGTCTTTTCATGTTCTTGGCGTGGGATCATACCAGACATACCCTGCGCACGACCAAACATCGTTGGAAGGCGAGAAGGCAAAAATGCGGTGGTTTCTGGCTTATTGTGAGTCAATTGACCCACGACAGCTGCGCGACCACCAGTGATGTCGGCGGCTGGACCTGAACGCCCTGGGAGAGTTGTGAGCTTGTATTCGCCAACATTGATTGGGTTCACCCTGAACATTTGTTGATAACCACCAGTCGCGGGTGTATCAGCACTGACACCCAAACCTGGACCAACCAACTGCTTCTCAATTGGTGAAAGGTTATTCATACGACCCGTGTCATACATGCGGTTTCTCATGTTGAGAATCTCCTGTCCACCACTTCTTTGTTGGCGACCAATATCGGCGAAACTCTCCATTTCTCTCTTACTTTGTATTTCTACACGAGGTTCAAACTCCTGTTCAATAAATTCTGGGACCATGTCGTCATTGTAAACAACGGGCTGTGTAGTCTCGGGGACTTGTTGAACAACAGGCGCGGGTTCGGACTTGTTACTCAAAGCACGACCAGCATAAATTAGACCAGCAACGGCTGCAAGTGAAATAGGATCGGCCATTCTTATTTTCTAGTAACATTTTTATTAGCGTATCTTTGTTGGAAGAGTCCGTTCTGGAGTTCCGCACGGGTACTTTCTGGCTCATAACTCAATGTGCGAAGGGGGACCTTGCACTCCATATTGGAGAGTGGGAATAGGTTACGCTGATATGTTGGAACGATAACCTTGTTAAATCTAGAGGTTGTTTGGGGACGAAGTTGATCACTCACATCAATGTATTGCGCTGGAGAACCTTTACCCGCCATGTATGGGGCTGTCCCCCACAACATGGTATTTGGCCGACATCCACCACAATTGATGGAACTGGGCTGGGGGTACACAAAGATTTCCTCAGTCGCTTTCACCGCTGGGAGCGCACCTGCATTTTGAACGATCGCAAGACCAGGTTGAAGTTGGTATGCCATTTATTATTACATAAGAATATTTATAATCTAAGAAGGGCCAACACCATGTCCCCGATGAGAAACCCGACTATCACCCGCGGCGTCAAGTCCCGCAAACGCCTCAAGTTGAACACCACGAGCATTTGGATTGCACATTTCTGGGTTAGAACGGCACATTTTACCATTTTTAGATCCATAACACCACTCGGCGAAAGAAGTTTGGTCGCCTGGAATCTTAGAAACTGGTGAAGTCACAAACTGACGAGCAGCGGCGTTGCGCTGATACATTGGATGCGCCGAACGAGAACGCCCCGCATCATATGGAATACGGTCGTCCAACAAACTCTTCACGATTGGCTTCACAGTTGGATAATAACAGGCTTCAAGGCGGTTAGGCGCATCTGTATAATCCGTAATGAGAACATTGCCCATTGGGTTATCTAATGTTGGCATCTGACATCCATTTATGTCGCCACTTGAAGCCATACCATATGTCTCTTTAACCATTTTTGACTTATACAACACATAAAGAACACCCAAAACAGTGCCACCAAGAACAAAAATTCTTGGGTCACGGCGAATGAGATAAATTGTACAGCATGCATAGATGACAAAACGGGAAGCTGCGTTAATTCTGTCTTCTGGAGTTTGATCACGGTTTGGCCAGAACTGGGAAATTCTATCAGCCCGAATGAGTTGCTGAGGATCGTCAAACCAAGCCTTCATTTAGTATAGCTTGAGGTTTATTTTTTAGCCATGCCCCCAAGCATGCTGCCCATCATCTTCATCAGTGCGTCTTGATCAATCTCACCACCTTCAGTCTCCATCTTGTCAGCACAATCCTTGGCGATACCTTCAATGAGATTGAGGGTTTCGGCTGGAATGGCAGTAATCGTAGTACCGAGCATATAGAGTGTTTGGAGATATTGCCATGTCGCAGCCTTAGTATTGGCACTCATACGAGACCAATAACTCTTGATGTTGAGATCCTTAAGGAATTCAATCTTTTCAATTTCCTCGAGAAGGAAAGATTCATCCTTCGCCGAGATCTTATCGGCGTAAGGCGTGACACCCTTCATGAATCCATCAACAATGAGTCGTGGGTTTGTTGTCTTGAGTAACTCGAAAGAGGTAGTCATCTTCTTAATTCCGGTTTCATCTGGAAAAGTCTTGTGCAATTCCACAAGAAATTGGGAGAGCATGTCGTTAAACGCAGTGACAGACGCCATTTTCTTAATTTTAGGGCTAAATCTTTAAGTTTAGAAAGGTTCGCTAGAGATGGTCTCTCTTTGTCCAAGACCATTCGCGACAATAAAGTAGACAAGGATCGCGTTGAGCACAGCTGGCTTGGTATATTTGTTCAATTCCAACTTACCTTCGTTGTTGAGTTGAGCCTTTACATGAATGTAACCAGCAGTTATGGCTCCTGCGATAAGAGCGGCACTCACGGGATCTCGGAGATATTCGGATAGATCTTCCATTTAATTATACGCAGTTTTTTTTACACGCTGTTCTGGGGCATCTCCAAAAAAGACACCCTCATCTTCAGGTTCTTCCATGACATGTTGTTCCATAGGTTCATCTTCTGGTTCTGGAGCTTGAACACCTGGAACTGTCTTGAATTCATTTTCAAGACCCGTGGGTTGTAGAGGTTCTTCCTCCGCGCCCATCATTGGTTCATCTTCTGGAAGTGGTTCAGGCTCTGGTTCAGGTTCTGGGAAGTCCTCTGGACCATCAAAAACATCGGGATCTTCACTATCGTGGACTTGACCATCAAGATCAATATCACGAGAATCTTGTGACATGTAAGTTTGAAGAATCTCCTGGACTGGGATGAGCTCCTTCACAGTGACTTCAATACATTGGGAGAATCTTCGGGTTAATTGTTCATCTCTCACATATTCACTTTGTTCTTCGTGGAAAACATATGGATCTTTGTAGAGATCCTTCGCCACATTATTGTAACAGGTTTGAATGAAAACTTCGTTGGTTGGAAGCTTGAGGCTGATCTTCTTGTTATCCGCCTTGAGACGAACCGCTGAGAGAATCTTGGTACACGCAACAAACACAGCTGCCAAAAGATCATTAAACCAAGCACAACGGTTTGCGATGTTATCACTGTGTTGCTTGGACATGGCGTTGGACCAATTTGGAACTTCCTTGAGAAGTTTTTGGAACATAATGAGAGTCTTTCGCCCCTTTGAGATTTTAGTCGCTTCGTCGTACATATCCTGGAAAACTTCAATCATAGGTGGACACATAATATTGTATAACTGCCCAAGGTACTCCTTGCGAGCCTCGACTAATATATTGAGATTGTCCATTTATCATTGAGAGTGTTTTTAATAACCACCTTCCTACGCACCTCTCCTGTACCTATCCGCCATCTTCTTAAGGTTCATCAAATCTGGAAACTCTGTTTCATCATGTTCTTCAACCTTCTGTTTTACCTTTTTCGGTATAACCCATGAGACATACATATCGTAGTCGCCCACGAGCCTCACATCAAAACCACCCAATTTGAATTGTCGCGCGACATACCTCGCAGCCGCACCCCTATCAAATGTGGGATACCCAATCACAAATGTTGGAACTGTGAGAAATACCTGCTTATGTCCCAACTCCACAGACTGTTTAATCTTACGAGAAAACTGTTCATATACTCGTGTGTATATTTCCTTTCTGATCTGTTTTCTCTTCTCATCAATTTTCGTTACATCATTGATGCTGATCATTATAATTGCTTCAATTTATTTTTAGCCATTTCTAACTCACCTTGTGTTGGTACGGCCTTTTCCTTCACAAGTTCATACTTCACAAAGTCTTGACCACCCCGACTCTCAACAAATGGTGAGACATCGGAGACTGTCTGAACATCAAGTGGTTGCGAGCGAAGGGACAACAATTTAACTGTGCCGTTCACAACTTCAAATGTCGCAACAACGGAGAAACCAAATGCGAAACCGTTATTTTTCACAGTCATGAACATGCATTCGTAAATACTCTTGCCATCTCCGACAAATTTCTTAACCGCGGTTGTTTCAATAATGTATGTACAAAGACCTGTACGCTTTGAAATTTCCTGATTCGCTTGAAGAACGAACTCTTCCATCATATTGTTATCAATATCAGCCTCCGCCTGACTGTAACCACTGAGGTCTGGACTGGCGTCATCAAAGCTGACGGATCCCACTGGCTTCTTGTATCCTGAGAAACCAAAAACTTCGGTGAATGGTTCACGGTTGGTTGTGAGCAACAGGACAATCACAAGAAGGATGACTGTCAAAAGTAACTTCATCTTTACTACTATGCGTTAATTTTTTTTTACAAAATACCCTATAGATATTAGATGTCGCTGCTGATATATAGCCCCAGATGCAAACATTCAATGGAAGTCATTGACTATGTCAACAAACACCCACAATTGAAACAGCTTGTGAATTATCACAATATTAATACCCAGGGTATTCCACCGGCATACCGTAACAAGATTACTCGCGTTCCAACTATGTTAACAAAGAATGGTAAAATTTTAGTTGGGAATGAAATTAAAAATTGGTTGGATTCACTTCTTCCAAACAAAGAAGTCACGAACTGTGGATTTGGTGGAGGGTGTTCAATGACGACACTTGATGGTGACGGATAACGAGGCTGATATGTTTTCATTAGATAACTATGGACAATCTCTTCAACCCGCGATGAGCCGAGAGCTTGAAGAAAAGATTAATCGTGATGTGAGTAAAGGTGTCGCATATTCCGAACAGATTTAAAGATATAACGCAGTATTTTTAGTAATATGAGACTGGTTACTATTCAAGCCTCAGCCATCAAATCAACATTTGAGGTACTCAAGGATATCCTCAATGATGTGAATATCTACTTCCGTCCACAGGGTATGTATATCGTTACCCTAGATACCGCGAGAACATCCCTCATTGATATGTTTTTATCGGCCGACAATTTTGAAGAATATCACTGTGAACAAGAGGAAGTCATCGCTGGAATTAACATTTCAAATACTTTCAAACTATTGAAGACAATTACAAATAATGATGTTCTCACAATTGAAATTAATTCAAAAGAATTTATGGATATTGAAATTACAAGTGAATCTAAGAAGACAAGTACAAAGTTTCAATTAAAACTTCTTGATATCAACGAGAGTAGAATTGAAGTCCCAAGTGTCACGATGACGAGTGTGACCACCCTCCCATCTGCGGACTTTCAGCGTCTCTGCAGAGACATGTCAAACATTGGTCAAGATATTGAAATTACCCGTATCGGTAACGAACTTCGTTTACGATGTGAAGGAGACTTTGCCAACCAGGAAACCTCTATTGAGACCCCCGAGGAAAGTCCAGAAATCACAGGTCTCTATTCTTTGCGATACCTGAATATATTTACAAAGGCGACGAGTATGTGTGCGTCTGTGCAAATTATGCAGGAAGAGGGAAATAGATTCTTGATCCTCAAGTACAACGTGGCAAACTTGGGGGAGCTAAAGTTTTACCTCGCAACTAAGGTATCCGAAGATCAGTTGTAGAATCTTCCAATGTGAGTAGTACCTTTTTCATACCTAATGTATTTGAAAGTATTATCTTTGGAAGCTTTTTATTCAATGTTTTAGATGTGTAATATAAAAAATCCTTGAGTGGAACATCTTGGTCATGAAAGTCATTTCTTGGTCCTGCGTATCTTTTCACCTTTTCAGTAATGTTTACTTGTGGTTTATCGTCGTGATCCACAATCCATACACTACTCAAAGGAATACTAAAGTTCATACCCTCTTTCTCATCCTGCCCTGGAATGAAATTAATATCTTTAGAGATAGCCTTGTACACCTTGCCTCCGTACCAGTATTTTACACGAAGAACGAGGTTCTTAACATTTTGTGGAACAACTGTGTATCTGAATGGTCTACCCATCACAGACACATAGAACTCATCAAGAATGCCATCCCAGTCTTTACTTTCCTCCTCCCAGAATTGATCCTCTATGTGATACTTCATCCTGTAGTCAACCCTATACTCCAATTCTTCTGAAATTATTGTATAGTCCCTGGGTGTTGTTAACCTTTTGTAAAAATATAAAACATTACTTAAAAGTTTGAACAACATTCTTAATTATAATGGAGGGAAACTTTTTAAGTAGGTATAAAAATAAGGTTGAATATTGGACCAACCTCATTGAAACCGATCCCGCCAATAAAAGGAGGTACGAGGATGAAATGTCCGACTATATGATTAGATGTATGCCTTATATGAACCAATACGCAGATGATATGGAGGAGTCAATAAATACTGATAATGTTTTTAATGTCAAAGAAACTGTTGGTATTCAAAGAAAAGATATCTTCACGGACTATTTAGTGGAAGTAGAAAATCAGAATATAAATAGACCTAAGCAACGGAAGGTGGAACAATGTGAATCTTGTTCATCTAGTAATGTAATCCACATTCAAGACACGAGTGAATTGGTGTGTGACTCCTGTGGTTTAGTATTAGCATGTCTCATCAGCGAAGAGTTAACCTATAGGGAAGAGCAGGAAACATCAGAAAAGATTGTCAATTATAGTTACAAAAGGGAGAACCACTTCAATGAATGGTTGAGTCAGTTTCAAGCACAGGAAATGACTACAATACCAGACGAGGTCATGGAACAATTGAGGTCTGAACTCAAAAAGATGAAAATTAAGAATCTTGATGAAATTACCCACGCCAAGATTCGTGGACTTCTCAAGAAGTTGAGACTCAACAAGTACTATGAGCATGTGCCGTATATAACGAATATTCTTAATGGTATAAAAGCACCAAATATGCCACAAGAATTAGAAGAGAGATTGAGGATCATGTTCAAAGATATCCAGAAGCCATTTGACGACAATTGCCCCTCAGAGAGAAAGAACTTTCTTAGTTATTCATACGTTCTCTACAAATTCTGCGAACTTTTAGGGGAGGATGAGTACTTGCAATACTTTCCCCTACTCAAATCCAAGAGCAAACTTTACGCGCAGGATCAGATATGGCAGAAAGTTTGTCGCGATTTACAATGGGAATTCATCCCCACGATATAGTAATGATGAAAGAAAATTGTCCTAACTTTGATGTATGTGGTAAAACCATGTACTTGGGATTGAAAGTATGTAATTCATGCTTTTGGAGATTTGAAAATCAACTTCTTGATTTTAAGGATGACACAGAGTGTCTACTCTGTCTTAACATCAAGAAATGTGTAAAGTTTAGGAAATGTCCTCACTACGCATGTCTAACATGCTTCCCAAAGTACCATAAATGTCCAACATGTTTCATACTTAAAGAAGCTGACACACAAGTGAATAATGGATGAACATCAAAAGTTCTGTGTAAGTGAAGCTTTGCATCACATAAACATGGCTTGTGAGATATTGACAGAAGGTCTTCAAGATCCAAAAAAATACCATGATGAGACGAAAGAGACTTATAAAGTCATGGCGAAGATGTTTCCTCTAATGATCCTAATGCAACAATGTGGCGGACCTCAACCTCTCGGTTCGGAAACGGGGGATAATTTATCAGATACGCTCTCTTCAACCCAGTCAGATGAAGATAGTTTTGTGCCTGTAAGTCCGCCGCATCGTTCAGAGTCTTAATCGCTTTGAACTCCAAGATTGTCTCATTGTTAATAATAATGTCGGCTCTCAAGTTCCCAATCACATGACCCTCAAATGGGATTGGAACGATGCGCTCACTCTCATATTGAACACCATATTTTCGTAGAAGTACCTCCATAGCATTGTGGTATACTCTCTCACTGTAACCAGCACCCAGTTGAGAATATATTTGTTTGGCGAGTGACTCCACGTCTAACATAGATGTACTTGGAGATGAAGCTTTAAATCAAATTCAGAATAGAGGTATTGACTTTTTATATAAGACAAAATTGATCAAGTTTTCCTTCGGGTGCATTTCCGCGTGTATCACTTGATGAAGCCCGTGTGATTCCCAGTTACGGTCACCAATCTTCTCAATAAGATCTACAAAGTATGGAGGCCCACCAGAGTTGTATAAGTTAGTATACTGCTGAACTTTCATATTCCGGACTCTAAAATAATCATACTTATTCTGTCTCTGACCCCGATACACAACGACGCCACTCTCTGTCACCATATCATCATACGACGACCCAGGGTTTATAAAAAAAACACCATAGTCTCTCCCTATGTCTGGGTTTGGGTGATGTATACCGTGGGTGTCCCACGCCTCTATGCCATACCGCTTCCTGATGTTTTCCACCTTCATTAAGTGTAGTTAAATTACTTTTTACTTTTAGCTTTAAGAACCTTATTTTTCAAATTGTTTGTCAAATTGTACCCAGTCATGTTCTTGAAGGCTCTCGTATTACCAGCCAAAGCTGCCGCCCTCGCCATTGTAGCCGAAGGTGCATTTGGTGTTCGCGAAACAGCAACCTTCTTAAAGTTGAGAAACTTGAAACTGTTTTGACGATTGGCACCCACCACCATGATTGAGTTCTTATTGAAGTTTTGAGCAATCTTGGCTATACTCCTGTCCTTCGCAGAAGTCAATATGGTGACACCTGGAAACCAACGACGCAAAATACGCACTTTGTTCTCCACTGGAAGGGGGTTCTTGGCGTTTCCATATGAATGTGACACAACAACCACAGGTGTCTTGTTTGTACGCCTCGCGGTCTCAATGACTTGTTCAATCATAAGGCGGTGTCCCTTGTGTGGAGGATTGAAGCGTCCATAGGTGAATACAACTGACTTCATTAATAATGTCGGAGAATATAAATGTGGACCTGGTGGCCATTCAAAAATATCAGAATATCTACATCAAAATCTATGAGCTACTTGTGGGGAGAATAAGGATACTTATGTACCCATAAATTACAAACCCACTTTTCCCCAGACTTTACAGGTTTCCCACCATGTAAAGCCTTGGATGTCATGAGTTCATAATTGTCAAGGGTGTGAAAAAGGAGAGCATCACCCGCTTTCAGTTTGTACTTCTTCTTTAGATTGGGGAACTCTGTTTCACCCTCTTCATAGTCGTCATTGAGAGCCAATATCACCGTGTACATTCTCTTATTACCTTTGGTGTCACTGAATGTATCTTGGTGGGGTCTATAATGACCACCTGGTTTGTAACGAAGAACTTGGAGATGTTCGCAGTTCATAATGGGTCTATCTGTGAGGGACGCGCATCTACGAGCGACACGCATCACCACTGGATCCGTAAAATCAAGCCACGCAGTTTCACTGTCTCGCACCTTTTTATCAACTACCCGATTTTCGGCGATAGTAGAGACATCTAACTTTGTTTTAGCCTTTTCCATGATATGTTTCCTTTCATCTTCTGTCAGAAAGTTTGGAATGACACGAGGCTCTTGGTATGTTGGTAATAGGTATAAGACTAAAAGTGTGAGAGCCAATACAAGTAGTATCATCTTAATTATTACATAGGAATTAATTTAGACAAGTCGTTAACCTTGTGAACTATATTGAAAAACTCATCTCTTGACTTGACATCTTGAGGATTGATAATTTCAAATTCAATTTGATATGAACATTCTTCTTCTGAATCCATATCAACATTATCTCCGGAAGAAATGGTCATGTCAATACTGAGATTTTTGCGAATGAACGAGTGTCTAGTTTTCGTTCTCTTACGGTCCATTTCATATTCACCCCAAGTTGGAATCTCACGAGCAACACTAAATCTTAAGTCTGTGGGTGTACCCGTGAAATCTTCTTTGACGACATTAATTTTCTGAATCATCTTTTGTTCGCCGGTATCATGGTTAGATGTAATTCGGATTCCATTCTTGTCGCTATAGAAAATATCACATGTTGATGTTTGGATGTTTTCCCACGCTACGAATTTACGAAGACCCTCAAGAACTTTCTCAAAGGTTTCTTTGCCAACATTCGTATCAAAGAAACTTCCATTGTACTTTCCGAGACGCATCTCTACTTCTATGTGTTCTTCATCCTTATGGGAATCAAACACGGGCAAAAGTTTTTCAACGATAGCTTTGATGTCGTGCATTTTTTGCTTACATTAATGATACGCGGCATTTTCTTAAGTGTTTTTTATACACAAAATGTAATGAGAGGTTTTTTAAACCTCGGAAATACATGTTATTTTAACACAGCCATACAATGTCTCCTACACATACCAGTTCTCTCAAACTACTTTTTACAGAAAGGGTACGAGGGTGAGTGCGAGTTTACAAAATTATATTTCACACTCGTTCAATTTTATTGGACTTCTAAAGAAAAGGGTCTTGTTAATCCACGACCAATATTACAACAATTTTATAAACATTTTCCAAGATTTGAAAATAAAGATCCCCACGATGTTCAAGAAGCTATTCTTTGTATCATAGATGTATTGGAAAGATCGTGCCCAGAAATCAAGCAATGGTTTTATGGAAAAAAGACACAAGAAACAATTTGGCCAGGTGGTAAGTCCACTTCAACGGAGGATTTTAGTATTCATTTAGTAACATCCCATGGTAATGATTTGGGTGAGATGCTCATAAAGAGTGCTGATTGGAATGTGATTGAAAATTTTGAAGACACAGAGGGTAAAGTACACAATGTTGCGACGACCCGAATGGTATTTTCAAAACTTCCACAAGTTCTAATGATTTCATTTGATAGAAAAAGTAACATAAACATTATTGAAAAAATATTGATAGAAAAATACGAATATGATCTAATAGCGAGTGCGGTTCATATAGGTATTCAACAAGATGGTCACTATGTGAGTTTTGTGAAGCACACCGATAAATGGTATTACATAAATGATGATTTTGTAAATGAAGCCAATCTTCCTAATTCTGGGGGTCATTATGTTCTGGTCTACAATCTAAGAACTCCTTCATCTGAATGTCCTCCTTAATGTTGACGATCGTCCTATAGAATGTTCTTCTATTGTTTGGGTGCGTCTTATCTCTTCGTCTTTTGAGAGGCTTCCACCAAAGGGGTCCATCTTCCCATGTAATGTACATACACTCAACTATGGCATCCTCTTCAAACCATGGTTCGTTCATACGGCTGAGAGGAAACTCACTTTCATAAAACAATTTTCCCTTTTCTTGGACATATAGTTTCCAAACTGGTTCTCCCTTTAGACCAACACCTTTAAAACTTTCTCCCCTCTTCATCTGGAAATCAACCGTATTCTTTTCTCTCGGTTTCCATTTGAACATCGTCTCATGTGTACCCATTTTCATCATTTCGTATACAGGTGTAAACACAAGACCGTCCACCTTTTGTGTGACTTTGGGAAGATACTGATACATGAAGTGATCAAACTCTTTCATTGCCCAAAATGTTTTCATTTGAAGACGATGTTTATCATACTTCATATAAATGATAAACTTCAATAACTTTTCAGCTTCGGCGAGTCTTTGATATAAGTTGAGATGACCCACAGGTATTCCGTTAATGAGAAGGGCGTCATATACCATGAGTGTATTATCATAGAGTTCTCCGTCTAAAATTGTACCCTCGTAAGCTTTCTTGTTAAGATTTATCTTAACCTCAATCATATTGAAAGCTCTATTTACAAACACACACTTTGGCTTCCCTTCAAATGTAGTGGCAACCATCATGTGCCTCTCACCATCCGTCTTTTCACAAACAACATATTCACCACCTTTGAGAATTGGAAAGTGTTTATACTCAATGGATATGGGTTGTGGGCCAGGGAAATAATCCTTGCTTCCCCAAACACGATGAATGAATTCTACAACGTGTTTGTGAAGTGGAGACGACATACACTTAATATTGGTTTAAACTTTAATTGGTTTTAACACCTGCGGCACCTAATATATTGCTAATACATTCATGTGGATAAGTCATGGTTAACTTAGATGCTGTAAATGCATAAATCTTCACACCTTGCTCCTTCAATTTATCAAACATCTTCACATGAAGATTGAAGTTACCCTTTTTATCTTTCGCATTTTTCATGACATTCTTAGAAAACATGACCCAAGATTTCGCTTCAGTACTTGTGACCGAATAAATATCAGTTGAAATCTTTTTTCCTACTTGTGTATCAAAGTTAAGACCCATTTGTGATACAGGTTCAGACGAACCCTCCCGGACTTTGTGTTTGAAGAGACCCCAATCAATACCTTCCTTAACACCCGGAAAAACGAGAACACCGAGACCCTCGTGACTCTCAAAAATTTGCTTGACAGACGCATCGTCAACACCAATTCCAAAGTCAATGAAGAATAAACGATCACACTTTGACAAACACTTTTGAATCATTTCAATTTTTTCAAATGGGTCGTCATTTACATAGACAATCTCATTCTGAACATTATTTTGAAGACAATGAATGTTAAGTTTGAGAATTGTGTGAAGTGTCTTTACCGAACAGGATTTTGAACGAGTTGTTACAACTGTACAAATCTTCATATTACAAGTATGTGTGGTCTAAGCCTTAAGCCTGTCATTGAGACAGCCCATAAATGGAAGATTTCCTACATGTCCTAGGGTTGTGTTGATATCTGCATAGATCTTACCGTCACATTGTTGCCACCGGCGACAGAATGCATAATCTTCCGAGAGATACCGCTTTGACCCAGGGTCAATCATACAGTCAAAACATGCGTGGTAGTCATCAAAGTCCCTATTTTGATGATCATTTTTACACCATAGTTCAGGGAACTTTTCCTCTATCTTTTTGAAAACTTCTCTCTTAATACACATAAACCCCGTTGGTCCATCAAGAATTGGAATGAACCCATTCTCAACAGCAATACGCTGAGCCCCAAAATTGACAACAAGACTTGAGGAAAGCATCGCCATATTACGATCGTCCCCTTTCTTAACAGCTTCAGCTGCTTGATCCCACATCACAACCTTTTTGGGGTAACAAGCAACACTGATATCATGCCCCGAACGCACGAGACGAACAACGGAGTCTGCCTCAAAATCCACATCTGCATCAATAAACATGAAATAGTCGCATTCCGTTTTTTGCATGAAGCGACCAACCGCGACATTTCTTGCGCGGTGTACAAGTGATTCATTTTCAGTAGTATCAAGGTACAATTGAATTCCTTCTTTTATAAGCAAAAGTTGAAGCTTGATAATACTAGACATATATCTTTCTAGGCAAAGACCCCCATAACATGGCGTTGATAGGAACAACTTCATTTATTACAATAAACCCTTAACCTCTAAGTGTTTTTTAATAATGTTTTCTATTTTGTTTAGTGTTGGTACAGACACCGAACACTTTTCACACACCTGCGCCTTTGTGATGCTAGAACCTAGTACTATGTAAATAATCGCGGACGCTACACTGTTGGGGGTCTTGCTCATGAGTTCCACACAATCATCAGTCGCCCCACACATTTTGTTACACTTGTATCTCTCCTCCCTAGATATATCAAAACCATTGAGAAGTCTTTGCATAACATCATATGCCTTCGTCACATAGTTCTTTTCTGTAACACCCATTATCGTATCCTTGAATATCTGTGTGGTTCGGCTAATATCTTTGGATTGAATACCAAACATATCTGCAACCTCTTTGGTAGTTCTAGGAAACTGTGCCAAACGGCATGCGTACAAAACACAATTCGCTTTGATACCGAGTCTCACCGCACCGCGTGTCAACTTCTCATCGTTGAACTTTCTATACATCATTTTCGCATCCTTGAGCACTGTATCTGGAAGAGTGTGACATGCTTCATCTATATCTTTGTACGCATGGAACAACGACCGATCCTTGTGGTTCATGGACATGTGGAAATTAATCTTTGCCATCCTCTTGTTTTCATAAGTTGAAGAGCGTTGTGTTGAAATAATAGTACCCTTGCCCCAATTTTGGGAAAAGAGTTCGGGGTTTGCGTTTGGGTTGCCGCATCTAGATGGATCATTCACTCGCCCATCATCAGTGATCCCACTTGTCCACTCCGCACTGTCGTCAACAAAGTTATCTTCGATGAGACCACACTCCGAGCAAGTGGGGAGACCCTCGGGTGAAATAATCTTCACACCCGAGCACTCACGGCAAAAATTGGTATTCACTGGCTTTTGTTCGTTATTTTTTGGTAATAATTGGTCCAAATCGGACCAGATAGCTGCCAGCATCATGGTATGAAACTGGGCTATCTTTTTTAGTTTTCATTATTACGCACCAAAACTTAGGTTATCGGCGTGCGCTTTCGCGAGTGCTTCAATAGCATCAACCGTTTCTTTAAAACTTCTCGCGCCTGGGGATCTTGGCTCCCATGCATTCCATTCCTTGTCTATGGTTTTATAGTCAGAAGGTGGAATGACTTCCCCGTCTATATGATCATCGGGTACAATGAAGTCGTTCATTTCTGAATCACTCTCATCCTCGTCATAAATTTCAGAGTCAGAATCTTCGATATCAATTTCGGAATAAAACGCAAACATGTTTTCACCGAGGGACTTCATCTCGAGATCTTCAAATGTAGTACCACTTGGGTAATGTTCCATCACACTTTCATATGGAGCTGGACTCATCTCACTGTCATCCAACTTATAGACACACGCGGACTTATATATGAGCTCAGTAGGGTTTAGATACCGAACTCCAAGGACCAGGCCAGTATTCATTCCCACAACACTGAACATTTCATCTTCTACATCATCTTCGTTTACTAACAGCTTTACTATGTCATTTTCGATTATTTCTGATGGCACAATCATGCTTAGAGTTTTCGCTCAAAAAATTATCAACGATAATACTACAGATGAAAATCACAATTTATTCGAAGGAAGGATGTCAATACTGCGAACACGCCGTCACACTGTGTGAATCTGAGGGGATGGATTATGAAAAAGTTATGATTGAGAAAGAGGATCTCAAAAAGTTATGTGACGGTAGACTTGACTCTTACCCTCAAATATTTGCCGATGGACGTCGCATCGGAAACTATTTTGAATTTCAAGAGTGGGTTGAGGAGGAGTACGAACCTCTCCTAGCCCCCACACTAAACAGATTTACTGTGTTCCCCCTGAAGTATCCACACCTCTGGGAACTCTATAAGAAGGCTCAAATGAGTAATTGGACTGCTGAAGAGGTAGATCTCTCAAAGGATTTGGACGATTGGAAGACTCTAAATGAAAATGAAAAGAAATTCATAAAATACATCCTGGCATTCTTTGCTGGATCCGATGGAATTGTTTTTGAGAATATCAATAACAACTTTGCTGATGAGGTGCAATCCTCTGAAGCGAGATCCTTCTATGCGTATCAGTGTCATAATGAAATGGTGCATGGGGAGACATACAGTAAACTCATAGACAAGTATATTAAGGATGGTGCTGAGAAGAAGCAGCTCTTTGAAGCCATCCAAACAGTTCCATGTATTCAAAAGAAAGCGGATTGGGCTATGAAGTGGTTTGATACAAAGTCGCGTTCCTTTGCTGAGCGACTCTTCGCATTTGCGTGTGTTGAGGGTATCTTCTTCTCTGGTTCCTTCTGCGCTATTTATTGGCTCAAGAAGCGAGGTCTCATGCCAGGTCTCTGCTTCTCCAACGAGCTTATCTCTCGTGACGAGGGACTCCACCAAGAGTTTGCGGTGGAACTTTTCAAATTATTGCGTATTAAACCAACGACTGAGACTATTCATTCTATTGTTAAGGAAGCCGTTGAGATTGAGAAAGGATTCATATTGGATGCCCTTCCATGCGCTCTCATCGGTATGAATTCTGAAAAAATGTCTGAATATATTGAGTATGTATCTGATAGATTGTTGAAGCAGATCGGGGTGCCTCCAATTTGGAACTCCAAGAATCCATTTGACTTCATGGAGAACATTAGCCTCGACGGGAAGACAAACTTCTTCGAAAAGAGGGTTGGGGACTATGGCAAGATGGACGACACTTCAGATGAAATTGGTTTTGATGAAGACTTTTAAAGATTAGACACAAATATCTAGTAAGCACGCATGCACGCAATTCTACAATCAGTGGTTGGCGGACCCGGACCTCTCATTGTCGAATATAATGGTCAAATGTTTATTGAAAATTGTTGGACTATCACCAATAAACATGTGGAAAACATTCACAATAAATTGAAAATGTTAAATTTTTCTAAAATTGAACAAACTAGCGATCGTTCATTTATTCTTACATAGAGGAGTTGAGATCCAACGACTCGAGTTCGAGACCGGTATCTTGGAATGGAGTATCAACCATACCAGGCTTCATCACAACGTCCACTTGACGAATTGGTGGGACTGGTTCAGTTGTTTCCGTTGTTTCTTTAACTTGGCGCACGACTGGTAAATCCTTCTTGACATTCATCATACCCCACACGACGAGGATGAACACAAGGGAGTGTACAAGAAGACCCATGGTTGATGGACAACCGTTGGGAGTCGCGATGCGTGGACCGAGAACTCGCCTGACGAGACGGAAAGTTTCTGGATTCGCGATGATGAAAAAGGTGAGACCG